CAGTAAAGGAATAAAATCCAAAATTGAAGAATTAAGTGCTGAACAATATATATATGGCAGCTCATATGCACTTATGGGAACTATACTCAAAAATATAGGGCAGTATATGAACCATACGACTCTCGCACGCTGCGTACTTGCCGGGATAACCATATTTATTAAAATCTGGGAAAAATACTTTAATCTAGAAGAGTGCATTTATGCCATGTATAATAATGTTCCCGTTGTTCCAGTATTTAATACTGGCGGAAGTAAACTCTATTCCCAGATAGGCGCAGAAACTTCTAAGCAGGAATGGGAAGTAAATTTTATATACCATGGATTGATGCGTTATGATCCCTGCACTCACCCTAAAGCCTTCGATTATGAAGGGATATCTGAGAAAATTACACGTGAAATACATGCAATAGCTATGCTTGGATATATGGCACCGTCCAAAGAATTCTTACAGGTTTTCTCCACTGGATTAACGGTACTCAGTACATATTCTTCAAGCTGGTTCTTCCTCGCATGCGTTTCCAAGCTTACTGATTTTCTTAAAGTTGATCCATGTAGGCGGATCTGCAGCCAATTCCCAGATGCCGGACCTGCCAATACAGATTTTATGCTGGATAAAATCACAGCGCAAACTACGCCTGCCAATGTACCCAGCTATGTACTTGTATTTAATGGATGGAAACGTGTAACCAGAAGGGACGGTGAGTGACAATGCCTATATATGGAAGAATATTATATAATAAAAAAAATGACCCTTATGGGTTATGGCAGTCAAACCCTCTGTCACCTGTAAATCTGCCACCAGTCACAAGTCTGATAAGTAATAATAAAGAACCTTATTCTACACTTAAATCCAGATTTACAGATATGTACCCTATGAACGAGCAGTCACTGCCAATCCAAGTAGGTACTGTATTTCGCTGCAATCCGGATAACCTTTTGCACAGAGGATTTATACCCTGCATGATTATGCAAAAAGATGGTTTGAAACGTTTAACAATTATGCTGCAGTTAATTCTCGGTACCAGTATGAAAGCTAAACAAATAGTAAAACATATTATGTATACTTATTCGAGCTGGGGATCATTTAATTTGAAGAATCAAGTATATGATCTACATGTTCCCCATGTAGGAGTAGATCCTACCCCTTATATGGGTCCCATGAATGCCATGAAATATACAAGCTCTCCCCAGTGGAGTATGTATGATGATGTTGCAAGCTCATTTGCAAACAGTAGCAGTACCGGCACTGCGCTAGTTATATCTACATCTAAATTCATGGCCGATATATCAGTGCATAATAAAATTAACAATGCTTTGACTTGTCCTCTGATTGCCGAAGATATCTTAACAAATATTGAATTTAAAGAACCTCGGGTATTCTACCGAGAAATGCTGTATGACTCCGTGTATCCACGCTTGCTGTATATGCACGTTATGAAAGAAACAGGACTTCCTATTAATTATAAGAACCTGCGTCTTAAAATTATGCCTAAGGCACTCCCCAGAAGAAATATTGAAAGAACTGTATGCCGAAGTATATACCAGGAATTAGGTATGCACAACTTTAGTAAGTGCTGGACTATGGATGAAAAATTAAGCAACACTGTAAACTCCATGAACTTGGCTATCGGGTATCACTACTATAATCTCAATGATTATCACTATAAGAAACTACTGGGTTCTAATACCCTCAACTGGCTTAATCTCGCATCTTCTATTCTTGATATGTGTACGATAATTACCACCGGAAAGGTATCTACTGAGTTACTTGCACTGCTGTGTAAGACTCTGATGAATATAGCTGATAAATATGATGTCAGCGCGTTTATGGATGCTTGGGAATTTCTATGTGAAAAACATTTTAAAGAAGAAGATCAGGAAGCCCTGGTTGAGACTTTGTATACCGCGCTTAAAGTATCTCGTGATACCAAGGACGAAAAACATTGGTTTAAAACCTATGATACTATGAAGACAACGATACGAAGAGACGAGTTATCACGATCGGTTCTTACATGGTTGAGTACCCGTTATCTACGGTTTAACTCAATCTATAAAAGAATTTCTTCACCGCAGTGGGACGATAATACACAAAGTGAAGATAAAACCTCTGACGATCTTGCTAACAAAATCATTATTAAAACCTTTATTCCTGGACTATCAGCAATGATGCCTGTTGCATACTCCATATCGTATACACGGGGCAATTCTAAGAACTTACATCTAGGCCCGTTTAACCATGCGAAACTACGTGAGGCAATGAGTACATTGTGTGGCAATGAAGTCAGGGGAGCTCTTGACTCCCTGTTCACGGAGTTGAATGGACAAGGCTGTTCAATAGACTTGAATAGGTTACTCGGCAATGACGCTACACCCCCAGATGGTTGGTGTCCAGACAATCGCCATCGCTTTACGGATATCTGTACATGGCTCAGCACCTATTATATAGAGAAAAACTGGGGGAAAACAGCAAACAAAACAAGGATGGAACTGATTAGAGAATTCCGGAGCTTAAACGACCCGTATCCAAATATGGACACAAAAGAAATAAGCAATTATTAACAGTTAGAATTATATTCAAAGTAAGAATATGTTCTAATTGAAAAAGAGGGACTGATCACCCCTCTTTTTTAGTCATATTTTTTTAATCAATTATCATTTAGTAAAAGTTACTATTACTTATTTTATAAATACCTCTTAGACCTCTATGTATATTTATGCATTAAAAATGAATATTCATACATTTAAAACAAATAAAGATTTTGACGTAAGGGTAAGCTAATGTGAAGGAAATTATAAGAAGTAAAAAACAAATGTCCATTTTCATTTTTAGTACCTAGGTACTAATTTTTTCAAGTCAGTCAAGTTTACACTTTTAGTATCAAAATGATAAAAATTGATACTTAGTTTACACTTTTCACAAAAAGTTCACATACTGTTCGTATATTTTGACATGTTCGCTTCATTTGTCGTACCTCGCAACCCCAGTACCAGAGCCAAGTGTAGACAAGTGTAGACACTTTTTTACCCAATTTACCGACATGTTCGCATTAATTTTTCAGACTTGTCTACACTGTCTACAAATCATCTTTAAAAAGTGTAGACACTTTTTTGCTTATAATATAATATAAATTATTTAATTGTCTACATGTCTACACTTTTTTTTAGGTAGAGCTACATCACGGAAGTTTTTCTGCGGGGGGTAGTAAATGTATAGCGTATACATATACATAAAAAAATAGATATATATATAGGGGGTCTACCCTAAAAAAAGTGTAGACATGTAGACAACGGGGTAATTCGTAGCGTGGCGTCCTCAAAAAAGTGTCTACACTTTTTCAAAATTAAGTGTAGACAGGTGTAGACAACCTATTTTTATCAGCGGATTTCGTCGGTGGCGTGCTACAAAAAGTGTCTACACTTGGTCTCAAGCCGCATTCTACCGTGAAATCTTTGTAAAACGCTGACGGCGCACTGGGAAAACGATGACTCTCAGTTACTCAAAATGAGAACCCACATGACATAAGGGCCCATGGCATTATGGTGTACCAGGGTACGAGAAATCCGTACATTGAGATGTACGAAAAACAGTACAATCCAAGGGTACATAGACAAATGTCACCGACTCACACTGTAGACAAAGTGTAACCACGTGTAACCTCGAAGGAAAATTGAGGCATGAGTGTCTGATAGCAAAACAGCGACAGAATTGGGTGATAAAGGGAGGCAATGTTACACTTTGTAAAACATGGAGTGTAACATAGGGCGTGAGGTACTTTCTGGCAGTGACCAATCACCTAGTTTTGGAAACCCATACATGCCTCTCTCGTCAACGAGGATCGTCTCTAACAAGAGAAACACATGTCACATGAAGAAGTTATCCTGAACAACTCTTTCTCTTCTCAGAAACAAAATAAAAAGATCTCAGGGGTATATTGGCTCCCTGTGCTAGGCCGCAGGGCATCACACAATAAAAAGAGGCTCTTATCGAGCCTCTAGCGTGGTCGTTACCACTGTATCACCTCATATGCAATTCGTCCGTCAAAGCCACCTCGGGCACCAACGCCTGCCTGGTACACCCAGCGCTTGTTGCGATAATGCAGGCCATACCCACCTTTTACCTCGCCTGCATCGTATGACATTGCACCATAGATCCCAATGCCATGCTTGGATTTGTCAAGGTGGATGCTGTAAATATTGGTGCCTGGCCGTACATTTACGTTCTCTTCTTTGATAGCCAGGTCTCCTTTGTCCTCATCTATAGCTGCTTGGATTTCTTTTTCTGTCGCTGTAGGTGGCAGATTGACAATGGGAGCCTGGTCTTTTTCTTTGATGTTTTCTATTTTTTTAGTTATCTGTGGCGCTGTTGTTTCGGCGTGAGCGACGTTTTCACTGTTCAAGATGTCTTTGACCACTGATTCGGATACTCCAGTACTGGTAGCGTCATGTACTGTAATTTTATTGCTATTTGATATATAATTATAAATAGCAATAGTTATTATTAATATAACAACCAGTGCCCACAGGTATTTATTTGTTAGGAGTCTTTTTATCTTTTCGATCATTTGTACCTCCCTGACACTTGGAGTCACAGGTATGCTTAGATATTGTAGGACGTATCTCGTCATCCGTGATCTTCTCTCTCCGCACGACAGTCATTGAGATGTTCAGCAGGCTCTTGATAACACCAAACTGAAATGCTTTATGCAGGTTTTGTATAGTTGCGCCTATAATAAGTGTTACAAGCACTGTCCCCAGCCATCCCAGCCATGGGTACAGGAAGTTGCTCAGCGCGCCTCCTAAGAGTGAGGCAAAGATAAACGCTGCAAGGATGAGCCTCCAATGGATACGATATGAGTCATCATTATTTTTATAAATCAGCGAGATCCCCAAGAAACTGATGATACCTAGCAGTCCGCACAGAATACCGTCGATGCACAGTGTTATAGTCTCTTGATTTACAAATTTATCCATTAGAGCGGCTACGAACAGTGCTATCAGTTTCTGGCTCCAATTTTCCAAGTCCACCACCAATCCTTAAAGTATTAAAAAGTAAGCAGTATACACTTCTATGTATATCTATGCATTAATTATGAATATCTATACATTGTGTATTTATTATATGCAGTTATTCATTCTCTCTTTGCATATTTAATCAATAGTTTTGCATATTATTCCAACACCAATCATGGTCATCGCGAGCACCCCTACTCGGATAATCCCATTGGCCAACACTGTGATATATTGCTCTTCAACGTTTTTCTGTATTTTGTCACTATAGGTACGTACCATTGAGAAGTTATCATTTAACCATGGCTGGTAAGTTACCAGGACTACAAGCTGGTCATTGTTATTCATAGTTCCATTTGGATAAATGTTGGAAACACCGAAGATATCTTCTCTTTCGTATATATATGCAGGAGCTATGAATATTTTTTCATTAAGGGCATTGATGTCTTTGCTAAGCTGGTTTGGACTTAGTACCTGGATATCACTGGGATCACCATGCATGTTCATTGCAAGGACATCAATGCCATCCCAGTTAAACAATTCTTCGAGAGCAGTGGCCTGACGAATGGCATTGTGCCTGTCCGTACTAAACAGTACGCCTTTATGACTGACAACTAATATCTGTACATCCTTGCGGTTCTGGAACCATCGATCTTCATAGCTATACGCTGTATTGGCAATGATCCTGTAAAGCTGGTTGTTGACGTTGTTAGCAGAGAAATACGTGTTCAAGTCACTTTTTAGCATCCGCATATCTCCGTTATACTGGGTCGTTATCGTTCGCACCAGGTCGTCACGGAGACTCTCTGCGTGCTGAGCAGCATTCATGTACCCTGAGTATAACAGCGTGTTAACATAGTAACTCGACGCATTCTGGACATCATTATATGTTTCCTGGGTTTTTTGACTACATAGTTCAAGGTCTTGACGTAGGTAAAAGAGTTGGATAAGGCATAACACAGAGGTCCATAGGAACAGTTGTAATAACAGGCTATGGACTTTTTTCCTGTGCGTTTTGAGATATGCCTTAGCGTTCTTTATTTTTTCCTGTATAACCATTAAATTAAATCTGTCACCTGCTTTCATAATATACTCATTTTTCCTCCCTTGGCTCCACTATTAACTGATATTAGTTTCGTAGTCCCAACTTGCAATCGCTCGGATCACGGTGTTCGGCTCTTTAGTACAGATGGCTTTGACTCGCGCTGTATAACCATCGGTTACACTTACGGTCACAGTTCTGTCACCTATAAGATTGGATGCAACAGTTTTGCCGTCTACCTGGACTTCATAGATCGTCAGTGTATCCACAGGTCGGAACTGCAGTTTGATCTTTGTAGCTTCAGCGGGTTTATTTATAACAACCTCGTTGGACACGGCTACATTGTCTAACAGCTCACAGCCAGGAGTTACCAGTTTTGACTTATCAATATCAGTCTCCACAATATCGCCGCCATAGGCAATCCATATAAAACCAGTATACAAGATGTTTTCAAAGTTGCTTTCAAGTTTCATCGGCGCAGCTACCCTGCCGGATATGATCATGCCGGGTTTAACTACTAGTTCTTTAACGATGTATCTACCCCAGCACCAGTTATTACCACCACTGTTACTGCCGCCATAGCTGCCTGTAGGGAGTTTCTCTGCGTCCCAGGTTTGGTCCCAGCCACCCATTGTCTGCTTAGATTGAACGGGAATAGTATCTGGGGCTTCCCCGTCCTGCGGTGGGTACAGTGAGAGTGCTCTGCGGGCTATGATAGATCCAAAGTAAGTATCTTTAGCACCTTTGCCATAGGGATCTGTATCTCCTCTATAGCTGTTATCCCAGCCGGAGCTCAGCACATAGTTTGCAGGCCCAACTGCAGCGACTCTCAGTTTATAAACATCGTCTGGTACAGTAAACGAGAACGCCAAATCATTAGTACCTACGATACTGGCAGGTGCGTAAAAAAATGATTCATTGTACTCAATGCGTTCACATTCAGCAGTGATTTCAATGTTCTCATAGACATACATTACCAGGTTATTGGAAACCTCTTTACCATTGACTTTAACTTTTTTAACGCGGCAGCCAATGTCCGGCGTGACAGAAATTGTAATCCTGGAGCCATCCCTGATTTTATCGGTTACGCTTGTAGTAATTGTTCCCAGCGCAGGTTTAACAACTACGATGCTCCAGTATTTATATTCAGGTTTAGTAGTTGGCATTTTCATGATATACATTTTCGACACATAGGCAGGCATGATATTAATATTGTAAGATCCACTGTCTGACCCTGTAGAACTAGTAGTATCGTTAATACCATAGATCTTGTTATCCCAGTCATAGCCACTGAAGGTCGCATATACAGTGGAATACTTTGTAAACCGTTGATATGGTCCTTGTCCCCATGCACAGTAGAAACAGTTTTGATATGTATGGTTATGCGATGCCAATACTGCGTTAGCACTGACTGTCGCGTTTTCGGTACCTCCCACAGAGTTCATAGTATACTTTGCGGACCAGTTTATCGGGATTCTGTCACGTAGATCGGGAGTATCATTGGTACCGTCACATACTGCCCAGCCAGATGGAATATCCGCTTTTTCACCATACCAGATCCCAATACCATAGGTAGGGAAATCGTCAACAGATAGGATATCATCTATTTCCTGCAGCTGGGTATTATATGAATCCAACAGGTTTAACAGTTGGGGTGTCATAAACCCACTTTCAGATGAGGTAACATCATCATGTGCTGCTCTTGTTCTACGCCCATAATGGTTATCAAGAGCAGTCAGAATAGTCTGGGTATTAAGCCGTACCTCAGATATGATATTAACAGAGATGGGCGTGGTATCCACAATTGGATCATCACTATAATCCGTTAATTTTACGTCTTGATAACTCATTGTACTTCCTCGCTTTCATAAACTTTACCCGTGTGGGTCAGTGTAATATCGCTGCTGGTCAGTGCTAAGTCCAGATTAGCATCGATACTCTTTGCTTGAACGTATAAAGTAAACTTGTGTTCACCTTTATCTAATCGGTAGGCACCATTGAACATTTGCAGCGTATATTCCCCACCTTCAATATAGGTGATTTCTTTTGTACTTACGGTATTCCCATCTATTTTAAGATAAACATAGATTTTCTGCGCTGGATTTCTAGACCCATAGAAATTAGTCCAGAATGAAGTTTGTACAAGGATCACAACGTCTTCACTTTCCTCAATGGTTACCGACTTGGTATCCTGGCGTGTAACTGTTTTACCCAGTTGTACATTAGCGCTAAAGGAATCAAAGGCACTCTCGATAAATGGCGGTATATATTCTGTTTTTTCAGTGGATATCTCTGGTTTCTCATATAGTGATGCCATTAAAGCTCGCATACTTACTACTTTAACAGTGTTTCCATCTGAGGTTTGAATCGTATATCCTGTTGCCTTGTATACATTAGTAGAGTCTGTAGATATTTTTATCGTGGAACCATATAGAAAACTAAACTTGCTACCATAGGTCCCATTGATATACGTTTTACTGATCGAATTTTGGTTAACAGTTACGTTTACCCAACGTTCTTCTACTACTGCTGTAACGAGGATATCTTGAGATACAACGATATAACATGGATACTCACGGTTTTCTCCATTAACAGTAAAACTTTTTACTGAGTGTTCCGGACCAACATTAAGAGTTATGTAGATCAAAGTTCCTTCTTGCAGCATCAAAGGAGAAGTAGAAGATCCATTGATCATGATGAGACCTGATTCTGGCTGTACTATTTCGACTTTATATGTAGTAGGGTTTTCTAATACTTTCATCATAAAAGGCTTTTTGATATGAAACGGATTTGTATCAATATTCGTTGCAGAAGTATCAGTACCGGCATAGTCCATCGTGTCTTTCAGGTATGCCCAGCTATTATCCCAGTCATTATCGCCGCCATCACCAACACTTCGACCATATGGCATTTTGTATGGGTTCCAGTCATTGTAATATTCAGCGTGGAATCCATTGAAGAACGTGTGGGTGTGTGCTGGTAAATTACTGGTTAGCGCGCCTGTGTTACCACCAGAGGAATGAAGGGGATACTTTGTATCTCCAGGATACCCCATTACTACGAATTTACCTCGAGTATCCGGAGTAGTGGCTTCACCGTTACACCAGTGCCATCCCGACGGAATATTCGATGTAAGCTCGTTCCAGATAACAATGAGTCCAGCAGGTAGGCGCCGTTTCGCTTTGTCTATCAGGTCATCTATACGTTTATCTAATCCTTCAATTTCTGCAACGAGCTCAGGTGTTATAAATCCAGACTCAGCGATGTTTACAGCAGCGTGAGCGTCGTAAGATCGCAGGGATTTATGATATACCAGGTCATCATCTATTTTTTTTAGATATTCAGATATTTCAGTAGCATGTATTTCTTGAATAGGTGTCACCGCGGAATAAAGAGGGTCATCAAGCCAGCGTATGATACCATAAAGAACTCTTGCCATAAGACTTTCCTCCTTAGTATCCGTGTACTACATATTCAATGATATCACCAGGTGTATAAGTACCCAAATTAATAACCATTTTTGTAGCATCGAAATTAATTAAAACAGGGTCAGAACTTTCAGGATTCTGATTACGCAGAGATATGTGTACTGGATTATTATTCATAGATTGTGTATAAATAATAGTCGGCATGTTTTCGACAGATGCTTCATAAGTTCCCCAGGTTTCAAGTGTACCATCATTCTCATAGTACCAGCCAAGGTTATCCGGGTTACTCTTGGCATCAGCAACTGCCATTCCATCATCATTGAGATTTTCTGTTGTAATATTAGCAACAGAGATTGCCTCGTTAAGCTCTGTGGTCCGTGCAATAGTTGCTATCGCTTCAGGGTGATAGGCTCGGATAGCTATGCCAACATTGGTAGAATCAGTGAGTTCACCATTACCAGTTGTTCCGACATTGATGTTATAGGATATAATAATATCGCCACTGGAATCTGGTCCGCCAGAGGTACCAGTACCACCTGATCCATTCCAGAACCAACCAGAAGTACCAGAGGGATACTTTGCACCAGAATAGCTATAACGCCCCCAGTTACCGTTATTATTTTGCATACGTCCTAAACCATGGAAATGACTTTCTGAGATTTCCTCTTCGGATAGCAAAGTTCCTGATAACTCATTACCTGCAAGGATTGCACGTAGTTTAGGCAGTCTAAATGTGGTACTACCATCTCCTTCGCTAAAGAGGACACAGGAACCATAAGTATTTAAAATAGATGTGTAATCGCCTTCAGAGGTTAACAGTGCATTACTTTGTGCCCATTTGTATAATTCTTTGTAAAGTGTACGAGATACCAGAGCACCATTGAGTTCCAGTAATCCAGCAGGAACGTTGGTACCAAGTAGTAAATGTAAGGTTCCAATACCATCTGCAGCATACTGCACAATGCCTTTTTTACGAAGTATTGTTTTTAAAACTCTGTATGGTGGTTGGATAGTAACATTAGTCGAACTTCCAGAAGTAGAACTGGTGGTCTCAGGGTAACACAGTGGATACCCTTTATCCCAGCTACTACCATCGTTTTCAGAGCCTAACGTCCATTTGGAGTCATAACCAGCATTTGAAGTTGAATTAACAGGGCCTTTAATTTCAGATTCCGTTTCTGCCCAGTAGTAGTTTTTAAAAGAATGGGTATGCCGGGGTACTGGCAGGTTACCAATATTAACGGATTCTTTACCGGCTACTGTACCACATTCAGCGTCGTTTGACGCACCCATAACATATTTAGACCGGAAATCATCAGAGGAATTACTGCCATCACAGAGAGTATAATCATCTGGGATGAGATCTTCAGATTTTCCCCAATAGATAATGCTGCTTTGTGGAAGCTTTGACTTTTCAACTTCATTTTTTAGTATATCTATTTTTGCTTGATATGAAATAAGTTTTTTATAGAGCTCTGGGCTCATAAAGCCAGGGTATGTGGTATCCCCGTCAATATGGGCATCACTGCCTCTTGATTGGATATGAGCACGCAGTTTATTTGCTACAGACTCAATGTCCTGACGTAGTGTTACAATGGTTTCTCTGGGTATAGGTGTACCATTGATAACTGGTGCGATTTTTTCTTCAGCCATGATAAATCATACCAATCCTTTCTTAATAGTAGAGTGCATAGCCTGCACCGGAATCATCGGTAAACTGGGTAGCATCGCCCATCTCGAATTTCAGGCGGCTCCAGGTGAGGCGTGTAGTTTCAAGGGTTTTAGTGACATACATGAATACACTTGCAGATACTGCGTTAGATGGGGCTACAACAGATAGCGAGTAGTATTTGGGGGTAGCAATGTGTGTCATGTTTATTTTAGAGGTCGAGATCTCAGTACCTTCCTGGGTATACCAGGTAACACCAATTCCAGCTTCACCAGCAGAGTTCTGGTCAGAGTACATTACTGCACGCATTGTGTAAACATTGCTGGCTTTGACATTCATTTGGTTCGAGATGATCTGGTAGTCATTGTTTGCATTGCCTACCCATAGAAATGCATTACCAGCATAGGCGTCGTTGTGAATAACTGAAAAATAGTTTTCAGGGTAATTATTCCAACCAATAAACGCTAAGCGGCCAGTGGGGTTGAGGATCAGGTTTACACCTACTTTATCTAAGGTGTCCTGGATCGAATCGCCAGCATCAGATGCACCAAGGTCATTTGATTTTTTAAAGCTGAATGCCTTTTTAGCAAGAGAAATAATATAAAGCTCGGTATCATTGACCCACTCGGTATCATAGCGTACTTCAGTAATAGGACCATTGAAGAAATCGGTAGCACCGAAATCAGTGCCTAAAATAAAATCGCCTTGTTTAACCAAGGAGCTATCAATTAGCAGCTCAGATTTATATATTTGGGGTCCGGCACATATAGCAAATTCTACGATAGATTTCCCAGTGGATTCTTCTGAAGGTCGGATACGCACAGCAGATAACAGGTAAGCATCTTGATAATCGTCTGGAATGGTAAATTCAGGACCGTAGTCAACAGAACCATCCGCCGTATGACTAATATATAATGATAAAGTTAATTTAGAGCCATCTTTTGCCCTATGTACACCACCGATTCTAATGTCAGGCATTGAGACAAAGAGCGGCCCGATAGGACCAGCGTGAGTAGCCAATGTATATGGTTTAAATGTACACCAGCACATAGCAGTGATATCACCGTTATCAGGGTTAGAGATATTGTTATACCTTACAGTACATTGCTGACGTTGTACAGCAGTGTATGGCGACAAGATACCACCGGTTTGCACCATTACGTTTTTAAGTGTAAAGGACGCACGGCTATCAGAGTTTTTAAACTTAATACGGATGTGGATCTGGAATTTCGTTGCACCCTGTGGAATATCAATGTTTTCCAGACCTACGACACCGTTATATTCGCCGCGAATAAGGGATACATCCTGGGTTTTGACAACGGCGCCGCTGTCATTGAGCATATCAAAAGTATAAATAAGCTCAGTACCTGTGGACATCATATTATAGGTGGTAATAAATGTAAAACCACCTGAGATTTTATTTAGTGATTCAGCGCCAGCATCCGTAATTGGAATAATAGCCGTAGAAAGTACTACATCACCAGGTATGATATCGTCTGCTTTGTTTAGATTGGATACCTGGGTATAATCGTCAGACGTGGAGATAATAGATACGCCAGTGCCTTCCGGGATCGTAATAGACCAGCCGGTTTGTGTTTTCATAGACGAGTCGGTACTACCATAGCTCATCATGTTAGTTACTGCACGTTGCGGCCAGGCAGCACCGATAAACGTGTTATCCGGGAGAAATACATCTTCAGGCTGTGTAGTTAAAATTGGTGCTACAGCGTTGATAACATCGATACCTTTGCCTTCACAGTGCGATAGAAATTTCGTATTATTTGTTGTAAAGAGAGAGCTTGAACGAGCAAGATAAGTCAGTGCAGACTCAAGGGCAGCATCTGCATTTATAGAAGATATAAGTGTACGGTTAAAGTTATCCGTCGTCGCGCCTTCACCAGCGATGACTTTAGTTGCATCATAGTCAACCTCAGATATTACCTGGGGGCTTTTTTTAAAATCCTCGAAAGCCATTTATTTTCCTCCTATTATAGGGAATTTTCTCTACTACATATTATACCGAAATTAGGCATAAAGAAAACCCCCAGAACAAAAGTCCTAGGGGTTTCCAAGCCTTGAAAATTACTTAGAGGGGTTCTCAGTATTTTCAGGCGGTGATAGGGGAGCTTTGCGTTTCCGCGTTACTCGCTTTGTGAGACTCGCTGAAGTATCTGCGGCCATTGGGACTGACCGTGTGGTGGCTATGTCAGTAGCGGAAGGAGCCGGAACCGCTACTGATAAGCTAGCAGGAGTTACTTCATTTTCAGGAGTTTCTGTTTTTGTCAAAGTTTCCACCTTAGTGGGTACTGGGTCAACTGGCAGAGGAGGTAGTTTTAGTACCGATTGCAGCGAGAATTTCCTGAGTAGACAGGCGACCTTTGAGGTCAGAGATCTCGTTACCTTGTTTAGTGATAATACGAGCTTGTTCACGCAATTCCAATTGACAGAATCTGTCGTTCAGGAGCTGAGTTTGAGCATCGATCTTAGCACTGAGAATGTTGGTTTGGCTCTGCAATTGACCAGACAAAGCATTGGTTTGGTTGATGATTTGCAGTTGGTTTTCATAATTTGACGTGGTGATCGAATTACGAATGTCGCAGCAACAGGACTGCATCTGAGCCATAATGCTTGCGTTGCCGGATTGAATAGCATTAATAACTTGCTGAGAAGTCATACCAATTTCACCAGCTACTTTGTCAATACCACCTTTGATGCTGCAGAGAGCATCATTGATGCGGTTGGAGTCACAGTTTAAAGCGATAGACATTTTATCAATTGCTTCTTTGTTACCATTGATAGCTTGAAGCATCAATTGGTCTGTTACCCCAGCAGCGTGGGCCTTAGCAATAGCTGTTTCTACAGCACCAGTAATAGCAGCATCGTTAACAACTGCGCCAGCGCCACCACGACCTAAGCCGCCAAAGCCACCAGCACCGAAGCCACCGAAGCCGAACAGAATCAACAGGAATATCCACAGCATACCGCCGTTTGCACCCCATCCGTCACTGTTACGGTCACCTTTTACAGCGTTCTGTAGAAAGTTAGCTAAATCTAAAGAGTTACCATCGGGCATAATAAAAATCCCCTCCTTACATATAGTCTTAGTTTAGGTTTCCCTAACCTGTAATAACTATAACATAAAGAGGGGATTAAAGTTCGCCAGGTATTATTCAATAACTTATCAAGAAGTTATCAAATGATTATCGAGGCTATTTTGCCGGATGGCGGAGTGCAGCCATAGCTTTGTTAGCATATTTAGCTATCCTTTTCAGGATTGCTTTCTTACGTCTATCAAAGGTAGACACTGACATGCCCAGTTCTTCTGCGATATATTCACGAGTGTACCGTTCTGTATAGTGTCTGTATTTAAGATCCAAGATTCTTAATTCAGGTGCATCTAATCCGATGAAGTCGCATAGATCTTCGTATTCCGGCTTTGGAAGTTCACGAAGCATCATCTCCACCGCCTTCAGGTCTTGCTTAGTCAGTCCCATAGCCATTACTCTCCTTTAGCTTCGTCTTTTTCTTCTTCTTTTTCAAAAGCATCACGCAGGGGCACATATAAAACTTTGTGCATGCAGTGTACTTTATGAGCAACCCTTTCCAGGTCAGCTTCTACTTTACCGAGTCTTTCCGCGAGTTCACCGTCTTCTTCACTGGAAGTGCTGGAATGTTCTCGTGTACTTACGGCTTCTGTAACTACTCGTTCATGTTCTTCCATATCAATGAAACAATATTCATTACCCTTGATAAACAAGTGCAATTTATTAGTTTCTGTACAGTAGTAACCTTGCGGAGTAGCAAAGCTGGAAGTTTTGGCAGATGCAGGCACCTGCTCATCTTTGGCGATAGTAAAAATAGTAAGGGCTTGAGGGCCATTAAGCATTAATTTCATAATTCCAGTTCATCTCCTATAAATTAGTGGAGAATCACTAAGAACTAAAGAGTTTCTTAATTTACACGGGAAAATCTATGAAAGCAGGATGTTGCCCGGCTGGGCTAAGTTGTTTATCTGTCCTTATTCTTCCTATAAATTTCCTTTAGTATCTTAAGATTCCCGAAATTAGATTTTTATTCTACGGAAGCTAAGTTCCGGAATAACAAGTTTAGCATGACGGATTACTCCTTCAGGCAACTGGTTATAAGGTAATTCCATAATAATCTGATAAACACCAGTAGTATCAGTTAGCTCCTGTACTGTTACAAAACTTGGTGTAACTGCGCTTTTAAAATCTGGTAGCAACGGTGTAGACGAGGGATCATTGAACTGAGTATAGCCTAAAAAGGTTTTCCCTTCAATGTCCAGATCTTTAATACCGATGTCCTTCAGATTTAGTTTGGTAGTTACAGAAGTCTCAGTACCATTAACGTTTTGCAGTTCAATATCTTTGACCTGCATTGTAAATCTATTTGCATCATAGGAATAACTGATTAGCGGATCTGCATGTACTATCGTAGGGGCTGGTAGTGCAGCGTTATCACATACTACAGTTACGGGGTACGTAACAGCAATGTTATCTGAGTACACTACATTGTCTTTCTTAATACTGTCTACTTCTGCAATGAGATTCTTTGCCAGTCGCTGATAATTGAGATAGACGTCATAGTCTTTCATTTTAGGCCATTTGATTGGCTTGATCCCAGCATCATAGACCTTGTAGGTCATAGCCTCAGTAGTAACTACCTGGTATTCGCCGGTAAGCTTAATGCCTGTAAGAGCAATATTAAGGGTACCTGGACGTAATACTTCAGCAGGGATAGTTACCAGGCTATCCAGTTTTAATACTGGCACTGTACGACTTGTATTGCTTTCCTTATGGGTAAAGATAGCAGAGATTTCGCTGTTAAGCCAATATTCATCAAGTGTTTTTATGCGGATATACATGGACTGGATCTGGTACGCTACAAAATGTGTAAACCCAGTAGGTACAAGCACATTTCGTTGTACTACAAATTCAGCTACACGTTCAGCATCGATAACTACATTAGTATTGTCGATTTTTTCCTGCTGTTCTTCCGCATACGCTTTTTCTTCTCTTTTTCTTTGCCATTCAATGGCGCTATCTTCTATTGCTCCGGTATCCGGAGTTTCCCATTGTGGCAAATATATCCTTGGATCAAGGAAAACCTCGACTCCCTGGACACAAGCACATTCATTGTCATACATTGTCATACAGCGTTACCTCGTTTATAGATTAGGGACGTCGGGCTTTTTGCGCTAAAGTTTCAAGAAGCGCGTCTCCCGCAGTCTTTACTTCTGCCAGATTATCTGTAGTCTCTTTGTCACCTTCACGAGCTGCACCTTTTTCCTCAGGATCAAGGATATTCAGTAAAGCTTGGAGCTCATGGACATGCACTTTTTCTTCATGGGCAATATCTCTCAGTACTTTCTGGGCACGGGGATCTACTGCAGCATCTGCATGGGCCTCATATAAGAAAATTGCTTCCTGTTCACCAGCGATATCAAGCCGGATTGCTCGAATAAGCTCGTCAGGAGACATTTGTTTGTTAACATTTCCCTGAAAGGGATTAGCAAAATTAGGCATTTTATTTTTCTCCGATCTCTAAAGGTTTAAATGGGTTGATAGATATAGCGAGCATAGCACGCTGATCAACAGGTTTAGTACATGATTTCAGCTTCCAACCAATATACAGCCTGAATCTGAACCACTTACAGTACTTTTTACAGTAAAATAAGCTCCATGTAGCACAGGTAAGCAAATATATTCTGCGTTTAAATTTAGATTTAATGCTTTCCGGGTAAACTACACTGAACCACTGTTCGTTATTTAGCTCCTTGATATCAGTGTAGACAGTGTTATCTTTGCCATTAAATGTGCGTCCATTTATTTCATAGCTAAAACCATAATTGGAGTTGCGGTAAAGCCAGCATACTCTGCAAAAATAACGTTGGATACGTTCTTTCGTTGTAAAAATGGGGTCAACTATCTCAACATACCCGGGAATTATGTGATCAGGATCACTTTTATCTTCATAATGATAGATGTAGTGTTTATTAAAGTCATATTGAAATATTTTAGGTACACAGTCTTCATAAATCATCCAGGAAACATCAAGGCAATTATCGTAAGTTTGCCAAAACCGTAAGCATTTAGGTAAATTCCCGTATTCATCAGCAAACAATACGACAATTGGATTTGTAAGATAGGCTATGACCATTGCACATAATTCAAAAATTGCTTGTACTATCCAAATAATCATGCTTCACCCTGTTTTTTGTCTTTATTTTCAGTTTCATCAGGTTTGCTGGCAGCGTTTACCCGGTTAATAATGGTGGACATAGCTTTATCTACTACATTATTCAGAGGTTTACCTGGACCTCCAGGGGTAGTATTGTAAATACTGTTAGTAATCTTATTACCTGTGATCCAGATCATGCAGGTAACAAAAAGATAAATAATAGTAGAGGAGAATTCCCCATAGTGGCTCCAGGCTTCCTTTAAATACAGTAAATACAGCGTTACTCCGACAAAAGCAGTGATATCGATACCAATGATCCCAACAGGTACGACACGATTAATTGAATAAACACCGGCTTCCTTAAGCGTTTCTAATAGATTATCTATGATTTTCTTAAAAATAAAAATCCCCTCCTCGTTACCCTCTGGTATATATTATACCTAGTAAATTAAGAAGGGGATTCTAAGTTATAAATCGTTTTCGCTGATTCCGTAGGTATTAATAGTTGGACTCCAGGATAAAGTAAAGCCATAGTCACGCTCTTTATACCCATCGACCCAAATCGTAAAGGTATATGTTTTACCTGGTGTTACACCCATAGTTTTATTACTATTGTAATATATCCATGATTTATTAGAACTTGCATTACGGATACCGCATCCTCTGCCTACCCCACTCAAACCACGGCTTAATCTACTACGTTCATCAGATCCATAATGCCACGTAAAATTACATACGATACGCGTAATATGCGGGGGTATAGTTAAGGTCTCTGTCCAGGTACTGCTCCAAGTTCTTTTCCAAGTAACACTACCTGTTGCAATGATCGGCTCGTATATTGGAGTTATAATAGTATCCCCAGTTAGTGTAATGTTATAGGGGTTACCCGTTACGTTAGTTGTTGACAAAATGATCACCTCTATATCCTGATAAGCGCGAGTATCGCATAAGTTGGTCAAGGGTAGTTCCCAATAAAGCTTCCGTCGAAGGTTCAGGATGTTCCCAGGAGTCTGGGACATCTTGTGGATCGGGGATATCTCTGGGGTCCTGCATATCTCGTAAATAATTTGGCTGCGAGAAGGTATATTCCAGACCATCTATTTCTTCAGCTATATCATTTAAATCTATAGATTCTCCTTGTGTAAAAAATACACTTTTGGGCGGGGGTGCTTCGTTTCCACATCTTATATCTATTTTTACTGAGTCTGGCATAGGAAGCGTTATAGTTGCCTGATATGAATATTCACTAAGTTTTTCTACTCTACACCCAGGCACGTTACCAAATAATATATCGGAAATAGGAATCACCTGCCCGTTGGGGCTTATAACCGATGAACTAGATAGTTCAGTAGTTGTCGGATCGGGAATAATGTTAAGTTCCTTACTAACTTCATAATAAATTAGTAATCAGTTACATTAGGCGTGATACTATTTATACTACTGGAGTAACTAAAAGTCGTATCTCCCCCATTCCATTCTCCATAAAGCAGTAAATTATAGGTTTTATTAGGGGTAACCCCAACATAATAAGTTAAAGGGGCGGAATCATCATTAAAATCATAAGCAAACCAATACTTATTATTGTCTATATTATGGAGTGACATATTGCCTATATATTCTGAGCTTTCTACGAAATATGCAGACAGTACTTTAAGCACAGTTACACCATTGGGTATCGTTAACGCAAAGGATTGATACTCTGGTTCCCGGGTTACAAGAATAGTTTCTACACTGGGCAGAGCTACTTGAAGTACAAACGTGTATTCTTGTACGGGGTCAGTATTTGTAGCAAATCGGTTGCTAATCGAGGTATATCCAGGCGCAGAAATTGTAACTCTATAGATTTCATTTTCAAGCAGTCCTTCCAAGAATACTTTACCGTTATTATCTGTTGTAAAGCTCCCTAGCTCTTGAATTTCAATTCTAGCATTTTTTATAGCGTTTCCACTTGAATTTATGACTTTTAGTGTTACTGATATTGTTTGTTTTCCACTGCTTAATAATAAGTTTCTATTTGGCATAGGTCCTCCTTATATTTATTTTCATAATTATATTATACTTGGAAAAGCAAAAAAAAGAGAGGTAGTTAGCCTCTCCCTAAAAAAAATATTAGTAATCTGTAACTTCAACTGCGTGTTGATTAATAGTAGGCGACCATTCGAGTTTAAAATTCAACTCAGTATAACCAGTATTAACGTCTAGATTGCCTATACTATAGTTAATCCAATCTTTACTGTTGTTAGCATTGTACAACAAATATTCTTCACCTTCCCCATAATTATATTCAGTCCAATTAGAATACAATTTATAGGATTTATTAGGTGTCACACCTACATACGTAGTCAAACTTAAATATCCGGATTGATTAAATGAAGCTCTTAATACTGTTATTCCTGCAGGTACTGTAAATGTGCTGCCATGTGCTAACGTAGTTTCTCCAGTAGGAGTACTGACTTCTAATTCAGCTCCTATAGTAGTATTACCTGTTATAGTAAGTGACATTGGGTTGTCTGTTAAAGCCATAATAAGTTATGGCAGGTTTTTAAGTTTAATAGTTAGTAATATTTAGAGACTTTAGTAATCGATCTTATACTGGTAGTATATCTACAACAGAACTAGTTAATGCTCCTCCAATGGTAACAGCTACATATGATTTATCGGCAGTTGTTGTATCACTAGACATTGAGTTTTCATTAACCCATAAATATATAATACGTCCTCTGAATAACCATAATCGTTTATTCCTACCTTCAACGTATAGTCTTGGTTTATTTGTAAAAAGAGCTGTTTCTGTATCAGACCCAAGATACTTAGTAACTAATTCAGACTCTTCTGGTAATTTTCGACTAATGGTTAATCCTGTCCAACATTGATCAGTATTTCGTGTCATTAATCCAGATAAAACGTACAATGTACCGTCATCAGTCATACACATATCTACAACGTTATTTCTTGGCGACGTAGCATACATTGTATCTGTAGTGAAGTTATCTAAATCTATCATAACAACTCCATGATTATCGCTACTAGCTACGTCTCTATTCCCGCCAGCGCATCCAACATATATTTTATTATCATGAATACACATTTTACATCCGCCTAGACAGCCAAGTTCAACTGAACTCATATATACTAGATTACCAGAACGGGGGTTGATTCTGTAGCGTGAGACATATGATACACCATAAGTCCAAGTATTTACATTTTGAGTGTGTAGAACATACAGATACGAATCAACAACTTTCATATCCATACACATATAACTATAAGCAGTATTAAAACCGGACGGTACTTCTATCTGGTATACTTGCATAAAATTAGAATTTGTATCAATAACAGCAATTTTACCAGTCGCTGCATCAGGGAGATAGAACCATCTGTCTAAGTATGCTGAATATGGAGCAGCTTTTAACACTGCACTATATGCTGTATCAGTGGTCAATTTACTATATGAAGAGGTATCATACCAGTTATTCAAAGAACTACCACTCGACATTTCAGGTATAGATACTAGTAACGTAGTGTCGTCACCTACATGTTTATGACAAGTAACTTCTGTAATATCACCATCATCAACATTAATATTAGGCGCATCAATATCACCTACTAGATTATTAGTAAAACTAATATCACTAGAACTATTGCTACCTTTGACTCCACTAATAGCACCTAATCGAGCTCTACTTTTCGAAGTATATGATACATAATATAACAATACTTCAGGATCACCTATTATTTCTTGCTCTAAATTAGTACTTATCGTCACATTTTCAGTGACTATTAAACTCATTGGATTGTCTGTTAAAGCCATATTTTCCTCCGTTTATACAGAGGGCTATTACATTAGTAATCAGTTACGCTAGGTGTTTGTTGATTTATTGATGAAGAGTAAGATACATACCAATAAATATAAGATACGGAAGGGTCTTCAAGCGGTCCTACATACAATAATTTATATGATTTATTTGGAGTAACTCCTACATACGTAATAACTCCACCACTCCAAAGCACATTATTATCATGGTATAACTGCATATAGGGATTTCCTTGTCCCCTTCCAGCGTATGCTTTTACAACGTTTACTCCCGCTGGAATTGTTATCGTTGTAGAATCTGCATCACCAGCATATAAAAATGTTTCACTGCTAGGTAACTGAGCTTCCAATTCTGCACTAACTGTAATATCCTCTGTGATCGTTAATGACATAGGGTTATCAGTTAGTGCGTGTAATTGTAATAGTAATCTTGGAGGATGGCTGACAGACAATTCTTTACCTGCCAACCTCCTTCCAAGATATTTTCGATATGGACTTTTGTCCTGCAGGGGGGGGGGTAACTAATGTTAATTTATTTATATTTACCATAAATTATGGCAGGTTTAAGCTTAGTAATCAGTGACACTTGGAGTTTTATTATTTATAGCTTGTGAATAAAGTATTCTGATATAGCCATCACCATCATCTGACGAAGTAGCTCTTAAAGAGTATGTTTTTCCAGCCGTAACTCCTACATACGTTGTATCACCAGATGATCCGGTTCCATACGCATTACACCAGATTTTATTAGTAGATGTATTACGTAACATAAAACTAGCTTCTCCCTCATCCCAGTTAGATGAGAAACTTCCATCTGCACATACTACTTTTACTCCGGCAGGGATAGTAACGTTTACCGTTTTATCTAAGTAGGCTCCAGTTATATAGAATAATTGAGTTTCAGTAGTTGGCACACTCGCTTCTAATGTTACTCCGATTGTTGTATCACTAGTAATTACTAAACTCATAGGGTTTTCTACAGCCATCTTTTCCTCCATTTATACAGAGGAATATTACATTAATTAAAAGTAACTGATACGGTTTTCCCTCTATTTTGGTACAAATATGTCCATGCAGGGAAACTCCAACTATTATCAAAGTAACACGAATACCAAGTAGCTTGACTAGATTTTTTATTATAAGTACACATATAAGCTACTCCATTTAAGATAACTTCAACCTGTTTAATTGCAGATTGAGTATCACCTGTAAGAGCCAGCCAAATCTCATAGGCTTCTAAGCCACCGTCTGAAAAATAGCGTTGTTCTACACAAAAGCCTTGTATATTATAGCCCTTAAATGTTGTAGGCGAAATACTTCCATTTGTGATTGGATTTCCTTCGCCTGATGTCCCAAATCCGTATTCTTCGATAATATACCAACCATCTTCCTGTTCGACATAACTATTACCAACAGTTAGATTATAGGTTGCAGTATCAGCTTCTAACGCCGCACTAACTGTAATATCCTCTGTGATCGTTAACGACATAGGGTTATCAGTTAGTGCATGTAACTGTAACAAAAGGGGAAGACGGCAAATAGAGAAACTCTTTACCTGCTGCCCCCCCCTACAAGATTTTTGTATTTATTTTTCGACACTTTCTTCAAGCTCCTTTCTTCGTTCTTTTTTCAAGTCTTTCAAGTTCTGTTTCTATCTGGTTTTTCACAGATTTTTCAGCACCGTTTTTATACGTGTAGTAGAGAAGGTGTTGATATCAACATTTTTAAACTTTGGTCCCTCATCCATAAGAAAATAGTATTTTCCTAGAACTGCCAGTTCCTTCAGTTCTTTCAGATCTTCCTCTGAGATTTTTGTGGTTTCTGTAGTTTCTGTAGTTTGCGTAGTTGAATCCATAGTTTCTCGTGGTATTGTAGCTTTTCGCATCCAGAAGTCACGTTCTTTTCTTAGTTTATGCAGCTCTTTTTCCAGATATTTATTTACTACATACTTAACGTCTTCACATGTCATACCACCGCAAGCATGGATTATCGCTTCTTTTAATTCTTCAATTGCAGGTGACATAGAGAACATTCCCCTAACTAAATGTAAAGTACTTTCTAGGCTTGATAATAGTAGTTGTAAACGGGAGTTTATCCTTGTACATTTCCAGTTGTTCTTTAATTACCATAGAGGTAGTGAAACATACCATTTTCTCTCCGTCCAGCTCTATTTGCATTTGAGCATAGTCATCAGTGTTATGCTTGCTTGGCTCGATTTTATAGTGGAGTACATTTATTTCTTTATTAAGGATTTTGTTGATAGATATTTTATCGCCAACAAAGTGTACTGTAGATGCAAATTCACTAAATTTATGCATTTTGTAACTTATCGATCCTTTCTTTAAAGTCATTCAACTTTAGTGATTTTTGTAAGTTATATGTATTCGCCCATTTGAGCCAACCATAAATACTTCCAATTTTAGAGGCTGCACTTAGTTTACTTATCTTATTAGTATCAAGATCACGGTCTAATTTCTTTAGGTTACGTTTCATACGTCGAACAGTTGTTTTGCGTACTAATATGTATCCCTGCGGAAAATGTCTATAACCTAGAAAATCGATACCTTGGGAAGTGGGGAGAAGATTACATTTACTTAATTTGAGCTTCAGATTATTGACTACAAAATCTTCGATTTTCTTAGCCATCAATTTAAGTTCATCTTTGTTATTAGAGAACAACAGAAAATCATCACAGTATCTAATATAACACTTGATGTGATTATCCTGTTTAATGAAGTTATCCAGCGGGTACATATATAAGTTGCCAAACCACTGACTCAAATAGTTACCTATAGGTACATTGGTCGGTGTATCCACGCTGTCAATAATTTCATCTAATAACGCTAATGTTTTCTTACATTTTATTTTCCTGCGTATCAATGCTTTCAATTCTTTATGTGGTATCGACGGATAAAACTTGCTGATATCACATTTTAAGCAGAATTTATTTTTACGCACAAACTCCATACATCTAGTACTTCCGCTGTGTTGACCTTTTCCTTTTCTACAGGCATAGGTATCATTTATAAGATAGCTGTCCCATATTGGTTCCAGTACATTCATAATTGCATGGTGTACTATTCGGTCAGGATAAAACGGGAGTATATAGATTTCTCTTTTCTTTGGTTCATAGATAGTTTTGATTCGGTATTTAGCAGTATGATATGTACCATTTATAAGAGAATCTCTTAGTTCAACGAGGAGCTTTTCTTTCTGTTTTTCAACAGCTTGAACCTTGTGCTGCCATGATTTATGGCGTTTAGCTTTAGTATACGCAAGCTCGATGTTTTCTTTTGATGTAATTTTCTCCCAAAGATTACCTTTACGCTTCATAATAAAATTTTGGATAACTGACGTTCGGTTAGGTCCTACTAGCCCGTGATCCACCCCTTTGTGTATTTTACTAGACTAATTATTAGTCCAATAAGGTCGATATACCCAGCCGAGGGTTAGCCGCGCCAGCTAATTTAATATCCCTCGTATCCGACGTGCCGCGTGCCGAGCAATTGTTGTTCCCATAAGCTGAGAAATTGTTGCAATTGGCAGCCTGCGAACTGCAATTCGAGCTATTGTTCCAGTTGGCCCCCAAGAGGACCTGCTGCAAGAGCCCATTACAGGTGATGGTATATCTACCTTCTATAATGAAAATTCATTATATATAAATTTGTGGTCGTCTCCGCTGCTTCGCAGCAGATCCGCCCCTCGTTTTCCCGCTTCGCGGGCGTTTTAAGTTTTCTTCGGCCATCCGGCCCTAGTTTTTTCGTTTAAAGGATGCTCGTTTTCATGATTACAAGTTAACTACCCGCGGCTCCGACGCGCCGCGCGCCGAGCAATAGTCGCTCCCATAAGCCGAGAAAACGGCGCAATAGGCAGCCCGCGAACCGCAATACGAGCCAGCGTACCAGGAGGCCCCCAAGAGGACCCGCCGCAAGAGCCCATGACAGGATCCTCGATTGGTATCATCATAGGTAGCGTTGTAAACAGATTTAGCTTGCCATGAGTAACCATTTAAATAATAGTTATTAGTATTCCAGCTTGAGTTTGGATAGTTTTCATAGGTATCTTCTCCCCATTGCCACAACACTCCAGTACAATCCTCTATCCCGTCGTTACTTAAAATGCGCTGACCGTTACTAGCTACATGACCTCCAGTAGTGTTAGGATCAGCAGCACCTTGGATAGATACTTGTTCAGGAGTACCTTTCATAACTACTATAAAAGCACTACGGGGTAGTAAATGTTTGGTAACTTTTCCGAAGTATTCAACAAATTTTTCACCATTGAATTTCATTGGAGAGGAACTTCCGTCACAGATAACACCATTGTACTTACTAACTAATTTTTCATTAGTAGAGTCCCAGCTTGGAAGATAGATATCCACCCATTGTCCATACTCTTTAGAATATACCATACCTTCAGGATCACTTTTAGGGAGGTGTAAAAGATCCCAAACACTTGCAGGCAGGATATCTCCAGCAGCATAACCGCTAAGACTATGTCCCTCAATAACACCTACATCTGCACATAGACAATGAAATCCTCCGATTTTTCTACTGGTATGTTCAGTATACCCTGCAGGAGCGGTAGAGTCAAGAGAAAGCACCAGTGTAGGATCGAGATTGTTAATATTACTTGTAGGTTGACAAGCATATATATAAACATCTTTTCCTGCTCTATCAGCAGCAGTCCCTATAGTAGATAAGTCTAACGTTGTATCTTGAGAAACTACATAACCATTGCCACCAACATTTATTTCTGTTGCGGCGGGGATAACAATGGTTGTTTTATGAGGTTCAAATAGATCTTCTCGGGCATACCATCGAGGCGTATATCCAATGATAGCTCGCAGATTGCGTAGTTCACCAGGAGATATAGCAGATGACATAAGTAGTCGTCGAGTAATACTCATGAAAAACAAGCTCCTTTACTATTTACTCGCATGAAATACCTTAAATTTCAAGATATTTATGCTACTTATTATTTTACCTCAATAATTAAAATTTGTAAAGTATTTAGATTCTAAAAGATGTGCCATTTTTTCAGATTTGGTGTATCTGTGCATATTAGTATCATCACCAATATTTACATTCATACCCAATTCTTTGGCTCTGCGGCGGATGTTTCGTACAAGCTGCGGTTTTTTATCCGCAGGGGCATGGCGAAACATTTTAATCGCTGCCATCACGTGGTTTTTATCATTTAAGGGATAAGACCGGGTTTCTGGGATTCCAAATACTCCAGTGGGAAGCCTGTCTCTTGCTTCCGTATCAAGTTTAGCCATAATTTTACATTCCTTTCTTTGTTTAGTGTCTTACAGGATTTTCTAAGTCTGCCCATAAAAGTCCAAGGACTACGCCGACAGCAAGTGCAGCTAACGTAGCTTTCTTGGGGTTGGACATGATAAATAAATCTACTTTAGCAACTAATGCCTTAGCTCCTTCTTTAACTGCAGTAATTACTTTAGTAGCTATTTCTTTGATTTTTTCCATTATTGATATTCCTCCTAGCATATAAGCTATAATATATTAGTTATTCCCCTCCCCTAAAACAGAGGAGGAGAATCTAATAGGTCCATTTATTACCGGTAGGTCAATTTATTACCGAGCCATTCTTGGTCCAGTTTTTCAGGGTATAACCACTATCAGGTGTACACGTGAAGGTAACAGTGCTGCCATAATTGACATTTAATTCACCCCAATAATTTTTCCCTTCATAGGTAGCATAGATACTACCATGTTCAGGTTTAGTAATAATAACTTTTAATACTTTAATAGTAGCAGCATTGTGAGTTACGGTAGTTGCAGCGGTTACTGTACCAGTCTTAGTTGCGCCACCATTATAGCCTGTATTACCAGTATAGGTAATTGTATAGGTAGTTCCATATGGACAGCTCAGGTTATTTTGGGCAGCACTTGTTGCAGTACTTGTGTAGCTGGGCAGTGTTCCACCATAAGTAGAGTTGACAGCGAGTTTAAGAACATATGTTTGGTTAGTCGTAGCAGGCACAGTCAAGTTATAGTACCTTAATGTGGATGTTGCAGATTTAGCAGGAACGCTGACATCCGCAGTTACTGTTCCACTTACTGCAGCAGATGCAGTATATGTGTAAGCTGCAGTTGCAGCATTTGCAGTATATACAATGCTGTATGCAGTCCCATAATCAACTGTATAATTTGTAGCAGAAGATGTGGCTGTTTTAGCAACGCCACCAATAGTAGCTACGTACGTTTGGTTGGTCGTTGCACCAATAGATAAGGTGAAAGTCTTAATAGTAGCCGCGGTAGCAGTGATAGTCAGGTTACCCGTGATAGTACCACTGGAAACAGAGGGAGTACCTGCGTTATACCCAGTAGCCGGGGTTACCGTGACTGTATAGGTCGTACCATAGTTTGCCGTGAATGTCGAGGTATGTTCTACTCCGTCGTTTGTTGTTACTTTAATGGTTTGATTAGCTGTTTGTGTAATAGTTACAGTATATGTAGCTAATTTACCATATGCATCCGCTTTTAAATAATATATGCTTTCTGGATCTTTAGTTGGGGACGATGTTATCCCTGTCCATCCAAGCGGCACATATTCGCCTAAGGTTCCTGTTACTGGATTTGTAAGTATATCTCCTTTATATTCAAAGACAAACTTGTCAAAAACGTAGCCTGTCGATGGAGCAAAAGATACTGTAAATTCTTTATCTGATGCACCATATAGCGAGGCAACCCCGGATATAGTAGTTGATCCATTATGGGGAGATATATCAGGTCTAAGTTTCCATGCAGCTACAGAAAAGTTTAAATTGATATCATTAGTTAGCGTTATAGTTTCAGCATATGTAGTTTCTGTAGCTTGATGGAAGTATAATTTATTACCATCATTTATTTGACGTTGGCAATATATAAGATTTTTAGCAGTCCCGTTTAAATTATAAACAACATTTATATCAGTTCCCAACGGGAATTGTAATGTAGTAGATGCGGTATACTGAGTTCCGTTTATACTTACCCAGTAATTTGTACCAGTTGTATCATTGGTATAATTTAGATTTAACGTACACGTATCATTTTTCACACAAGTTAGAGCATCAGAAAAATATTGTCTACCATCTGCCAATATTACTCGCAGTTGAAATACTTTATCCCCTGCAGCAGCATCAGGCCCCCAATCCAGTTTAATGGTAACATCAGTAGTATCAGAGGTAAAACTACTGACTACCAGTTCAGGATTCATAGATACTATAGATTTAATAGTTTGTTTGGGGGCATAGCTCATTTGTACTTCTATTTGATCTGTGGGGCCTGCCTCAGCGGTTATTATTTGGAAGGTCGGAGGTTGACTTAGTTTAGGTACTTGTTTATACATAAGTTATAATCTCCTTTGTTACGAAATAACAAGCGGAGTAGTAGGGAACATAAATACATAAACAACATTGTCAGTATTTGTTACAAGCAAGATATTAACGAAGTTCCAAGCTCCCATATCAAGGTCGGGGTCATTTCCGTTTGGTTTAGATACAATAACCGATGAGAATGCCGAGTTTGCCGTATTCCAGGTAATTGTAGGTATTGCAGTACCTGTGTATAATGCTAAGGTAATTACTCGAGATACTGCCTGGTTTAACTCTGTATTCTTAGGGAGATAAAGACCTGCCAGGTTGATCGTAGCTGACGATGCATTATTTGTCATAAAGTTTATAATATGCAGATCATGCTGGAAATCTAAGTTTACAGTACCCCCAGTAGTAGGATCAAACATACTTACAGGTTGGGAAAGGCTGGAATCTATAGTCAAGGGTGAAGTTCCAGGGGTCGTAGATCGAATACCCTTCATTACATCTATAAACCCATTGAATATATTGTTCTTAGTGAATGTATTTGCTTCACCTTTAAGAGCAGCGTCACCCATTTGTTGAGTTACAGTATCAACTTGGGTTTGCAGGGAACTGATATCAATATTTTCCAGGTTAGTCCAGCCACCTCTAGCTTTTACACACCAAAGGATATATCCGGTTTTGGGTCGTACTTCAGAACCAGTATGATCTGCTCCTACTGATTTTGATGCATCGAAGTTTATTTTCCAAATATGATTAGCCGCTGAATCGTTAAGAACACGAATATGTCTAGATAATTCTTCAGAAAAAGCACCAGTAGTAGATGGTGGGTCTGGCGCAAATATTTCTCCAATTGAACCTGTAATATTTCTTTGGGTATCAGTTACATAGCTACCTACCAGCTCAGTATCAGATGTACCGCTAGTATAGGAGTTCCATAGTGGCATGCGGAAAGTAGTAGAGCCATCACCAGTGGAATACTGAGGTACCCATTTCCCTTCATTTGCAGTTTTAGTAGCCTGCCATACTTCTTCAGTAACCAGACGTTCTGCAGCGTGTTCATTAACCCAATCCCATAATGCGGAATAAATAGTACGAGAATATAATCCTCCTGTCAGGGGCAATGCATCACTCGGTACAATACCGTCTAATACTGGGAATACTTGTCCGATAGGGACACCATTATTAAAGGGTTCCCCGTTGAAAATAAATTGAGCAGGATCTTCTTTACTACCTACAATCAGATCGCCTGCAAATTCAGTACTGCCTTCAAATATATTATCACCGGTAAAAGTCAGGTTTGATGTAGTTTTAACATAATCTGTCATATCCACATCTTCACCCATGATTTTCCAGGCAGACCATGTAGTTCCAGTTTTTATTCTGAAATATAATTTAGGTTCAGCAACTTTAGAAGAATATAAATCTTGGCGAATGCCAGCACCAGTTGTAGAAACATTTAAACCAAAGGCAACTGTTGCAGGGCAATTAGTTAAAGATGCTGCAATACTATCTGTTTTTGCTATATAATAGCCGACAGTGGTATAGTTATTAAGATCACTGTCATTAGGAATTTCAGTAGTGTATAATTGTTGTGCAGCGTTTACTTTTTGATCAGAACGAACGAATTGGTTCCATTGTCCCCAGGTACTGTTTTTATATTTACGGGTATACATATTGATACTGGTATCTGTATCCACATATAGAATCTGGGTATATTCATCATTAGCCTGAGGAGACGCAGGGTCACCCGCTGTATAAACTTCTAATACGCTAGTAAACGGGGTAGTTATAGGTGCGTTAGTTAGAGTAACAGAGGAAGTGGCTTGAATAGAATAAACACCAGTTCGTTTATATTCATTTAAGTTCGTAGTTTCAGCATTTATATTTTTAAGGTCAGTGGTAATCAGTGTATTTTGTTCCATATAGAGTTTAGGAACAGCATCTTTGTTAGTACTCGGAGTAACACTGCCCAACGTTAAAGTACCCGTGTCATTAAAGATACTTTCATTGGTTGTTGATGCAATACCGTTAGGACGGATATTAACCGATTTAACAGTGCTGGAGTCGCCGCCAATAAGTACACCTGTAGAAGCACTTTTTTTCAAGACTGATACATTATTACATTTTAAGTCTAGTCCTGCTGCACTACTAAAATTGATCGGACCTGTCATTGTAGAGGTGCCATCTAATTTCAAATAGCTACCAGATACACTATCAGAGTAAGATATTTGATGCACAGGTTGCCAGGTCTTGTTTACCATAGCACAGGTGTATACTTTATCAGTTGCATAAGTGCTAATTAACAATTGGGTATATAAAGCATCCCTAGAGGACCCAATAATTTGGCAAGTATATAATTGTCCATCACCTATTTCGGTATCAAGGGTACTATTATTCCACAACGAAATCCAATTTTCTGAGCATATAAATGCACAACTGGAGTTCATGTTATAGTAAGACGTAACCCATGCTTGTAATTCTTGACGTAAATTAGTAATAGTTTTAGTTGCAAAAGAACCCAGGTCTTTTACAGGCAGCCCAGAAAGGTCGATGTTCCCAGCAGGGTCTGGCGTGGTATTATTAACCGTTTTTACTGCATCAGTGATACCATAGGCAGCCAAAGTCGTACCACGATAAGCTATTTCTTTCCAGGGTCCCCAGGTTTCTGTCCCAGTATCCTTATAGTAGGTGCGTATAAACATGCTATTTGCATCAGGTTTATACGATGTTACTATCTGACGGACTCCTCTGGTATTATTAAATCTAATAACTTCTAGATAAAAAGCAAACTGAGTAGGACAATTTGTGCATGTTGCTGCTATTCCATTATTGTCACAATCCCAAAGCCCAGGAGTCTTGTAAGTATTAAGATCAACTGCACTAGTTATTTTTTGAATTTTTAAATTTGTTACATCTACATTCCCATTGCTGTTAGCTGCTACACTATTTACTGTTTTAACGAACGCAGGGACATCACTTAAGTCATTGAAACTTCCCGAGGTAGCGACAGTAGAAAGCCCAGTAATAGTACTCGCATCCTGATTATGTGCAGACGGAGGGAAAGTCTCAGGTTTATCTAATACGCCAGACCAGGGTACAGCAGTAGCGATGGATGATGTAAATGCACGGTAACCTTCTGGTAAATTCAGTTTAGTATCATCTATTACCCAGTACATAGTAGCCGGGTTATTCTCTGTTGCACCTTCAACGATAACAACATCGTTATTCTGTACCTGTTCTTTAGTTAAAGCAAACCGTTCTTCATCGTTCTGTACGATAACAGTGTCAGGCATTGCCTCTCGGGGAATATTATCGATAGAGATCATGCCTGTAATTTTATCTGCAGGTATAGTAGTAAACTCAGTTGCAATGCTTACCGGAGCATTCAGGGATGTCGTTACAGACCCAGTAACTGCACCTGTAAGCTTGATAGAAACCGCAGTCTTAAGAGCCTCTGCAGTAGTTGCGTTTGTTGCAGTACCGAAGAAGCTGGCAGCACCTGTATTCAAATTATATTCAGTAAATTTAAATCCTAAAGTATCAGTACGTCCACCAACAGTTGTGGCAATTTTCTCTTCGTTAACATCCGTGATTTTATGTGCTAAAACTATATCAGCAGCATCACTGTCAGCGTTAGGAGATTGAATGATATCTGTACCAAGTACTATTTGGGAGGTATTAGAGCTTAATATTTTCTTTAACTGTAATATACGATTTTCGTCTATATTTACAGTAGTACCATCTTCAGTCTGATAAACCTTTGTTTCTGTAGTGCCCCGTTTCAAGGAAATATATTCCGTAGCAGCATCAGTATTACCCAGGTCAAATTTAACAGATCCAGTTACTGTGCCACCCGTTAATTGTAAGTATCGGTCATCATGAAGATGGGTGTCATCAGATTTATGGTTAACAGTATCTATTACTTCTTCAACCTTTTTTACTAATATCGCTTCAGCAGGGGTTATATTAAATTTCTCGAGATCTGCCATATATTTAAGCCTCCGGTTGTTTATTTCTAGACCATATTATACCTATCTATAAATACAAAAAGACCCCTGCATAATACAGGAGTCTCTAATTAAACGTGTTATACTGTTTCGTAAGTAGTGTATACTATATAACCTTTTTCGGTTATTTTAGCTTGAATGACGGTAGAGATCGGAGTTTTAAAAACCGTGTACATAATTGGGTCATAGGAACCTTTGGCATTGGCCTCATAGACCTGAAGGATTTCAATATTAGGGTTATTGATAGTAAAATGATTACCATAAACCCCGTCTGTTACAAAGTCTTCTGCCGTAAATTCTATTTTAGTAATTTTAGCTTTAGAATCTACAGTAGTTTTCATTACCTCCACCGTTTCTTCTGCTGCGGTTACTTTAGCCTGCAAGTCTTGGATAATCGACATATACGAGTTAAGATACTTAGTGATATCCAACTCTACCATTACGCCAAAAGATGCCAGCGGGGATTCTTCCAGGTTCATAGTTTTAAAGCCTTTGATAGTACCATTACTTACAGGCACCATACCTAGAGTAGCATTAGAAATCAATTTTATCTGGGGAGTTTTTAGCGCATACCAGATCTCAACTTCAGCCAACTGTTCATCAGTTGCCTTAGCAGGGAAATCCACTACGATACTGTTATTTTTCACTTCATAAGTTACAGGACCAATATTAAAAAGCACAGCATCGTTATACGCAGGATCAGGGTCTTCCTGGGTAATAATATTGAAAGCATATTGTGTATCTGTCAGCCACATTCCTGTAATATCAGAACCTTTTACAGAATGCACTTTTTTTACCCAATTAGCACCGTTACTGTCTACTACTAATTCATCATAGAGAGAATCGTTTAATCTTCGCAAGGCAAAGCCAGAATAAGAAGATGAAGTAGTAGAACTAGGACTAGCTACATCAAATCTTGCCCCTTCGATACATACCATAGAAGCAGGGGTTTCGATAGTACCCGAGCTTACATCTACAGGCAATGCTTTAACTTGTACTTCAGGTAAAGTTCCGCTTACTGCTAAGGCTAAATCAAATTCTTCAGATGCCGTTACAGACAGCTTAACTCGTTTAGCAAATCGTTCATCACATTCTTCTTTAGTGTACCAGCCTGTAGCTACTCCCTCTGCTTCTTGGGCTGCTTTTTCAGCACGAGCAACAGCTTGGGTAACAATGGCTACCCATTGGGCATAGGCATCCGGATCCGGGTCGCCATCATCATCAATTGGATACGGTGTAGGACGCAGTAAATCAAGGTTACTACGTTCAACAGTAAAGCTTACCGGGAATGTAGTTGCAAGTTTTTCTCCTTTGCTACATCCGATCAGGCTTACATAAAGCACACCTTCCCGATTGATAGCATTAGCGGGAATGCTATAGTATACATCTGGTTGGATATTAACTTTCCAGGTTTTACCTTCCACCCGAGAAAATTCTGCTGTTTTATCTAAAGCATCCCAGCCAAACCCAGGTTCGATGTGAAAGGCGATAGAAACATCTTCCTGACTTCGACTGGGAATGCGATAAATCTCTGAGGTTTCCAGAGTACGGTTATTAACAGTTACATCTATCTTCATTAGGTATTAGATCCTCCTTTAATAACTTCTTCAAGCCTTAACACATAAGTTTGAAGTTCTTCAATAGTTCGTTTAGGATCTTTAATATAGGTCTGTGCTTCCCAACCTTTTGCCTTAGCTTCTGATACATGTTCTCCAGAGGCACTGGCAAGGTTCTTCATTTGGTCAGTGTTAAGGGTAAACACTTGTTTATCTGAAAGTCCACTGGGAATACCACGAACCTCAAATGTATCTTCAGGATTTACATTTGCCATTGTACTAAATAAATTGTACGTTGTTTGTGACTCTAGACTGTTATCAAATGATACTTGTTGATTACCTACTTTAAACATAAAAGGGGAGGTAATATCATTTTTAGTAATGATATCATTTAATTCCAGTGCCCTACATACCAGGGTTTCAATAGGTATTTCACTTAAAGTATCATTTACGTAGATAGGTTTTTTGTTATCCCAATCATAGCGGTAGCGCGAACTGGAACTGTACAGCTTAAAGTCATTGAACGATACACGCACTGCATCTACAGGGACCTGTTGGACACCAGCAATATAGCCACCAGTTTTTATTCCAGTATTAGGGTCAAAAGTACAGTAATATTCAAGTTTATTAGACATTATCGTTATTCCTCATTTCTTAGTTTCGACCTAATGCTTCCCACATAATATATGCAGAATCAGGTAGTACCCCAGAATATGTAAAGGAAACATCTGTACTTGTAGGAGTTCCTAAACATATTTTACCCGGAGTACTAATTTCGGCATTAGGATCTACAAGAGTAACTTTGATCGCATAAGGCGGAGTATCAGCATTAAATGCAATAGGAAAAACGATAGTTCCCATTGAGACCCCGGGTTCTGTTCGTCCCCATTCCCTTATGATACCTGAATTATACACCTGCCAGCCAATTGTGTCAAGATGGCAATTTACATTATATGCAGTTTCTACCTCTGCAATTTTAGCAGTTAATGTATTTACTGCTGCAACTGCTTCTTCAGACCCAATAGTAACTGCAGTTGCCTGATTGTCAACGGTATATCTAATACATAAAACGATATTTATAGATGCTGGTTTTGGCGCTTTACCCCTATCACCTATATTATAAGATGTAATAATATCGCCACTGGAATCTGGTCCGCCAGAGGTACCAGTACCACCTGATCTATTCCAGAACCAACCAGAAGTACCAGAGGGGTATGTTGCACCGGAATAGCTATAACGACCCCAGTTACCGTTATTATTTTGCATACGTCCTAAACCATGGAAATGCAGATTAGAGTACTCTGATTTATTATAATTTCCGACATTCGCAAGTTCAGACATTTTAAGTAAGCTGACAATTTTGGGAAGTCTAAAAGTAGTACTTCCATCACCACTACTGAAAAAGCCACAATTACCATCTTGGGCATTTGCTAGGTTTTGCCATTCTGATTCAGTGATTATCTTTATATTACTTTGTGCCCATGTCCATAACTCAGAGTATTGAGTACGGTTCAAGACTAACCCCTCACCCAAACTTAAAAAACCAGCGGGCGGATTTAAGCCTAAAGTAAGTGTAATGTCCCCAACTTTACTGAGGATTGGTGTACTAGTCGTTGTCATAAATTAAATCTCCTTTCACCATTTCCTGTAACGGGGATCAAGTGCTTCATCTACAAAATCTTCAATAGATGTTATGGGGTAGGTCAAAGCCGTTTCAACTTCTTCCCAATCATTAAAAATACTTTCGCAATCCTGCATTTCAGCAGCTTGCATACCTGCTGTTACTCCTTTATTATATACTTCACGGATCAAACGCAAAAGAGCGTCGTTATCATCTAGAATAATATCCGCAAGAGTTTCTTGAAATTTCACGAATAGCTCCTCCTAACTATTAGATTGTATCAGGGTAATTCTGGAACCAAATAGCTTTTCCACGAATAACATCGCCACCTGGTTTAAGTTTGCCGTCACCTGGAATATCATACAATTTCCACAAATCCCAGCGTTCGCAAGTAGTTGCGGGACCGTAGTCATCAAGGTCAGCAGCTTCAGCATGGGTCATTACATGACTTGCATCTATTGGGATATTAAATTTTTCACAAAGTATTGTGACAACTTTAGCCATGGCCTCAATTTGGCCTGCTGTAGGAGGCTGGCTACCAAAGTCTACATTTCCATCCGCGTAGGCTGTTGCATCAAAGCATCCACAGAGGGTAACTCCAATAGCATTACTATTACGATGCCAGGTATGTTCTTTATATTCGCTCAGATTTCCCATAAGATGAATCTGTGCATCACCAGTAATACAGATATGATAGTCGTCAAACGTCTGATCGTATCTCCCTGCTGTCCAGTGTAAATAAATATGATAAACTTCGCCATTACAATTCTTGGCAAGGTTTCTAAGTTCTTTTAATGTTATAATTTTATCCATATAATTACGGCCTCCATTCTTTTGTACCCGCAAGGATGCACCCTGCAAAAGTTGTTTTTGAAAGTAATATGATTTTAGTATCAGAAAATTGGATAGTAGCTTCCAATGATTCCCAGAGATCAGCGGATAGTTTACGATACGGACGGGAAATTGGAATACGGTTAGTTACAGCTTTTTCAAGTGTATAAAATCCATCTGAGTTGGTACTGGTAGACCACTCGCTTACTGCAAAATCAATTATATCAACTAATCCCAATTTATTTTCAGGGTCAATAATATAATTGGGGAATCTGTATTGTAGATCCGTAATAGTTATTTCAGGCCAGATAGCACCTTCTTCATCAGGTTCCGTGCCAGGAACCACATGGAGTATAGTAATAGGATAATTCCCAGAAGCAGTATAGCTATCAATTTGTTCCTTAGTAAACTCAGTAGTTGACGTCGCATAATTTACTCCCGATTCATAGGCTAAGTACACCAGACAATAACCAGTCTCCAAAACCGTTAAAGTAAATGTATCTCCAACATTATATATTGTTTTATCTTTATCAAATGATATAGTGACACCAAGTACCATCGGGGTATCATTTGAATTCAAATCAGAAAATGTTTTTCCATCTGCTACTACTGTAAAAATGATTTCCTGGGCGTTAACTTCGGTAAGAGTAATTTCAAATACAGTATCAGTATCAAAGCTTGCAATACTCTGTTGGTCTGTTGATACATATGCTTTGGCATTGGTTACTTGTCTGTTGGTTTCAATGAGCAGCCGTGTATAATCATGTACAAGGCTATCATCGTTTTGAGGAATGGTAAGCCCTCTACCGTTTACATAGGCTTTACCATTTGTATACATACCCATGCCCTCATTGACTTCCAGTTCCAATCCTTCGACAGTCCAGTTATTAAAGATCTCACTTGCACCAATTGCATCTATTGGTAAACTGGGATCGCCTTGTTCACCTTTTTCACCGGGATCACCTTTTTCACCTTTTTCACCTCTTTCACCTCTTTCACCCCGAGGTCCAGGATCACCTTTTTCGCCTTTAGGTCCGGGATCACCTGGATCACCCTTTTCACCTGGAGGTCCTTGGATTACAGAGAGGTCGGTGATTTCTGATGCTGTATGAGTATGGACTTTAGCAGCTTTGTTGTCTAATTGCTGTTGCAGATTAATTACATCCGAGATTGTATGTTGATGCTTTAATGGTTGACGAGCATCAGTCATTCTAGGATCATCATTAGTTACATATCTGTTCAGGTCTGACGGGACTCCATGCGTACCCTTTAATGCTTCCATGTACGCAGAGAGATCTTTCATTACGGCAGATACATTTACACGGAACTCAATTGTATTGGCGTCTTTAATAACAGGTACTAAAGTTTCACTCTCTACAAATTTAACAGACCCGCCCCATTCTGTAGGTACAGCATAGGCATCATTTATTAGAATAGAACCAATAGCTTTAACTTGTACAGGATTAGGAATAAGGTCTAACTTGGCTTTGTCTTCTTTAGACAGTAAACCATCCTTTACCTGAGAAGCAAGAAGCGGTCGATTTTTAATGATATCCCAGACAATTACTTCACCTGTTTTAGGATTTAGTAATTCATCTTTAGTCCATACATTTCCGTCTAATGCATTGCCTACGCGGATAAGTTCATTGATTATCGAGGCGTCTACACGGGACGCAACAGGAACATATCGGACATTGAACGTTTTACCAACATCAGCACTGTTAAAAATAACGATACCTTTTGCAGCTACGTAATCATATTCCGATCTATAGTTAAATAGTGCTTGTCCTGCTAATGGTTCGCCATCAAATATTAATTGGATACCAACTATTTGAAGGGTATTGACTTTTGGTATATGATCGAGGTATACTTTTTTAGAAGCAGGTACTAATATCTGCTGTTCATATACCTGAGACCTAGACTCATCAAGATTATATAGATATGACAAGTTCATGGGGTATTATAACCTCCTTGGTTTAACGGTTTTTCTATTCTACTGTACCATATTATACCTACTTAATTTTCGAGTATAAATACTAGGTATAATACTAGTATACGGAAAAACCAATACATTGGAGGTATTAATTTTTTATGAAACCTAATCTCTATAAAGAAGAACTTATTGATTTATCTACAGATACTAACTTTGAAAAGCTGGCATCTTTTGCTGTAGAAAATCTTCTTTCACCTGAAGAAATGGATATCGATTTGGGTGAATTGATTGAAAAACAAGCTTATGCGGAAGACGCTGTTTTTGCAGATGATATTAACCGTATGTTTTCTATCGCAACCCCGGTCGAAACTAAAATCTCTGCATTGTACGCTACTAAATGTGCGTCTATGCTGCCGGAAGAAGTAGTAAATCGTATCAATAACGCCTGCAGTATTTATGGCATTGATATCGAGATCCCGGTAGTAAATAAAGTTGCATCTGTAATGGATGACCCTGAAATCATGGCAGCTATTGATGCCTTTGAAAAAGATTGGGTAGACCCAGAGGATGAGGCTACCGAGAAATACGCTCATGCAACTGAGTATGGTACTGAATTCGATACCTGTATGGCTGCCCGTGCGTACCATGCTTCTGAGCCTGAAGAAATCGAAGCTATTGAAACCATTGCTAAAACTGCAAGCGCAGTTCCTCCTGAAAGAATGGTAGAGATCCTCCATGACCTGGATGAACAATTGGGCTTTGATACCCCTGCTATGCAGCGTTTGGTAGGTACTCCTGAATATGCAGTGTTTGAAAAGAGAGCATCGGAAAACATGGTTAATCTGGGTAATGTTAGCGCTCCTCTTTCAGTTATCTCCGAATACCAGGATTCTATTAAAGATTTAGGTGTAGACCTGGATTGGGATGGTGAATCTCCAGATTCTCTGCAACTTCAAATAGAAAGGCTTCCGAGTCAAGTAAAGAATGAAATTGGAAGTTGGGTGAAATAATATGGCTGCTAGCGGTCTTCTTATTGGCAATGAAATCTTTAGGGCATATGATGACGCTAAAAAGAAATTTAAAGACTTTGATACTTGGGTAGCTGAGGCTATTCGAGATGAGTTTGGCGAAGATATGGTAGCACCGTTAATGTCTGCTAAAATAGCTAAAACTTCTAGATTACCCTGGGATAATCCGATCGTCTTTGAGAATATCGCACTGACTTTAAACGGTAGGCCAGTACTTCCGGATGTGGATCAGGATATCAGTGTAAAAGAATTAGCTTTTGCAGTTACCTGTCTAAAAAAAGAATTTCCTAATGATGAATTCAATGATAAAGTAATCCAGTACTTCGCTGCTGAAGCGGGAGAAGAGGGTATTGCAATCTTACCTCCTGAACTTAAAGATGCTCAGCGCTTTATCCCGCCTATCTTTTTAAATAAAGAACAACAGTCTATTCAACGTGCATATCTTGAGGAAATCAAGGATTACGTTGAAATAATGACTTCGGCATCGACAGCCGGAGGAGGTGACAAATAATCCATGGCAGTACCTGTTGATAATACGGATATTATGGGTAGTGGTAACGCGACTTCCTATAATAATTCACAATATAAATTAATGACCCAGGATGCCCGTTGGAGAATGTTGTATCCGGCACCCTACTTTGATCCAATCGCTATGCAAACGCTGATGGATCCAAAGATCATGATGCTCTGGGGACGTTATTTCTACGACTGGCACCCGATAATCCATGCTGCAATCAATAAAATGGTTTCCTATCCTATTACAGAGTTTATCTTTGATACTACAGAGGAAGAAACCATTAAAAAGTACAAAGAGATATTTACAGCGATTGACTTGAAGGGTATCCTTATAAAAATGGGTCTTGATTATTTTGTAAGCGGCAATTCCTATTTTTCTCTTTTGATGCCCTTTAAACGAATGCTGGAATGTCCGCGCTGTCGTACCTCGATAGCTGCATCTGAAGGAAAGTTCAAACTTCGTCAAAAAAATGTTATAATCGACTGTCCTACCTGTAAAAAATCAGTTGTAGCAGAGATCAAAGACGTCACAACGAAGGAAATCTCCGCTATACGTCCAATTCTTTGGGACCCGCTTAATATGAAAGTAAACTATGACGAAACCCTGGGCATGTCAGAGTACTTCTATTCATTGCCCAGCTCACTTACTACGGGTATCGATCAAGGCAATATCCATCTTTGGGCAACATATCCTTTGTACTTGATCAATGCTGCTCAATCGCGTAAGTATGTTAAGCTGTATAATAAAAAGGTGTTTCATCTGAAACGGGAAACACATTCTTCTGCGTATAATAAGGGTTATGGTCAGCCGATTATATCCCCTGTACTGAAATATTTATTCCATCTGTTAATTTTATTGCGGGCACAGGATGCTTTAGCAATCGATCAGATTTTGCCCTGGACTATTATATCCCCGTCCTCTAACGGAGCGATTGATCCTGCAGGCGACTTAAATTTAGGGCAATTCAGCGGAGCACTGGAAACCGAATATAAACAATGGAAAGCTAACCCATTACGCAAGAGTATCATGCCAGTACCTGTAAATGCACAGATCCTGGGCGCACAAGGTAAAGCGTTAATGCTTACCAACGAGATCCAGGAAATCACCAATCAGATCCTGGCTGGTATGTCTGTACCAAATGAATTTGTGTACGGTGGTCTTCAGTGGTCTGGTGCTAATGTCTCTTTGCGGATGCTGGAAAACCAATTCATTAACTACCGCACTATGATGCAGGAAGTTATTGATTATATTATCGATGAATGCCATACCTACTTCGATATTCCTAAAATTAAAGTCCGTATGCAGCCATTTAAAATGGCAGACGATATTGCTCAGAAAGATCTACTGCTTAGGTTAGTCGAAGCTGGTGTACTTTCCAAACATACAGCACTCAAAGAATTGTTCCCGCATCTGGAATATGAACAGGAGCAAAAATATCTTAATGAGGAAGAAAAAGACGAAATGGAGAAACAGGTTCAGCGTAGTGTTGTCCAAAATAATGTACAACGTTCGTATGGTATCATGACTCCAATGCCTAACAACGGTATCGATATGGGTGGGCAACAACATGGTGATTTACCAGAGCAACGGCCTCCACGTGCCGAAGGAGGTAATCAGCAAGTATGAGCAACAATATAATTAAAGAATTACGGAAGCTGGCTTGGGTGGAACAAGTTCTGCCCTCGGCTGGCAGTTTAGCACCTGTAATAGAACGAGCTGTACGACGGGGTACACGTTTAGGAATACAGGAAGCAATTACTAATAAAGGGTTAAACGGAAAGGAAGAGAAGAAAAATGTATCTAAACGTTAGCCAAAAATGGGATGCAATCTTAAAAAAAGTTCAAGAGGGTATAAAACGCCTTTTTCCTATTGAGGGAAAGACTGGTAAAATCGAACTGATCCGTCTTGAGATCCCTAATAAGACCAATTCATCCATTGAGTCTCAAAAGCAAAGCCTGCTTGCTGGGTCTAGCCTAGGAACTCCTGTATATGGTGAGTTTAGGCTTACAAAAACTAACGGCAAAAGCGAAACTGCAAAAATAAAAATATTGGATCTTCCTATCCTTACCGATCGTGGTACATTTATTGTACAGGGTAAGGACTATTCCGTATTTAATCAATCCCGTTTACTTCCTGGTGTTTATACCCGTAGAACTAATGATTCCGACGCCGTATTCGCCGATTTTAACTTAGCTAAAGGTTTAGGCTTTGAAATACATATGGATACAGACGGTGTATTCAGTGTTAGATTTGATAAATCAAAGTTATCCACATCTTCCAAGAAGATCCCTCTATATCCACTGTTACATGCGCTGGGTGCATCTGATCCTGAGATCCAAGCTGTATGGGGCAATGATATCTTTAAAGTAAACGTTGCAAAATCCAACCTTACTGAAGATATTAAAAAAATAGTAGAGCAGGTTATCTATCCTACTAAACGTACGGGTAATGATATCAAAGATTTACGCGAGTATTTCAAAGGCAACACGCTCAATGCGGATACTACCCGAATTACATTGGGTAAAGCTTATGATGTAGTTACTCCGAAAGCCATGCTTGACGCATCCGCAAAAATCATTCGTGTCTATAATAATAAAGAGGATGAAGATGACTTGGATTCTTTGTTATTCAAGGAAGTCCTGGCTGTCGAAGATCATTTAATGCTTCGTATTGAGAAGAAAGCGAAAGAAGAAGGACTTGTGTATAAACTGATCTCCAAGTTGGACCAGGGGCGTCCCTTACGTTCGATCATTTTACCAAACTTGTTGACTAAGCTTGTAGAAGGTTTCTTTACTAAATCCTCACTTTCTGCTCCTCAAACTGAAATCAACCCAATAGAAATTCTGGAAACCAACCACAAAATCACTGCTATGGGTGAAGGTGGTATTACCTCGGAACGTTCTATTCCTATGAATGCACGTAATCTTCATCCGTCTCACTTCGGGTTCCTTGACCCTGTACGTACTACAGAGTCTGAACGCGTAGGTATCGACCTTAGAACTACAGGTCCCACAGTTATAAAAAACCGTAATATCTATACTGAATTCATAGATAAAAACGGCAAAAAAGTTATGCTCAGGCCTATCGACCTTGCAGGTAAAGCAGTAGGGTTTCCGGGGCAAGAGGGTAAACCTGTAGTAAAAGTCCTTATTAATAATCGTATGAAAGATATGCCGCGTAATCAGGTAGATTACTGGATGCCAAAACCAGCAGATATGTTTACAATTACGACTAACCTGGTTCCGTTCCTGCAAAACGATCAGGGTAACCGTGTTACAATGGCAGGTCGTATGGTTACGCAAGCAGTACCTTTAGTACACCGTGAAGCTCCGCTGGTACAAATTCGTGACCAGTCTGGTAAATATAAAACTATTCAGGAACGGTATGGCAAAGAATACTTTGTACCCAAAGCTCCGGTTGACGGCACAGTTACAGAAGTAACATCTAAGTATATCAAGATCGGAAATACTAAAGTGGAGATCTATGAGAACTTCCCGCTTAACCTTAAATGTCCTAGTGGGGAAATGAAAATCAACGTTCTTCGAGTACACGGTGAAGTTTGGCGTGGGAAAATCAAAGACTATGAATTCCAGTACGGAGATAAAATACAGTCTGTGGATACAAAAGCCAAGCGGTCTAAATGGCAGTTGATCAATGCTTTTGACTACCAGGATAACGACAAAAAACTCTATAATATCAAATTTAGGTCTGGACGTAACGTAGTAGTTACTGAAGATCATAGCCTGATTACTATAGATGAGTCTGGAGAACTGGTACCCATATTTCCTAAAGACTGTATAGAAGGCGAGACCAAATGTCCTCTGGCAATGTTACCTGGTGTGCCCCGTTCTACTATCTTTAGAGACGAGGATAACTATAATATGGGTATCTTTGCAGGTCTGTATTTATCGGAGGGCTGCGTAAACGGTACTTGTATTAAAATCTCTGTATTAGATGATTGTCGAAAATTAGAGGTACAGCATATCCTTAACGTTGTATCCAATAAAAACCCTGCACATATCTATGCAGACAGTGTTCGGTTATATGATAAAGATTTAAGTCAATGGCTTGTAGAGAACTTTAAAAAGTATTCTACAGGCAAGTTGATACCAAATCATTTTTTTAGTTATTCGCCAGAGTTCCGTAAAGGATTACTCGCCGGATATATGGCTGGTGACGGGTGTATATCTGCCCATTCTAAGGCCGAAGAAGATGGACAGGTGTCTCAGTTCCAAATCAGTGCTTCGACAGCTTCCAGTGCCCTTAGAGACGATCTGATGGACATGTTTGCATCATTGGGTATCATGGCCACCAAAGGGTTCTGTGACAAGAGCAAACTGAATGACAAATGGAACGATGCTTATATTTTTACCATTCCGGTACGTGAGTTACCAAACTGGCCACTCTTTTATTACCAGGATAGACAAAAGTACTTGCAGCATTTAATGGATACTTTGCCTGAACGCTCTAATTCCCGCTATAATCTAACGAATAAACATTATAGCACAATGCCTGAAAAAACGCAAAGGCGTTGGAAACGCTCTGATGTACGCTGGGATACAATTAAAACAATAACTGAGGCACCGCATGAGGACTATGTTTATGACTTTGAAGTTGCAGAGTCCAACATGTTTGCAGTAGAGAACGGTTTGGTTATTCATAATACGTTTCTAACGATGTACCCGTTAGTTAAAGTTGGTGACAAAGTAAAAAAAGGTGATATCCTGGCGGATTCTAATTTTACCAAGAATGGTGAATTAGCACTAGGTACTAATTTGAATGTAGCCTATATCCCGTACAAAGGTTGGACTCACGAAGATTCTATCGTTATCTCGGAGTCTACGGCTGAAAAGCTTACGAGCCAGCATATGTATACTAAGGAATTCGAGTCCTCTCCAGATTCTTACATAGATAAAGCTTCCTTTATCAAGTGGTTCCCCACAAAAATAAATATCGAAAATATCCAGAAGTTGGATGACGCTGGTGTTATTAAGAAGGGAGCTACTGTAGTACGTGGGGATATCCTAATTGCAGGTCTGAGACGTAAAGCCCTGACCAATGCGGATAATATGATGCGCCGCTTACGTGGAAGCCTTGTAAATCCGTATAAAGATGCAAGTGAAGTTTGGGACCACGATACCCCGGGTAAAGTAATTGAAGTAGTACGTCAGGGTAAGCTTACTCGAGTAGTTGTAACTACTGAGGATAAAGCAAAACAGGGCGATAAGATCTCTGGTTTACATGGTAATAAAGGTACTATTGGTTTGATCCTGCCGGACTCGGAAATGCCAGTAGACGCCAGAGGCAACCATGTTGACGCAATGCTTAACCCTGCATCTGTTCCCTCCCGTGTAAATCCTGGACAAATGTATGAAGCTATGGAAGGTAAGCGAGCTAAACTTACGGGTAAAGTATCCATTATAGATAACTTTGACCCTGCTGATTCCAGCGAAAAAGTATTAGCTAAAATGAAGAAAGATAATATACCTATTGAAGAACCGCTGTATGATCCTAAGACTGGTAAGGAATTAGGCAAGGTATTTACTGGTAATTCGTATATCATTAAACTGCATAAACAAACAGAAGGCAACTTCTCTGCTTTGTACCGTGGTGCCTATGATGTCAATAATCAACCAGTAAAAGGCGGCGAAGAAGGTGCAAAAGGCGTTGGTCAGTTAGACGTCTTCGCACTGCTTGGGCATAACGCTAGAAACAACCTTCGTGAAATGGCTACCTATAAATCTGATAAAAATGATGATTTCTGGAACCAGTTAGAAGCAGGTATTACTCCAATGCCTGCAAAAGAACCGTTTGCTTTCAACAAGTTTAAATCCCTTGTTACAGCATCAGGTATCGGTGTACAGGAAACTAAAGATGCCATCAGTATTGCCCCGCTTAACGATAAGATGATTACTAACTTATCAAAGGGTGCGATTCAAAAAGGTTCTATTCTGGAAAACCATATGGGTAAAGACAGACCTGAAAAAGGTGGTATCTTTGACCCGGTAGTAACTGGTGGGTTAACCGGTCAGAACTGGGCACATGTAAACCTGGCATCTCCAATAGTAAATCCGTTGTTCGAGGGCGTCGTAGCTACCCTTTTACACAAGGATACTACAGGTATGACTGGTAACCAGATCAAACAGGAATTAGGTAAGATCAATGTACCGAAACGTATTGCTGAGATTTCTGCGGCACTCAAGGTAGCAAAAGGCAGTAATCGTAATAAACTTCTTAAAGAGCTTAAATACCTTACTGCACTAAAGAAAGCCAATATGAGTCCAACAGAATATGTACTGACTAAGTTTCCGATTATCCCGCCGCAGTTTAGGCCGATCTATGATTCTAAGACAGGTGGGTTACCAATGGTTTCCGACGTTAACTATCTCTACAAAGATATGTTAAACGTTAACGAAAAGTTGGAACGCATGAAGGACTACCCTGATGAAGAAAAAGCTGCACTGTTAAAAGACTTACGTCAATCGGCCCATGCTATTGTAGGCCTTATGGCTCCTATCAATAAGCAGAACGAAAAGCGTGGTGTTACGGGGTTCTTGCCTCAACTTACTGGTTCTAACTATACTGGTAAGGGTACTAGTAAGGAGTCCTTCTTCCACCGTAAATTGCTTAAACGTCAACAAACACTGACTGGTCGTGGTACTATCCTGCCAGATCCGAATCTCCATGTTGACAACGCTAAGATCCCCTGGGATATGGCCTGGAAAATCTTTGAGCCTTTTGTTATCGCTGAGTTCCGTAAACGTGGCGTGAATATCCTGAAAGCTAAAGAGGAGATCAAAAATCGTACAGATGTAGCTAAACAACTCTTGCTTAAACAAATGGAAGCACGGCCGGTATTGCTTAACCGTGCACCAACCCTGCATAAGCTTAACATCATGGCATTTAAACCGATTCCCACAGAAGGCAAGTCTATCCAGATCCCGCCGTTGGTACTTAAAGGCTTTGCCGCTGACTTTGATGGCGACTCTGTATCTGGTGATACAGTGGTTTGCATTAAAAGAAAGGACGGACGGATATCTGTTCGCAAGATCAAAGATGTCAATGAGTCCCCGGCTAAAAAATAATATCATATGTTTTATTGGCGTCCCATTGATTTGGGGCGTCTTTTCTTTTGGTGCAAAAAAAATTAAGAAATCGTGGGATAAGAATAATGTAGAAATAAAATTAGTCACATTTCTACAAAAATTTAATTAAAAGATGGGAGTGTTTTTACTATGTAACAATTAGAAATATTCAAGGAAAAATGTACATAATAGTACGAAACTAAAAATGAAAGGAGAAATATTATTTATGAACAGCAAAGAAATCATTGCTGCTAAACGTAAAGCAGATGCACCTAATAGGATATTACGTAATATAGCACGCATCAGTGTTTATGGGTTAATTATTATTTGTATTATTGGCATTACCAACATGATATTAACAAGTCTCACAAAATAATTCAAACTATTGGTATAAGAATATTGTAGAAATAAAATTAGTTGTTATTTCTGCAAAAATTTAATTAAAAGAATGGGAGTGTTTTACAATGGAAGATGTAATCATGGAGAATAACGAAATGGAGAACAATGCAATGGAAAACAACGAAATGAATTTGAATGTAGAAGGTAAACAAAACGAAGGTTGGAAACCTGATACAAAATCAGTAGCACTTGGTGTTATTATTGGTGCAATAGGATTATACGTAGGACAAAAAGCTGTTTTGTTATATAGAGGTTACAAAATGGCTAAAGCTGCAGAACAAGTTGTTCAATCCTATACTCAAGCACAAGGACAACAAGAAGCACAAAGTTAATTAGAGGTGTAACAAATATAGCCCTAGGAGAAATCCTAGGGCGTCATTTATTCAGCAAATTAAAATTTAAGTATATAATTTATAAGCACGTAAACGAAAGGAATGATATATATGGAAAATCTGGATAACAAAACAATTATTGGTGGAGCATTAGGTATTTTAGGTGGTATTGCAGGAACATTAATTGCTCAATATGCGTTTAAGAAACGTAAAGAAAGTATTGATCGTCAACAAAAGCAATCTAAACCATATTATAATAAAAAGCAAAAACAAAATACTAATCCGAATCCCAATACCATTAATACAAACCAAGAAAATACTAATAAGGAAGCTGGATCTGATACCAAAGGTAATAAAAATCAAAACCAGCAATCCGCACATAAAAATAATAACACAGATAAATAATCGTGATTATTATGAATACAATTCTACGTAGCGAGATTCTTCTCGCTACTGTTATTCTATTTCTCTTACATTTGATAATAAAATATTTAATGTGAGGTGAACTGGATGAGTGCATCAGTATCTATTGGTTTGTGTCGTGATAGGCATGCGTTTCCAGAAGAAGTAGAAAAATGTATTTATGGGGAGATCAAAGATCCCATGGATATAAAAGGCCTGGAAAGACGTGCTGATGAATTATTTAAAAGCCTAAAGGTACAAAATACGGATCTCAAAGAAGTATCCTTATATGTAACAGGTTTATCTACAGCATTATGCGCTGCGATCAATGCAGCAAAGAAAAACAAGATTAAGTTAATCCTTAATCATTACAATATAGCAACTCGGGGCTATGTTCAGCAGAAGATGCGGTAGCCCCAACACCCCTATGCTATAAATAATGGGAACGTAATCGTTCCATCCTTCCGTTATTTATATAAAATAATATTTTTAAAGTGACGTAATAGTCGTCACGAAGGAGTTAACCATGACTGTACAAAACATCAAAAACATCAAATTTCAACCTGAAGATTTTACGGAGCGCTATGTTCTTAAGACTCCAAAGTTCTATCTTGGTATCGAAGCTCTTATTGATAGCTCGCCAACGATGAAGGAGGTATTTAAAGAAGCGCCGATTCCGAAACTTCAGAAAGAAAAAGTGGAAAACGATGCTGAGTATGAAACATGGGCTTTATGGCAATTGTTAAATACCATAAAGATTACCCCGCCAGTTAATCCTGCATTATTAACTTATGCACAACGCGTAGCCTATGTAGCCAAAGACGCAGTGGATTATATTAATGCAGAAGGAATTCCGGTTAGCTGGAGGAAGGAAAGCTCCGAGCCTGACGCTCGCTGGGTATTCTGGGTTTTACTTCCTGACCAAGAATTCAAGGAGCGTTTCTCCGTTGAACCTGTTGGCAAACGCCTGGAGATCAACGGTTTTGTCAGAGAGCCTCTGACACACCAGAAACGTAACTAATTCTTCCAAAACAGAGGTTGGAGAAATCACGCTACGTTTCTGTTAAAATGGCAGAAGCATGTCAAAGTTTCCATCGAGATGCATAAGCAGAAGGATCTTATGCGTCTCTGAAAGGAGGTTCCAAGTGGCGATAACACTTGGACTTCTAATTTGTTTCTCAATACTTTGGTTTGATTTGATGATTGTTTTAGCATATGCTGAAGCTGAGGAGACACTAGTGTGAGAGCAAGGCACTAGCTCAGAAGCATATTTCGAGAGATATTTGGTTTCAGGGTTTGATCCCGATCCATACTTCTCTCTTTTTTTTAACAAAGTATTTTCGGTATAATAGATCGTAGAACCTAGTGAAGGAGTTCGATCTATGTATACACTGGAAACAAGCCCCTCTGATTTCTCCCAAAAGATATTATACTTGGATGGTAAACCTTTTAGTCTTGATGGGTTACCATACATGGTTACTATAATGAATACAGACTCAGAAAAATTGCTTCTTATGACTGGTCGCCAGGTAGCAAAATCAACTACTATTGGTGCAACCAGTATTACAGAACTTGCCAGCAAACCATTCTGGAGATCATTATACGTAGCTCCTCGAGATAATCAGGTATCACAATTTAATAATGATAAACTTAACCCAATGATAAATAATTCTCCGATTATAAAGAATTATTATGTTAATTCTTCGTGTACTATGCAAACCCAGGCTAAAGAGTTTTTAAACGGATCTATGATGTATTTACGTAGCTGCTATCATACAGCCGATGGTATCCGTGGTATATCCGCAAATTCTGTGTATCTTGACGAGGTACAGGATATCATTTTGGATAACATCCCTGTAATAGAAGAATGTACAGCACGTAAAACTCCGAAACGTATGGTCTTTTGCGGTACTCCTAAAACATTTGATAATTGTATTCAAAAGCTTTGGGAACAAACTACCCAACACTATTGGGCAATGAAATGCAAGGGTTGTACAAAGTGGAATGTACCAATCGTAGTAGATAATCTAGGTGAAGATGGTCTTATATGTAAATACTGTGGTAAACCCTTGGACGTAGCAACTGGTGAATATGTAGGCAAATATCCTGACAGGGATTTTGTTGGGTATCACATTTCTCAGGCAATGATCGCAGGTGTTCCTCAAACAGGTATTCCCTGGTCCCGTCTTATCGAAAAATTAAATAACCCATTATATAGTGAGGCAAAGTTTTTCAATGAATGTCTTGGTTATTCCTATGATAACGGTGCAAAACTTCTGGTTGAATCAGATGTCGTTGCGTGCTGTGATCCTGAAACAACAGAATTTACTACTAATAGAAAAGGTGAATGGGGAATATATACTGTAGTTGCTACAGTAGACTGGGGTGTACTTGGTGGAAACACGCATACCGTAGTAACTATTGGGGGCCTGGATCCGCAGGATAAACTGCGTGTATTTTTTAGCCAGAAATTCCCAGTAGATCAGGACCCATTATCCCAGATGGATCAAATCGTTAAGCTAATAGCTTCTGCCACTCCAGTTTTAATAGTATGTGACCGTGGTGGCGGTAGTTTAGCGAACTCTGTGCTTCGTAAACATTTCCCGAATGTAAAAGTATACGAAATAGAATATAAAGCGCGTGTAACTGTAGGTATGGAATTTAACGATAAATCCAGATCCTGGGTTACAGATCGTACTCGTGCAATGGCAGGCGTTGTTTTAGATATTAAAAGCCAAAGAATGATTTTCCCTGCATATAAGGTTATGAAACCTTTCGCAGAGGATCTATTAACCTTATCTTGTGAATATAATGATAGGATTCGTGCATTCCAGATAATCAGGGATATCAATGTTCCTGATGACTTTGCACATACGCTAGTATATTTACGTTTAGGTGCTAGATACTTTGCTAAAAATCCAAGGGCATTCAAACATCAGTTAGATGATTTCACTCCACCTAACGGTGAAATACCTGAAGAATATGAGTAAAATGTTATAGAGATCAAAATGGTATAAGTAATATGGAGAAGATATCTATATCAAACCTCTAAAGAAAACGTAAGTCTGCGCTGACGGCACGCATCTGGGAGATGTACCCTAACGCAGTTTTCTTTTAGGAGAGTACTGTTATAGATGCAGCCCTCATTGGGGTGGTTTCTTCTCTTAGGACTACGCCGCTCGGTCCTAACCTGTGCAGAAATAATCATCCCCTTACAAAGTGTTATTCACTATCTCACTTTAGTGCACAAATCTAAACCAGAGCGGCCATCCTCCGAAGACCCTGAGTCAAGCAATTGATTTCAGGGTCTTTTATTTTTTATTAAAAGAAAGGAATGTGACTGCCATGAGTTCTATGGAAACTCAAGAGAGACAAGGAACTATAGTAGACAAAAGCAACACTGTTGTTTACTGGGGACCTAATGCTCTCAACATCGGTGTCTTGCTGCAAATCGTACCAGGTGTAATTGCAAGATGCGCTTATTTTTCTTTTAAACCGTTGACCCCCATTTTTAAGAATTATCTTATATGGGAATTTAGTGCAGATGAATTCAGGGACTTTTGTACTAAATTAAAAGAATGTACCTATGGTGTTTTAGAAGTTTATACTTCCTCTTCTAAACGGTTAATTTTTAATGACCTTCAGGTTTTTACAGACGAAAATACTGAACCCGTATTTTGTACAGTTCCGTTATTTGATACCTCCCCTATGCCTATTAGTACTGTTATGAGTCTAATAACTGATGCTAATGTATTTGTTTCAAACCTAGTTTTCGGAAATGCATATGTTACTCTATTAAAGGATACAGAAGATATTGAGTCCTTAAAATACTATATGCATCTTCCAGTAGAACATAAGCTGATCCTTAATGGTATAGAAATAAAGAATAAGTGTAATCTATGTAAACATCAAGCTCATAAAGAAGATACTTTATGTATTAATTATGATATCGATTATAAATGCTTCTTTACCCTAAATCCGATATCAAAAGAGGAAATCAATAAAGATATCCAACAGTTATACGCAAATACTATTATTTCAGGGTTGGATATCGACAGCAACGAATTTCCCATTTTACAAAAGTTTAAAAGTAATAAAGACTTTGAGGAATGGTATACAAACACATATCTCAAAGATGAACCTGTAGAAAAGGAGAATGTATAATGGATATTAACAGGTTTCCAAAGCTTGTACGTGAGTATTATAATACTTTAACTGGGCGGCATAGTCAATTAGAAAGTATCTGTGGCAATCGAGTACTTACATTATCCGAATTGCCCTTTATTGATTATAATTCTTTTTCAAGTTATATGGGAGTAACTCCTGAAATACTAACGTCTATAACAGACGTTACTGCAAAAGCCTGTTATTCCAGGTTTTATATCGATAAGAATACTAAGAAAATCGTTCCCTATTCTTTTGGTATTAAACTTAGAGAAATCAATGCCCCTACCGAAGCTTTAAAGGAACTACAATTAAAGCTAATGGAATTCTTTAATCAGTTTCCTAAACATCCGTGTAATTACGCATTTATGCAAGGTAAAAACATTGTAGATGCAGCTAAAACAGTTGCTAATGACGGGGTACTTGTACATGTAGATTTAAAAGACTTTTTCCCAGCTCACACATCCTTATATGTACAAAAAGGGCTTGAGCATTTAATTGCAAAAAATTTTAATACAAATTTACCCCTGGATGTTCTGAGTAGAATCGTTAAACTTGTTTGTTTAGATGGGGTACTACCGCAGGGAGCTCCTACTTCTCCAATTCTTACTATAATCCTTAATTATGATTTTGATTGCAGAGTAGCGGAACTAGCAGAAAAGTTTGGGTTTACATATACTCGATATGCAGATGATTTATGCTTTTCAGGTAACAAAAGTGATGCAGAATGTCAGGACTTTATCAGCGAACTTAGTGAGGTAGTACATCCATTTCGGATGAATTATAAGAAAGTTGGAATTATGCGTGATAAAGCTTATCCTATTGTAACTGGCTTCCGTATAAAAACAAAAGTTACATATCTGCCATCTACTCAGTCTGCTAAAATTATCGGGATTATAACAAACTATTTACAGATGCCAGACTTACGTGGAACAATATCTGCCAAAGTCATTGAGTTCACGTTCTCTAAGGATACCAAAATTCCATTGGATGAATTGCCAGAAACATTAACACGTATCACTGACCTGGTTCATACGAAATATCCAAATTTAGAATTTATAGTTAAACCAATGTATAAATATGTACAATCGGTGAAAACTGTATTGGGATTACATATATCTAACTCGGAAGTAAAGTATCCACGGAGTAAATATAATGACCTGCGAGTTGAAGCGATGCTGATTGGAAAACAGCTTGGTATACGAGAAGTAATGTATAATATACATCCTGCTAGAATCGCGTTAGTTAAAAAGTATGCGGCTCACAATAAATTCTTTAAATCATCATTTAGAAATTTAATGGTGAAACCCTTGAGTAAACGGGTGTTTAATGGCAAGCTGGCATTTCTCAGTATAGTAGATCCAGATAAAACCCTAAAGTTAAAAACTATCATGGATAAGCATCGCCAAAAAACTGTAGAGGATATGATCGACATATTTAAAAGGGAGGGGTTCTAAATGGCTGAACCTGTTAGCAAAATAGATACAAAGGCGTTGGAGAGTGGACCTATTATAGTCAACGCAGAAATGTTAAAATTAGCACAAGAAAAAGTTGAACGAGAAAAAGAAGAAAAAGAAAAGGCAAAACAAAGGGCGCAAAAAGAAGACGAGAATACATTATTGGACTTAGCGCCTTTTACTTGCCATCATAATAAAGGGGAAATTAGATGTAAAGCGTTGGAACAACCAATGGGACCTCCGTTATCTCCCTCTGAAGTTACCTATTATCTATCAGAATTCATGAATTTAATATATTCATCAATTCAAGATACTCGAAATGCAGATGAAATAATCTATGAATTGGGGTGTCACTTCACAGATCTTTTGCAAGATATTATGTCAGATAAAGTTAATTCTAAACTTATCAAAGATCTATGCCTCGTAGATTATAGTGATTCTGTTAGTTATTTAAATGATACCTATGAATATGATTTGTTTGACACTGAAGACGAATTTTTAACAGATCCGTTATGGAAAGCGCAGAGTTCTTATTTTAAAGAAATGGTAACTAAAACACCAGAGTATTTAGACCCTGATATTGATGAAGTCAATGATGCTGTCCTTTCCGAGTTAGAATATCGGAAAGATAATCCTGTTTGGTATCCAAAGTGTCAAGAGTATCTAACTGATGACAGTCGTATCTATGCCAGCAAAGAATCCTATGAAAACCATGGGTGCATACTTAAATACGCAAATGATGGTATGGAAACTATTGCTTTTTGTAAATCGGTATCCGAATCGTGTACTGAATACTTCAAACTTATAAATTTAAAGGCTGAGTTGACCCCGATTAAGGTTTATGGACTTATGATGTTAGCAAACAGTTATTCAATTACAGCAGTAGATTTTGAAAAGCCCATGCACCTTCGTTGGTACACAACGTTCAGACATAAACTGGTATATTTGCTCATAGATATCTTTGATTTCAATAAGATCGACAGTGAATCCCTAGAAAAATATAAGGATGATCTTACTAAAATTGTTGATTATTCGTATGCGCTTAATTAAAAAAAATTTGGTATAAGTAATCTGTAGGAATAATATTAGATATTATTTCTATTTATAAATACAGTATCTCATGTGTTATAATTTTCATTCCGAGAGTTCTAGGAATAAAAATAAATAATAGTAATAACATCTGGCCCAATTGCGGTTGTGTACCGTTGGTCACATGCTCGCTTCCTATAAGAAATTATAGGATAGATAACGGTAAGGAAAGATATTACTAATTATAGCGCCAACATGGGATACTGTATTTTATTATCTTGATATTATTAAGACTGCCTAGGTAGTCGAGATTCATTAAGAGTTCTTAATGGTTTTTTCTTATGGTTTAGACGGCAGTCATAAACCTATGAAAACAACCCGTGACATCGCGTTATACCTCCTCATCCGCCAAAACGACGGGACCGTATAATCGCATGGGGACTACTTAGGTAGTCTTAATAATATCAAGATACTTTATTTTCATCTTATTTGACCTCCAGAAATATTTCGTTAGCATCTCCTTATGTTATGTCCTAATGTATAACTAATATTATACATATAACACATGCTTCCTAACGTTCGACTCCCATCAACGTTTCTCCAATTTCTGGAGGTCAGATAAGATGAAAGTAATTAAACCCCGAAACGCCCTAACTACCTATAACAGAGTTTGACAATGAGTTCATTGTCGTCTTCCTATTTTTAAGCTTACAGCTTAAAAACCAACCAGGAACTTCGGATCCGGCAGCCATGCATGATCGGGCGTGTTATAGGTAGTTAAGACTTTTCGGGGTTTTCTTTTTTTTAGTTATTGTTTTTGATAGCCAATAGTCCAGTAGACTTCAAAATATAACCCAGGAGTTTTACGCCATAACCCAACTGTAGTACGAGCTATCATTGTACCATCAGTAGTAAATAAGCCCATCTCTTTAATATCCTGATTATCTACTGCATCGTCTACCATGTCATACAGGAACGAAAATGTAAGGCTTAAGCCATCATCCGCAATTGTAGGAACAGTAGCGGTTAATTTACGAGAACCTGATAATTCACTGTCAAGTTGTTCATCTGCGATAGTCACTGCAGTATCACCGGTTCCCAATGCTAATTGGCGAACAAACGGAAGATCTGCTGAATCAGTCCCCCAGCCGCCTAATAGTTTTATAATTGGGTACCTAATACCCAATACGATATTATTAGGTACTTTACCTTCCTGAACTACATTACCCTCTGCATCTTTCAACTTAAAACCTACTCTACCGATAAGTTTCGATCCTGAACAGATACCTAAAGCATCTTTATTAGCAATATCATTTATTGCTATATTATTCATACTGTTTCCTCCTCACCATACTGTAAATTTACATACAGACGTCTAAAAGTTGGACTCTTACGATCCAGAGCATACATCGTTATTTTAAAATAAATAACCCCAGTCATATCTCGCAGTATTTCTGGTACTGGTTGCCAGTTTGTTTTATCCTGCGAATATTTTATATCAACCAGAGTTCCTTCTGGGGCATCATATTCTGTTCTTGCAAAAATATTTTTAGGAATGCCGCCAATTGGGAAACTCTGAGAAACAACGCTGCCCTTATCCCCATCAAATACAACCAGACCATCCTTTGCCATAACAACATTATCCATTTCCCACTTATCCATTTCCAGGATACCACATACAGTTTCGCCCTGTATAAAATTATAACTGGGCGTGCTATCTATTAGTTCCTGGGTGATCTCAGAGTAAATACCACCAGAAGTATCGCCCTTCAAATCAAGTTTTATTCCCATGTCAGTTACATCCGCAGGGAATGTCATATGGCTAAGATGAAATTCTTTATGCTCAGCAAATGGAGTATCTGTTTCTCTAAAGTAAACTTTACTGTAGTTAAGTTCCACATATGACGGTTGATTAGGCTTGCTTTTCCAGAACTCATTAAAATTATCGTCATCTTCTTTATCGAAGATATGCCAATAATAATTATTTAAAGTAAGAGCTAATGGATCTGAAAGATCATCCGTAAATATCGGACGACCTACATCCTTAGAGTAAATAAACATATCTCCAGGTATATTCTTAAGACCATAGACTGCAGATAAATTCAGTCGTACACCTAGACTATCAATGTCTGGACTCATTATATTGTTATCATCATAAGACTCAGCTACGTATTGCTGAGTTAAAAATATATCGGTCCTGGTAGGCAAAGCATCATAGAATAACTGGAGAATATCCTGATTGTCCTGGAATACTTGAAGATCTTGCCATTGGAGATTTAACCGGATATAAGCTACCACATCATACAGGAAATTAGACATGATATAATCTCTAATTTCTTCTGTCATAGGAGCATCAATGAGATACTTTGCAAACAGATCTACTGGTCGAGTTTCCCACCAATAAGGATGTGTTTTATGGGTAATAAGTTCAACAGTGCTTGACAGAGGCTGAAATCTATAAAGAACATCCCCCTCTTTTACACTGATTTTAGCATTACCCATTGGATAGGAATATCTATCAGTTTCTACTACTTGGTTTGCAATACTAATAACGGTTTCATCACCATACTTAGCAACTGGTAAGCCAACGACTAAGTTAAGCATTGCAAGCAAATTTCTAGGTGAAGGCCCCAAGTAAAATCCTGCTAATATAGGAGCAATAGAGTCTCTATATGTAGTTGAGTCCAGGCGCTTGTAATCCAGGAGATTGCCGATCTCGTTATAGATACGCAGTCCAGCATAGCGACCCTTTGATAATAATAGCTTTTTTTTAGGTACCTCTTTTACAAATGCTAGTTTACCTTTAGTTAATTTAAAGTCTACTTCATTTTGAAGATTGATTTCAGGGTCTACATAAGCATCGTAAAACGCATCTAAAAATAGCCAGTTCTCATCAATTGTGTACACATAAGGATAATCCTCATCCTCAAGGTACGTAGGCTCACCAAACTCAAACTCTTGCCATACTTTTGTAATACCAACAGTATGCTCATTTATCTCATTTATATCATACCGAGCTAAAAGAGATATATCGGTAGGTAAGGATAAAATAGATGCAGCATGTGATGTTACTCGTAAAATATCTTTCGGCTTAAACTTTTCAGTCCAAAAGTCTGGTGTTAAGGTCTGAAGCCATGAGTTATAACGTTGCATAGGCTACGCCTCCACATCAACTTTTATCAAGTCTTCATTCGTGTACCAGCAGCATGTACGCATAGAGATCTGTGACCGGTCTTCGATTATAAATTTTAAACTGTCAGATTCCAAAGGACGGAGAATAGAATCTTGAGGTTGACGGTATAAATCAAGACCAATACGTTCCATACGTAGATCCTCGGTTAAATAATAACATTTTACATCGATCGGCAAGTGTACCATCATAACCCCAGCATCACGAATAATGTGAGCAATTTCAGCTACCTGTGGATAGTCGGAATCCCGTAATTCATTTACGTACTGAGATATTGCCTGTTTTACCTTTGCAATCGCAGTACTCGATTCAATATCTGAGACTTTTATTGAAGCAGTGAATACCAGCGGCCACATTTGTTTTACAAGATTATCTGTATGCAACAGCTCATTATTAGAGTTGTTTACAAAATCTTCAACATCCGAGATACTTGATGTTAAGCTGCTCATAGGAGAAGCCGGGGTAAGCAATGGTACCTCTTCTTTTACAGAACCACGCAGTGATGTATCATTAGGAAGCAGGTTTGCATCATTCCACGCCTGCATTAATTCTTCAGGTTCATTGATCAAACTCTTGCCATTAAAAGCTAATGGAAATCCCAACGGAGCTACATAACCGCTTTTTATATTAAAGGTATTATTGCGAATATAAATATCGCATTTACCCCCAATATGTACAGTGCCTACACCACGTATATTTACCAGGTCACGAATCATTTCGTTATCTCTGATACCTACGGGTACTACTTCCTGAATATTATCAAAGTTATCACGTAAAATAGCTTTAACAGTTTTATATGCAAAGAGTCCCCGTAATGCCAGTTCATCCTTGCCTCTATTATAAAACACATAGTTCGATTCTACAATACCGCCATCACTTGTATCAGCAAGAAAATATGCTCTGCGTACAAAAGCAGCTACAGAACCCGTAACTGTTACGGCGTCATTAGTTACTGCATTATAAAAACTACCTGTACCAAGTGATCTAACAGAGACATCAACATAGTAACCATTAACATCATCACCTGGCAGCTCATCTTTAGTTACAAAGTGGTCAGATACTACTTCATATGTTCTGCTATTACTAGCTTCCCATACATCGCCTGCACTTATATAAATATCAGACTTAGATCCAAAGATTACTCGAACTACACCTGTCACATAGTTACCTGTACGTCTGGTTAAAAAATACCGACTCATCAAACGTTCAAGGTCTTCATTGTCCATAGATACATAATTTTGTAATCCTACAGATTCCTGAAGTCGCTTTGCACCTTCTGCTTGACGTGTCCAGATCATTGCAGCAGGACGTATTAACATTTCATAAATAGGAGTACCTGGACCGCAATCTAAATTGGGATAGGCATCTGAAAGAATATTAAATATTCTCGTTTCCATATTAACTGTTGTATCAAAATTATCAGTTATCGCCATTGTTTCCTCCTTTCTCAGTTTACTTTCATCGAATATACTATCGATGCAGCTTTAGCCGGAGTAAACCGTACAGTGATGGAGATTTGATTAGCAGCATTTATGTCAAGTGATATCAATTCTATAGAAGTAATGATATCATCTGCTGTTTGTGTATTTTGAGAGCTCTCAAGACTCTGGAGTTTAAAGAACTGTCTGATAGCTTCCGATACCTGGTCTCTTACAAACACTTTTGTCTCTGTAGTATCAACAACATTCATTCGTACTAACTTAGAAAGTTTAGTTCCAAACCAGGGACGGATAGGATCAGTACCTACCCCAGTCATTAAAATAACTGTAAATTTCTGCATTGCCCGCAAAGGTCCTGCCACTTTATCATAGGGATCAAGTGTATAACTAACACGAACAGGACCAATATTGCTTTCAAGCCTAGGTGTCATTATTAAACCTGAAATCATGATTTAAGTGCTTCCCCCTTTGCCTCAATTTTACTTTGAACTTTTTCAGCCAAAGCCTTACCTTGCTCTGTAACTTCTTCGGCAGTGCTCGTTAATCCACCAACAGCACCTGCCATATTTTTTATATCATTTACTGCGTTAATCATTTCTGTTCGTTTTTGAACACTGGCTATAGCTGATATAGAATTTTCTAACGCTTTATAATCCACGTTGATCTTTGTAGGATCTACGATATTTAATTTATCACTGGAGAATTCGTTTAAAATACCCATGATGCCGCTTAATGCGCTTGCATAGCCTAACGCTGTAAAAACAAATTGAGTCAGGGAATCCCCGCCACTACTTTCAGACGTAGCTTCTTCCTGAGTCAATTGACTGCCAATAGTAGGCATCGTTTTATCTTTGGCACGCTCAATAAGTGTCTTAGCACTGGTAAGCGCGATATGAATAGCATCTGCACTGTTATACGCAGATGAAACTCGGCTTACGGAACGGTAGCCCGGAGGGAAGATAGAATAGGTAGAACGCGGATCATCAAGGTTACCTAATGTTCCTTTAGGGGAAACCCAAATACCTGAGTAGTCTAATCTTCCGGAACCCTGGACTCCGATATGTACATTGTCTCCCTCGTTGACCTCTGCTTCAAATATTACAATTCGGAAGGTAGTATCTTCGATGATCTCAGTATACTCCGTATTCCCGACTTTCATATACGCAGTGGCAGTACCGCCCTGGGCACGAACAGAGCCAATAAACAAGCAAGTAGTTGGAGTAGTATATGTTAACGGCGTATGCCAGTTATAATTTGTATCAGCTTTGGGGAACGATGAAATCGATAGATACCTAACAGGTAATCCCGAATACAAAGTTTCCAGAATTTTCCCTGAGCAACCATCTACTGTTTCATTTTCTTTCCAGGTATCTATTCTGTAAAAATAAGGGTCATCATTACCAACTGGGTCATTATCTTCTACTGTTTTAACAGGCGGACCATATGATCCTTCAATAATACGTTTAGCCAGAGTATCTAAATTTTCATCATTTTTTAGATACTTCATATCATCTATATTAGTAACATACCCAATATAATAGGTTATATCCGAAATAGTTCCATATTTTAAACTGTTTGTCTGGGTATAACCCAATGAATCTATTGGTGTACGTTTCTGCTGATAAGTTTCATAGTTAATTGTACCTACAAGGGCGTTATAGCTATCACAGAGAATGTTATAGCCTGAAATAGAAGCATCAAGGTCGGTATAGCAATCAATAGTTATAGTTACCGTAGGTGCATATTTAACTTTTATATCTCTAAGGTCCGGCTCTGTTGCATCCAGCGATTCCCGTGAAAGCATACATTCGTCACCTTTTATCTCGATATATTTTTTTAATAATTCAGCAAATTTATAATTTGTAGAGATCCTAAAAGTATCGGTATCTGCATGACGTGTACCTTTTAATGGATGGAGAACTATCATAGCCTTACCTCGTTAGAAGCCTTCGGACGCTGTATTAAGAGCTTCTCGTACAACTCCGATAACTTCGTTTTTCTTTTTATTATACATATGTGGTGTAAGTTTTAAGTAAGTCCTGATTTTGGAGTCAGGCAATTCTACTTTGCCGCCATAACCAGTTGTATGCTCAAGTATATATTTACCAGGATTATCAAGCACATGGTAAGCATAGTATAACGCTTGTTCAGTAGGATCAGTTTCATGTATCCCTGGATCAAACGTCTGTTTACTCTCTACCAGTTCACGACGAAGCCTGGTAGTAGCGTCAATAACTTTCGGCACTGACCACCCAGTAAACTCTGCTATCTCCTGGTGAGTTGGCTCTCTATTAAGAGCCTCCGACAGGTATTCCGTAGCCTCAGTGATAGGTCGAAACTTAAAGTGTACATTTTCCGGAATACGGATGGCATGTTGATTACTGATATTTTCACGGCTTACTTTTTTGTAAGTATTGATTACATGCGTTGATAACTTGGCTCCCATTGCAGGATTATAAGTATCAAAGGCTTTCAACGTAAGTTCTTTAAGCTCTGCTTCTACAACAGAGTACGGCCGTACATTGCTAAGCTTTCTGGCATTGCTTACAATGACACCATGGAATTTTTTCAATAAATCCCATTTAGCTTGAATATTACCTTGTTTATATTTACGCCAAAGTTCCAAATCGGAATCAGAATATTGATTAGATGCCTTAAGGCCAACTTTACCCTCTTGGAACCCGACTAACTTAGGTCTAACCATTTTATTTCTCCTTTCACATTCTTTCTTATGCTTTTATTATACCTGGATTGGTATAAGTATATTGTATAGATACTAGGTAATAGTATCAAAATTTTAATAAGGAGGTCGTTGATATGATAAACGACATAAAATTAAGAGATCACATTTTAAAGGTATTCCATGAATCCCCAGATCATCGAGAAATAACAGATGCGCTAATTAAATTTATTCAGGATGAATTAAAGTTCAATCAAAAACTTACTCCAGAATTACAACATGAATTAGTTCATAGATTTTTCTATGAAAAATGCTGCTATGGGATATCGGTACCCTATACTCGTAAAGATGACTGGAAATTTGGTATAGAATTGGAGTCTGGTAAACTTATATCATTTGTACTATCCCATGGTATTGTTGATCACTGGCTTAGAGATGTATATGGAGGATACCCCTGGGGAACCCCGGATCTCGATTGGGCATTATATGGTAAAGTTCAAGGTGTGTGCGTAAAAACTCTTATAGATTGGTTTTCAAGTGCAATAGTATTAGATGACGATTCCTCTACTAAAGAAATAACACCTACCCCAAGAAAAGAATATGAAGATATATGCCCTACAATCGATGCCTTTTTAGCTGATGTATTCAACAAAGCATCTCTAAAAGAACTTGCAGATATGTATTTTACTTTAGCAACATTAGATGCTAAATCTTTGAATTTAGAACTGGTTAGAAAAAGACATAAAAAGATGTGCAATGATATCCAGGAGCTTAATATACATAATATATATTCAACGTTATTAGATAAACTGGAAAAAATCTTTAAAAGTATATGCATCGTTATATCTGCAGACGCGGAATCTAAAGCTGAGTGTAAGGAATTACCTGTCCCTCCAGTAGAGGTTCCACAAACTGAAACTAAACCTGCAACCAAGCCTCAAGAAAATAGACCTCCTCGTCAGGAAAGATTTAAAATCCTAATTAAGAAGTTCAGAGATGACGTATATAAGAAAGTAGTATTCCCTGCAGACTTTAATGAAGATAAATTTCATGATCGCTTCAATAAACGTATGACTTTGTATATTAGGCGTAATCAGATGAAATCTGAGGTGAGTCCTGACCTGGCAATGAGGATACTAGATGAAACTCATGGTCTTATGGCAATACTCCCATTCTATGTAGAAAATGATAAAATTATATATCCTGGCAAATTTATTGGGAGCTTTAGGCGTGATGAAAATGTCCTGTGTAGGTTTACGAAGAATTTTGGATATCCAATGAGTTTACATGCTAATACTAATGGATATATCGCAGACGGAACAGATTTTATACCTGGAAATGTAGGTGATATATTAAAGGATTTTGCAGAACACAGTCAATATAATAGATTTCTAGCAATACCTATCGAAGTATTAAACAAGGAAATCATGGATGTCGCTGAAGATACTCTTGTAAATCCATAATACTAAAAGAGGCGATGTTAATCATCGCCTCACTATTTTTACAATGAAAATTCTTTTTACGGAAGCGGTGAGAAATAATAATGGATATATTCGTTATAATAGGTACAACATTAACAATTGTAAGTATATGTATTTTGGTTTTATATATAGGCACTAATTGGGGTAAACTGAAAAAAGGTACAGTCATCCTTTTAGTTTTGTTGAATGCACTAATACCGACACTTACATATATTTATACAGTACCCCGTATGGATAATGAAATTCAGGATGTACGTACTGCAATTGCAAATAAACAAAAGATAATAATGATAGATACGTCATATCTATGGGCTTCCCAAATAAATAGGTTGCACAAAGAACTTATAGAAGCTGGATATACGCAAGATTCATGGTTAGTTTTTACTATAAAGGAGGAATAAAATAATGAATATTTACGACAAAGGAACAGGGGTTGCCCTGGTAAGCAAGAAAAACGAGGTATTATTAGGATTACGAAGTGATGGTCAGGGCTGGGGACTTGCAGGTGGGAAAATCGAAAACAATGAAATGCCGTTTGAAGCAGCTATGCGAGAATGTGCAGAAGAATTCGGTTATGTAGTAGAGAACCCAGATAATATGAAATTTGTAGGCAGATTCTTTGCTCCTGCAATTATAAAAGGCGAAAAACAAATGGTTCGCAGTTACATATTTATGTACAAAATTCCAACAATGGATATTAAATTAGGAGAAAGAACAACTGAAATGACTGAACTCAAATGGTTCTCAAGAGAAGAAATAATGTCAGAAGCTAATCTTTTTCCACCTACACTTGTAGCTCTTAATCAAGTATTAAAAATGTTAGATTCTACTATTGAAGGAGATAATTGACAATGAAACTTACACGAGAAGCTATTGATGCTGTAATTGCCAAAGCTAAAACAGCTAAGAAAAACAATCAGAAAACTATTGAAATTGACCCTGATGAATTGATTAAACTTTGTTTTGCTATAAATTCTGAACGAAGAAATAATGTTATGCTAAACAAAAAATATTCAGTGCTTACAACTAAATATAAGAATCTGGAAAAAGAACTTTCACAATATACATATCAAACTCCAGACACGATTAAGCCTAAAATAACGTACCTACGTTGACCTGCATTGACTTATATGGTATACTAAAGTTAGTATTAAATAATAACTTTGGAGGTATACGCAATGCAAGCAATCAGTTCATTTCCTACTCTTGAAGAGTTTAAAGAATTTTGTTCTCTTGAATTTGAGAACGTAAGTAAAAGCTATAGTAAGGATATTTTTATTAATCCCATAACTCTTAGTATGGCAGAACAATGTTACGGTGAAGCAGAATATACATCTCTGCGTGCTTTCATAGATAAGCATGGTCTTAGAATTGGGGACCATAGCCAGGACATTAAATCCATGGCTAAATCCAGCAGAACCTTTGATTCTGTATGGTACCCCCAGCCTGATTATATTCAACTTCCTACCCGCGGCACTGCATGCTCTGCAGGTTACGACTTTTTCCTGCCGAAGGACGTAACAGTTACAAGTGATGAACCGGTATTCATAGGACTTGGTGTTAAAGCTTATATGCAAGCAGATGAATGGCTTGCACTGTATATCAGGTCCTCTCTGAGTAAAAAAATGTATCTCCTGAACGGTACAGGAGTCATTGATTCAGACTATGCAGACAATGAAGATAACGGTGGGGAGATTGGTGTTATGGTTCAGTTATATCCGGGTATCGAACCTGTAGAACTTAAAAAAGGTGAACGAATTGTTCAGGGTATTTTTCAAAAGTACTTAACTGTAGCACTTGATATTCCCAGAAAAGCAATCCGTCAAGGCGGGTTTGGTTCTACAGGTAATTAACATGAAAGTACCAATATACATTTCCCGTACTGAGAATTTCAATGTAGATACCCTTCCTGGACTAACTACTCTGCCATCGTCGAAATATATAGCTTATATCTTTGAGGTATCATTACTGGCAGGTGGCGATTCGTACTCGGATATACTAGATCAAATCTACGATACCCTGAATTCTGAAGTATATGGACCTGCGATGATATCTGTACTGAGTAATATACCTGAGAACCACAAGCTGCACCCGGTTCCCAAAGGATCACTGCTTACCCTGCAGGATATCGATATTGAAGCTTTCCTTAACAACTAAATAACAAAACAGCTAGAGCTCTGACTGATACGCAAGTACCTCTCAGAGCTCTAAATTTTATCTGTATTGAATTTTTTTAGCTAGCACGGTCCAACCATATAGGTCATCTCTTAACTTTGATCCTGAGTCATCTACGCGCACGTGGTGACCCTTTGCTGTCAACTCTGCTGCCATGGTTTCAGCGTTAGCTTTGGCTTCAGCCTCTGTAGCACCGAAAGCTGAATACACAGTATCTTTTATATCATGCTGGATTAGAACACTCATGGTTACTCATGTTCCTCAATGACTTCAATGCCATACGCAATTGCTGCCATGTTTTCTATCTTACAGCCACGATACTTCTCGAAATCTTTTACAAAATAAGCTACATCTGCGGTGCTCAGTGCTATCAAAGATTTACCCAGTGATGCTAATGGATGGTCTGAACCTGACATACCAAAATAGCTATCTACTATCTCAATATCGTCATCGTCAAAACGCTTTTTTATTCGCTTTACTGCTCGTTCACGTTCTCGAAGAATTTCTACCTCGGTTTTATTCGCCATAGGCTGGGAGATAAATACTTTTATCATGTTTACCACCTTTCTCAACGCACATCAGCGTTGCTCAACGCAATACCTTTATTAACAATATCTGACATATACTCTTTAAGCCGCGCCTGGATAGTCTCGTCAAAGAATTGAGACCCTTCACCGTTTTTGAAGTACCAGTAATTCTGGTCCTCTACTATAGTCGCACCGTCAGCTACTTCTTTTAAATAGCTTTCAATGTCCGGCGTTTCTCTCCAGATTTTTTTTAGCGAGCTACTTACGGTTTTGTTAGACTGATTATACCCCTCTATCAGACCTGGAACATCCTCGTTAGACACTGGTTTGATATTATCGCCTAACATATCCTTATAAGTTGCGTCTATTTTATCAGCGTACTCAGATTCTACGATTGGAAACGCTTCAGGTGCTGCCTCATAGTCCCCATGGGCACACGTAAAAGATATACTGGTAGTCTGAGAACGATCTGTTATATTATGAGTAACATCTGTGATATATCCATATATATTTAACTGCTCTACAGTGGATTCAACACTTACAAAAGGAAATCCTGGTACTAAATAGGGATTAAAGTAACACTCCGCTGTACCATTGCGATATCCATAACGCTGCCTTAAAAGCTCATAACGAGCTAGTCTGGCAATTGTCATACCAATGCCAACCTGTTCAGCTTTGCTGGCTGGCATTGACAGCGTATACTTATCCTCGTCCTTACCAGAAGAAGAACTGCCTTTTAATTTACTCGACTTTAAGTATAGCCAGATATCCGCACCTTTATTTACCGTAGTACAGCGAACACCATTTTCTTCTTCAAACTTTGTTATATTAAGCATAGGGCACGTTTTATCTGTAAGGTTTGCATGCTCCTCGCCTAACGATGCTACAAAGTTTTTATGGATAGGCATGCCGTTCCGAGTTACCTCTTCGTCTTCCGAGTCTATAAAGAGCATACAAAGTAACCTGGAAAGTTCACCGCCTGATCTATTAAAGACTTGGCCTATCGGGTCTGATACCTGTAAAATACGAGTAGGCTCCTGTTTCATAGGCCTGCTGTAGCCAATGCCTGCTTTTATATTAGGAAACAATACATTACAGGACGGAGCCTGGATAAACAAGGTTTCCGGTTTACAAAGTATTGTATAATTATTCTTCAGATTAGGGACAAAGTATATCTGGTGGTAAAATTTAGACATGAACTTCGCCAAGTATTCATACAGTGTTTGTTCACCGTCTTCATTGAAATCCATGTTCATCTGAGTATTAAACGCTAATGTACCGACAAACGATGCAAAGTCGATAATACCAGTTTCTGTAGCTTTTGCCCCTGCAATACCCGCGCCGGTAATCTTAGCTTCATTTTTTTCAGTGACTTCAGAGTCAAACCCTGCAAGATTTGCACCCTCAGAGGTTACATTTGCAAGCATTTTATCTACGGAATTGAGTGCATTACCGACAATCGCAGAGCCGCCGCCAGAAGCAATAGCGCTAGACAACTTATTAGCTGCAGCTAATTGGGTCTCACTGAGAGTTTCAGGTCGTGAGTTCCAAGACTCAGAAAAATTTGTACCCTCCTGGATATCATAGTTTTTCTTTATGGAGTCCTTTATAACTTCACCCTGAAGGTTACCTGGGGGATATACAATGATATCCGCTGTCTGACGGCCAAAATTCATCGCCTCAGTATAGCTGAAACACGGAATATCAATGCGTGTCGTATAGTTACCTAAATCACTGGACATTGCACTTCCGGTATCATTTGCAAGATACTTTGTACCATTGATATCTACTATTGAACCATAAGGTATCTTAGTTGGGTCAACTGCAATGGTTTTACCCGGAACAACAGGGGTACCTGTAGACCCTACGCCATCATCTTTACCATTTTCTATTTTACTATTATAGGTATATGCTGTAAGTTCAACATTACTTATTCTATATGCGTCTGTACTGGCCATTATGTATATTTCTCCCCGGATGATAAATCATTAAAAGCTATATATCCTGCAATTTCTCCATTAAACATATATGTAACAGAAGAATCATGAACAACTCCGTTTCTAGATGTAGATGCTTGATAACATCCACCATTACCATCACTCATTACAATATGTCCTAAGTCCTTACCTACAATAATTGCATCCCCTGCTTTAGGAACATAGCCATCGTTAGCTTCATGCCAAACTCCTTTTTCACGAGCTTCCTTAAGCATATCAGGTACATATCTACTATTCCAATCTATACCGCTTTCATTAACAGATGTTTTTATAAGTTGTCCACAATCTGTACCATTTTGAGGAGTTCCATCCCCCCCTAAAATATATGGAGTACCAAGAGCTGACTCCGCATTTTGAACAATAGATTCACTATTAGTACCAAATCCACCAGTTCCTATTTCACCGTTTGCTTCATATAATTTATAATCTATCCCAGTACTTGTTTCAAAGTTTATATCAGTTGTTGGAACTATACTTGATGCTGGATTATCACTATATTTACCTGTTATAGCTCCACCAACACCCCCAGCACCGCCTTTATTGCGTTCAATGCTCCAGTCTACCAAAGGTGCATTTTTAGCGACGTCACTTACACCATAAATTCTATCTAAAATCTTTAACCCATTAGGTTCAGGTCCTAATTTTTGATAAAACCACTTGCCTACCGAGCCCTTGTCCTTGCCGCCCTCGATAATATTCTTTAAAATCTGGTAAACAAGGTCACCCATGCTCTGAAATGATTTACGCTCGATAAGTTTACTAATTATATCTACCTTTACTTTATCAAATCCGGATGCTACAGTTACCAGAGTAGCATTGCCCAGCATTGTTGCAGAAGGTAAACTCATATATTGCGCTGCAGGCAAACTCATAATTTGCATCAAAGCCAAATACGCAGTTGAATGTATTCCTGTAATAGTCATCTGAGCACCACTAGGATCAATAGAATAGCTAATGCCAGATAATTCCCCATCAAATAACAGTCTATATTTATACGCACCAGTGCTATCTGGCAATAAATCTCTGTAAATTATGTGGATCTTTGTCGTTTCAGGCAAATCACGTAAAAAAGAGCTTGCCTGTAATACAATAGTACAAGTCGGAGGAGCCGATATTCCATAAGAAACAGCGACAGAACTGTGCGGGATCTGGACTCCCTCTAAAAATACCTTGGTATCTAAAAAAAACACATTGGTATCAGGGGAATCCCCAGGACCGCTATTGGTTTCTTCCTGATTTGCATTCTCAGCAGTATCGGTTTCTTTCTCCGCTTCAACAGTTACACCTGGTAACTCATATGAAGCTAAACCATCTTCTGCTTTTTTCTCTATGATTTTCGCTTGGTCTTCATATATTGAACCTATTTTATTCCCTTCATTAGCCATTAATCATAGGTCCCCCTTCCTATCTTGCCTGAATAATACCGTGATCCATATGGTTTTCCGGTAATAGCACTTATTGCTCCAGAAACCTGATTTGCTACCGTTAACGCTTTATTTACTTCCTGCATTTCCTTACTGGTAGTAACCTTATTTACCCAGCTTGACACTGAATCTACAAAGCTTTTCTTTTCTGATGTTTTTGCAACTTCTTTGGGATCTTTCGTTACTTCCTTTTCAATATCAGCCTGTTTTGTTTCATTTGATGTTTCTTCCGCAACCTCTTCTGCAGTATTCTCCGGTTCAGTTACTGAACTATCATAGCCATACGCTTTATTCGGTGGGGGCTGGATAACTACTGCAGTCATACTAAACGGTATAACGTTATCCTGATCTGATACCAACGAGTTATTTATCGATACCGGATAACATGTATACGATGTGAAATCCGGGAAAGTTATTTTAAGACTACACCTAAACTGCGCTAATTTACTTGCCCTGATAAAAAATTTATAGGCATTGAGAAACGAGATGAACCAGGAGCCCTCTGCAGATGCATCAAAGGGCAACAGACCTGATATTACCAGGATCTGAGGTTCTGCGCCAGAAAATGTAGCTGCAAAGTTATCCCCGATAGTCGGCATAATACTTTGCCGTTCCATTAAATTTTCTTGTACAGATGTTATTATAATACTAGTATAACCGTTTATCAAGTGGTTGTATACACTTTGCAGTAAATCTTTATCCTCGCCTGCAATTTGACTAGTTAAAGCCGTTGTTTCACCTTGCAGTTGCATATAAGCTCTACGAGAATCGTCATCTGTACCATCGGTATATGTAAAATCAACAAGTCTACCAGAGCCATGCCTGTACAAAGCTCCGATATCCATTGCGGTCTGTGATCCCACTGCTGCCTGTGCAGCCTCAGAGTTTTGAACCTCATCAGTCATCCCCGCTAAAATGCTATTAGATGAAATAGCACCTGGAACATCTTCCAGAGATAATGAACTGCCAAGATTTGCAGAGTTTAACAGTTCAGTAGCCTTGGAGTCAGACATAATCGCATTACTATATGTAGATGCAGGAGATGCACTTTGAGAGCTAAGAGTATGCTCATCAATCTGTCTCTGGATCGAAACTTCCATCGAGTTTAAGCTGGCAAGCATTGCAGCTTCATTTGCAGAGTTTTTAACCAGGTTATACGTCGTCTGCATAATGTTTTCTCGATCCTGATAGGTACTGTTATTAAATAGAACTCCAGCTTTTACTTGTAAATTTGCAATATTGGCAAGTTTATTTTTAACACTGGAACTTATATCTTCATAGGGTGTATCGACTGCCATTAACTATGTCCACCTCCTTACGACCCATATCCTAAGTCAAACGTTGTAGGGGGCATACCATTTAGTCCCCTTTTTTTCTGTATATTCTGCCTGTTGTCCCAAGTCCACCAATTAGGTTTGAAACTGGTTTCCCCTGTAATACTATTGAATTTATCCCTAGCTTTTTCTGCTTTTTCTTCCGGTGCAGTTGACATTATTACTCGAACTGCAGGTTTACCAGCGCCATCTTTGTCTACCGCGGTATCAATAGCACTCTTGGTAACTCGTGCCATCTTCTCAGTAGATTGCTGAGTTTCCTCTTTTTGGAGTTGAATAGCTCGTGTTACTATGCTGTCACGGATGCTTTCACGGTTGGATGCGTTTACTTTATCAATATTCAATGATTCACCAAATCGCTCTTGGATCTCATTGTCACTCATATTATAAACACTGCTTATAAACTCTTTTGCACGTGCTGCTTCGTCAGTCAGAGCGGTAGAACTCATAATAAGTTTACCAAGTCCACCAGGAGTAATTGCAGCCTCAGCAGCGCTTTGACCATTTTTCAGTTTAAAGCCAATGTCAGACAGTGTTGTATCAAGTTTTCCACGGGTATCATCAACCATCTTGAACCCGACGACATCACGGAATAACTTGGCTGTATCTTCTTTGTACAGCTTTTCATAGTCACTGGTACCATTCGGAGTTTTATCAGAGAAATCTCGTACCTGCCTGCGCGCCCATAGACTTCCCTCTTCTCGTAATCGAGATACTGCACTTGATAATTCTTTATTTTTTATTTTTCGTGCATAAGATGCTACCTGATCCGCGCCAGGACCTTCTCCTGGGCTATAATTACCAGAAGTATACATTTGCAGGATCTGACCAAAGGCTTCGATTTCCTCTGGTGAACTATCGCTGGACATTAAATCAGCGAGTCCTGTCTCTGTAATACCCAGATTCTCCAGTAATCTATTAGCACCGGAAGACATTAAGTTAAACCCTTCAGTACCGGGTACTAAATTAGCATAACGTTCAGCTCCGAACTGACTGGCAAAAGGCATTGCAAACTCTTTTACTCTGTCCAGTTTTCCTGCAACCATTACCTTACTTAGATTACTTTGGTTTCTATTCGTATCCTTGGCATACGTTAAACCAACACCACCAAGATACTGGTCAACTGTGATATTAATTCCCTGACTACGTAATTGCTGTACATATTTCTCTGCACGTTTACGAACATTGGGATCACTGCCATACCCGGAGGCAATAAAGTCCGCAGTACCCGCGATTCTCCCGCCAGCTACGTTATCTTTGACAAACTGGTCACCAAAGACCTGACGCAGAGAGTCAGTGCTAAATACGTTTTTCTTGCGTAACGCCGCATACATAGCATCAGCCTGTGTCGCCATGACACCGTTACCCTTATTTATAAACAGATCTGCTGCTGCACGCAGCGGGTCTGCTGCAGTACCATTTTCCTCGTAGTCGCTAAATACGTTTTCAATATCTTTTACAGTAGTACTTCCTTTTAGCCAGGCATACATGTCACCCAGTGCTTGATCTTTACTCATAGTATTACCAGATGCGATCCTGTTCCACATATCTGCATACTGGAATCCCATATTAGTATCAAGCATAGCAGTTAACCTATTCTGGTCTGCATTACCTGTAATACTGGAATACAATGACAAAACACTACTGCCCAAAGTATCACGGATACCTAATCTATTCCACGAATTATACAAATCAGAAGCTTGGTACCTACTACCAGTAGCACGTGAATCAGCGCCTCTGGCTACATTAAGTGCCCATCTGTAATTACGGAGACTCTCACCTGTTAACGGTACATTAGTGCGTGCGCCATTACCCTCAAGAGTCCCGTCGAAGGAGTTACTGAACCAGTCTCCCAGTGCACGGCCTGGATTTAAAATAAGATTTTTATGGACTTTACTTGTAAAACGTTCAACACCTTCACCTATACGCTCAATAAATCTACCTGGTCCCATTTGAGCACGCATGTTTTCACCGACACCCAAAATATACTGCTGATTTGCATTACGCTCAGCAGTTCTCATATAGCTCGGCTGGACCATTTGCATCGCATAGGCTTTAGCTGTTGCAGCATCTATCGGATTCCCATTGCTTTCCATGATGTTCTGAAGATACATGGCGACCATGTTTGTACGATCAGATGGCGATAATGTAGGGTCATTCAACCCAGGCATCTGAGAAACTACGCTCTCCAGGATATCACGCATGTTATCACTTAGTGTCCCCTGGTTAGCCATGTCAGCAGCGATATTATTTCTATTCATATAGTAATTGGATATACCACGTAACCCCTGGCTAAACATATTATGCGCGCCTTGAGCTATTGCACCAAAATACCCGTTGTTTCGCATAGTGTTACTAAACATCTGCTGATTAAAGCCAGATCCCTGCCAACCGGAAGCCAGCAGCGGCATACCAATATTATTACTGTTAAGAAGTGTAGCCTGAGCTGCAGATATTTTCCCTGCTATAGTAGAAATACCGCCGCCTGATGCGATATCTGCGGTACTCAGTCCTCTACGTTTTTCAAGTTCCGCAAGGTAAGCAAGGTTTTGCATTGTAGGCTGGATACCTATAAATGCAGGGTTACCATACTGACCAAATGCTGCAGCACTCATATTCATAGACTGGTTCAACAGCGTAGCAGCATCGACACCCATAGCCTTACTATAACGGAACGCATCTGTACCTATATTTTGGGCTGCACCTGTTGTTTGAAACAGATTAACACCCATGTCCTTCATTTGTTTCACAGCCTGCATGGTCTCCTGGATATCTTTGTTACCCATTACACCTGTCAGGAATTTAACTACCTGACCTGCCTGCTTAAGCTGCTGCAGCATTTGTTCCGGAGATGTACCTTGGAACATATTGCCCTGCATGCCCATCATTGCGATATCACGCATACCCGACATATTAAGTCTGGGCATCAGGGAGTTTGTATTCATTATTTCAGAGAACGCCAGGTCTTCCATACCTGTAGCAACAGTTTGAGCTTCACGTAAACTAAACTGAGATCTGAATCTCGGTGACATACGGCGAATGGCAGAGACATCACGGTTATGTTCCTGAGCTGCAGCTACCATCGGATCTACTACAGCGCCAACTAATGCACCTGCAGCCATACCAAATGGTACACCCAGCATCATCCTGCCTAAATTGCTGCTAACACCGAGGGCACTGCCTGCCCATGCACCGCCTGCTGCACTGCCTGCCATGTACGCACCAGTGTTTATAGCAGCACCGGTTATCCCTGCGGCAGCACTGCTTAACCGCATAGGCATTTCTCTGTTACGTTCTAACCAATATTCCATTGGAGATACGTTATACGGCGGATTTGCAAATAGCATCCCTGTTAAGGATTGATTCCCTGCAAACTGTGCATATCCACGTGATAATCCCCCGTAATAAGTATTCAGCTTACTAGCAGGTAAGTACTGTGAATTTAATAAAGATGGATCATTTATATTAAGTTTTGTCCCAACTAATCTAACACTGTTATTCAAGGAGGACAATGTTAGATTCAAGGTTTGGAAACTGAATGCTAAAGAATCACGAAAAGATTGGAGAGTACTGCTGAGATCTTCACGCACTCCTGCCATCCGATCGGAATTAAGGGTATTCTGATTAAGTCCCCTAACCGGCGGGACAAATCGTGCATCCAGGTTTTGATTTGAGTTATTATAGTCCATTGGTCCCATAGATCTCTTGGTACCCTCCTTTCTTTAATTAAAAACGAACAGGTTTATACTTGGCTTTCCATTCTTCAATTGGTAATTCATAGCCACCATCTTCCAGCTTGGTAGCTAAAAAAACGTCCAAAGGAAGTACCATGCGGAGATCCCCCGCGGTATCAATGAGTTCAAGTTTCTCAACTACCTCAGGTAAATCAAAGTCCGGCATTTTATACGTAGTAGCCCCATTTACCATTCTAGCACTATTGTACCATAATTGTAAATGTTTCTTTAGTACATTGTATTGTCCTACATCAGAACTGAAAATCAACGGGCCTTTTGCTCTTACATTGTTTAACATGATAAATATATTCCTCATTTCTTTAAATTTTAATACTATTCTCTCTGGTAGTTATTATACCGGAAATAAAAATAAAAGGACTGGGATTTCTCCCAGCCCCTTCATTCTGTGATCCCAGATTACCGGTTTTTTAAAGGATCACCAATGTCTTTACGATTAGTTTCAGCCTTTAAAAAATATTCCTTATAGTCTTCCGGAGTTACTTTAGGCACCGGTTTGTGGAACCTGTTGTACCAGCCTCTCATCTTTTCAGAGTAAGGTGCAGAGCGGAACACTGGGTACCGGGTGAGGAAATCGCGGCGTGATCTGATTGCATTTATCTTCTTAGCCTTTTCTGCATCACCCAATCCGGTTACGGTCTTCAACTTGGTTAACTCCGCCTCATCTGCGGCGGCCTGAAATTGATGTAAGGCGTATATGGTAGAACCAGCGGCAGTTGCCATACCCGCATTAGCTCGCATCATTGGAGCTACTGCCTCCGGGGGTATTTTTATGTTCTGGTTCTTCATAACACTGTTTTTAAAAGCCATTTGATTGATTTTATGAGCACCTACTGTAGCAGCAGTGCCTGCAATCGCCCGGCTGTCCCTATCCAGGTTTCTCGATGTATAATAAACACTTGCAGGTAATAACCATTGGGATACATCAGCAATCACCTGGTTAAGCTTAGATGCCTTGGAAGAATCAACTTCTAGTGCTTTATCCAACTTCTCAGCATGCCCACCTAAAGTCATGTTTTTGGCAGCAACATATGCACCAGCTAATGCCCCTGCTACACCTGCCAAAGCTTTTTTCTTATGGTTGCCAGGGTCATCTTTGATAGTCATTATAGCATTTTTAGTATCACTGAAAATACTATGCGGCCCATTTACAGTAATACTGGTTTTCTTACCGTCATCTTTGATCTCAATGACATCTTTGCTAAACTCCGGATGACGCTTTAAAAATAACTTTCTTAATTCATCTATTGCCCCTGCAGTCTTTATTTTCCTGGTAATAACACCTTTGGCACTTCGTCTTGCCTTTTCGAGCTCATCCTCAGTATTTGCATACATGGAATGCACTCCGGCAAGTGTTGTTGCGCCTATACCTACTTCAGCCAGTGTAGCTTTATTTATAGTAGTCGGGCGTTTGGACAAGATCGCTTTTAATAAATCTTGTTGTGCCATATGTCACACCTCCTGCACCAGCACCAATGAGTGCACTGCCCAACAATTTCTTACCAACGGTATCTTTGACTAACTTTGCCTTAACACTGGCAGTCTTTGTACTACCTTGAAATACACTGTCGATATACTCACGGGTCTCAGTGTCAACTCCCAGTAAATCTGCAGCAGTCTTTGTGTTACCAATGATAGTCTGTGCATCCCCTTGCGCCCATTGTTTAAATACAGGACTTTCTCTGTCTGGCGTTGTTGGACCAGGATCTGTATTTACATACTCCGTAAAGTCATAATAATCTGTAGGTACAGCACTGTTAGGCGACTCAAACGAAGGGGTATCTGTAGCTTCTATCAGCTCGACAGGTTTATCAGTTACCATTTTGGATGCATGCTTTTTCTTAAAAGACTCCAGTGCTTCACGTGCATATTTATACGTATCATAGCCACCATCTGTAATATTAGTAGCATCGAAATCTGCAGACGGAGTTTTAGTAGCATGTTCTACACCTTTGTATACCCCCGTTAGGGCACTGCCAGCCACGACTCCCCTTGCTAAATTTGTTTGACGCTGTGCAGAACGCTGCAGTTTATCCATTCTGTTAGCACCACGGATACCCATTTCGATACCATGCTTAGCGTCTACTTTCCTGTTCATTACTTTTCCTGCCAAGTTATTCAGCATATTCTCTTTGCGTTTCATGATCGCAGTTACATTATCTCCACGTACCAGACGTTTGCCTGCCCGTAAAGTATCCATCAAACCCATATACAAAAACCTCCCAAGATAATATCAAGCACTTAAGTTTCTATGCCCTATTATACCTGAGAGGCTTTTGGTTATTTGTGAATTTTTAACGCACTACAGTTTTCCGGTGTTGCAATTTCCCACGCTGTACGTTCAATGAGAAGCTCTGAGAAATGCCGCAGTTCATTGATATCAGAGAATACCTGAATTTCTTTACCATTGTATAAATGGTGGATCAGGTGATTATCTTTGATATAATAATAACTGCTGGAGTCTTTTACAACCTTGCATTTCAGTTTCTCGCTGGACATTCTGTGCATTGCTTCCTTAGCCGAGAATTCTACCACAGCAATATAATCGTTCATTTCTATTTGTCCCCAATTTTTTTACTATGTGATGCAAGCAGTTTAGCGACATCACTTAAAGCACTGGCAGTCTTTGTAACAAAAGCTTCATCAGCTTTTTTCTTAGCCTGCTCTGCTCCCGGTATTACCAGATTGATATATTCATCCATCAGCTTCTCTATTTTTTTAGATACTGATGGGTTTAAAGAGAGCCCACTAGCCAGAACATTGATCAGCGTCTCAAAAATCCTCATTTGTTCTCGTCTAGTCCAAACAGCTTGGTACAGAGAATCTTGGAGGGTACCCAAGGGAGCGAGTGGGATACCCTCCAGGTGCATAGATGCTCTGGTTAAATATAGTGGGCTTTCTAAAAAACCTTTATAAGCCGTTCAAATTCCTTAGTGGCATAACTTACCTTCTGAGCAAAGTTAGTGTATTTAGTCCACAGGAATTGTACGATAGGTGTAGGCAAAGTGTTCAGTACTTCTACGCGAGCATCAAAGTGCTTTTCAAGCTGTACCGGGTCACCTTCCCTAATAGGTTTGAAGCTAGCACCACCAATAGTCTGAATAGCTGCAGCCAACATGAACTTTTGGTACATCAAATCAACAGCACTGTTCAAACGGTGATCTTGCGTGTACTCATCAAGCTTGGTAAGGACCATCTGCTCTTCCCAGGTAAAGGTAGTTTTCAGTACGACCTTAGCCCCACGCATCATAAACTCGTCTGTAATGTACCCTAGGGTAAACAGAGCATCAATGTACGGAAGAAGTTCTTCATCTGTGTAAGTAGGAGTTTCCTCTTTCACAGGTTCAGGAGTTTTAACTGTCTGTGGATCTGTCATACGTGGACCATCCAGAGCAGTACCAATCGGATCAGATACCGTTTCTATAGGCGGAGTATTTAAGATACTTGCTGCCTGCTGACGTCTTTCCTGAGCCGTTTTTGCTTTCTTAGGATCTACTCCCATAATAGCCAGCATCTTATTGTAACCTTCATCCAAAGAAGCTTCCTGGGGAACCAGGCCTTCTAATTTACTAAGGTCGTCACGAAGAGTATCATCGACTTCACTGACTTTTCCCAGTCCATCAGGAGTACATTTGATATTCTGTACAGGTGAAGTACTTTCTTTTTTAGGACCTTTACGCCGAGCAAATGGATCCTCTTTAGATTTGTTCAAAATATTTTCTGACATTACAGAGTCACCTCGTCAGTATGGTCGTCAACCCGTACACCAATATTGGGATTATCTTTCAGGATACGGATTTTCATCAAGGCATCGTTAAACTTAATGGTCAGCAAAAGCGTAGTACCTTCATCAGTAATGCTTTCAACGAGATCTTTGTGGACTTTTGTGAGCCCATATACTGTGATAATGTCTGGTACAATGTTTGTGATTTGTTCGGTTGTCATGATCTTACCGCCTTTCATATTTAAAGTTTTGGATAAAACAGCCAGGTGTTAAGGGGAGTTCCAGAAGCTGTACCTAAAGTATATCATACGAACCTAAACCAAGTCAACCTAAATTGCGAAATCAAAAAGTTTTTTGTTTTTGGAACCTACGCACGTGTGTAAGGTTTTCTATTACTAGGAAAATATATAATCTTTTAAAAGCAGTAGTAGTAGGGGCTGTGGATAATGTGGATAAGTGGTCTTAGACCGCATGGTGACTCACTGTTCCCTGTGGATAAATATGTGGATAACTTGTGGATATTTTTGGGAATAATCTTTAGACAGTGAAAAACAAATGTACTTATCCACAGATTTTTAAAAGTTATCCACAGCTTATCCACAGCTTATCCACAGGGTAAAATAGAAACAGGTTTACACATCATTCACAGCATGTCATCGACATATTTGTTATATTTTGAACCTGTGGACATTTGTTTTGATAAAAAATGATAAAAAGTGTAAACCTTGAAAATGAGTTATCCACAGGTTAACAATGTAACAAATGTTACACTTTTATTAAATGTTACACTCGGAGTAGCAAGTAAAAACAACGAGACCCATTGCTTTATGCTATAGGACACAGTTATCCACATGTGTTGTTGATAAATATAAATGTAAAATAATTGTGAAGTTGTAAACATTACAATCTTTAATTCAGTTTACATAAAAGTGTTAACTTTTTAACCACAAGTGTCCACTAGATTCTTAAAATGTCCATATCTCTTAAATATCCACGTTTATCGACGTTTTACAATGCCTCCCTTCGCAAAACGCTGAGTACACAATACTTTCAAAAAGTGTAGACACTTTTTCGCCGAGAAAACAGTGCAAAATAATTGTGTCTAAAAACAGAAAACTCGGGAGGTTTCTAATTCTGTCGATGCCATCGGTGGTTACACTTTGCTCCCAGGTTTTTACACCCCTCCGGGCAGCATTAAACCTAGAAAGTTCACAAATAGTTCACAAAGTTGTCTACACCTGTCTACAAATTTTTTTGAAAAAGTGTAGACACTTTTTTGAGGACGCGGTGCTATGAAATGTCACGTTGTCTACATGTCTACACTTTTTTCAGGGTAGACCCCCTTATATATATCTTCATTTTTTATTTTTCATTTAGTATACACTATTTATATATAGTATACACTATTTACATGTAAAAAATCTCGCGTCATGTGTCTCTACCTTAAAAAAAGTGTAGACATGTAGACAATCATATAATTTATATTATATTATAAGCAAAAAAGTGTCTACACTTTTTAAAGATGATTTGTAGACAGTGTAGACAGACATTCTAATTCTGCTAGTTTATCGACATAAAAGTGTCTACACTTTATGTTTATGTCGATGGCGTCGGGAAAAAATGAATTTCAGTGGCTGGTATAAGTATAATGGTAGTAGACATTTGTATAACTGCCTATATTTTAACAGAAAAGGAGATGTATTTATGAATGAGAGCGAAAAAATATTACGGTTATTAAATCAACAGTGGGATTATAGGCATAATAATAACAGTTTTGCTTCCACGTTTATACGTTTATATTTTGGTAAGGGTTCTGATTTTATATATATCAGAAATGGTAGACCCCGATATAGGGATGTACTGGAAAAACTTTTTAAACGCAATGAGAATAAAATGAATTTTTCTTGGGGGAGTCGATTATCTATTCCCTGTTATTTTCCAGATGAACTATCTTACATGTATTATTTATTTTATATTCTAGCGACACCAATGATTCTTAAAAGTAATATAATGTATGTGGTTAGGGAAGCAGATTTACCAATTTCTAATTTTAAGGATATCGATTTTAAGGAAACTCTGTTAAGTATTACACCCTATGATACTCATAATGATTGGTCAACTAATATCATAGAGGAATTAAAATCTAGAAAATATAGTATACCCTATGCTCCTGGATATCTGCTTATATGCAATACTAACCTTTTAGATGTAATAAATACTATTTTAGGAATGGATGAAAGGACGATGGAATCAACATCTTATATGGTTGATTCTGGATCATGGATTTTAAACAATCATTACACTGAAATATTTTATGTGATTTCGCACAATGTTTTCACAGATGCAGTTCCCTATCCTAGAGAGAATTTAATGAGAAAAATTAAAGGTTTATATGGAATGCTTTTATTATCTCGTTTATATGTTACTAATATTCTTAAAGAACTCAATGACTCACGTTGTCCTGACAATGTAAAAGTACTGGAGGAATGTTTATACTACAAATGGTTAGATTTAGCGAATTCTATTAAAATAGGACAAAATGTTGTATATGCGAAGAATCATCGTGGTAACAAGGATGTCCCTTATCTATTTGATAATCCGATTATCCCAGGTCCAATGTGGTCTCACGATTTACGGAAAATGTTAAATGAAGATCTCAATGTTTTAAACTCTTTATGTAGTTTTGCTGAGGGTATCTATGCAAACCTGTATTATCGTGTACTAAAGCCTCTATATAAAGATAAGAGTATGGTACAACAGGAGTATGCGTCGCCTGGAGATTTTGTCGCTATTTTAAATTGGTTAATACACGAATTGTATAATAGTTTTACACACAGGAAACCTTTGTACAACCTTGTTTTCCCTATGATTCCTTCGTTTACATTTGATGCATTCAGAAACAGAGGTCCAAACTTGACCTGCAGATATGGTCATGTTGTAAATTTAAGTAATGATAATACAATGTCTGAATACTATAACCCAGACGCTGGCTACCAGATGACTTCCATTTCATTAGTAAGAGAAGATCAGGTACGAGTAATACATAAAAAAATGCCGAAAGTAAATAGTATTCCATTCTTATGGAGTGATGACACATTTAATCCCTTAGCTAATGATCCCTGGTACAAAGAGGGGATTCAGAAACAGTATATGTTGCCCAATGATAAACCAGAATGGCTGGGTAACTGGTCGTTTTTATCTGAGTACATTGAGGGCATAACAAAATGGGATATGAAATATGGCACAGAATGGTCCAGTCATTTAAATTATATTATATAAAGGAGTGGTACAACGCATGATCAGATATATTCAATTTGAACTAGATGAATTTCGTCATCTTGGCGATTATATAGTGTATAACAGAGATGAGCTATTCGGTAATAAGATTAGTTCAAGGTTAAATAGCTATGACCATATTATTTATTCGGCTATAGATTTGAAACTTATTATTAAAAGTTTACACAGAATTTTAGATAATATTTATAAAAATACGCTACGCAGTTACGAATCTCTTACTACGATTAAGCTATCCGGGATTTATTCCGGGAGTTATTATAGAGAGAGGTTAATTTACGGTTTTAGAAGTATATTAAGGCTTTTAAATAATATATCCATGGAATATAGGATTGAACTATATAAAATATTAATCAAGCAATTGAAAAAGACGAGAAAATATACAGATATGATTACCCACAGACTAGCTCTTACCCGCAAAGATAGAGTGGTAATTTCTGAATTCCTTGATGCTATGAGTAGTTTAACTCATATATTTGGGGCTGAAAGAAATGTTATTTCTACGGATTTTGATGCGTATCCAATTTCTTTTCAGGTACAATTAAAATCTCTGAGTTTAATGTTGGAAATAGGGGAACGTGTAATAGGGGATATATTAAATTTAGTACAGGGAAATTTTAACTTTGCAACCTATTTGCATAGGCCTCTGGGATTACCGCAAGTAATATTACATGATGAAAAAGGAGGAGTTTTCAATCGGAATTATATTGATCGTTTCAGGTTAAAATTACGATGTTATTCTCATATAGAGCGAAATAAAATAAAGGAGGAACTATATAATGCAGGGGAGACTCTTATATTCTAGTTCTGCAGTAGAAACTAAAGATATAGAAATGGTAGCCCGTGAGCTTACGTTGATTTATAATACTTTTGCATATGCAATGACTCAATTGGGATTAAAAGCGAACATCTACTCCAGATTAATTTCGCGCAGGGAAAAGCGGAAGGTTGAACTTATGGATTACTGGGGTACGTTGCCTGATGATTGGGTAGAGTATATGGGTGTAAAACAGTTTTTTGAAGCCCGGCTTACTCCTGCCAGATGTGTAGCTGGTATTGCACCGGAGTTATTTCAGCGTGATGCGGAACGGAATTCAAATATGACACGTATTATGCGGGACATGTTTACAATGTGTATGAGATGGGAGTCTATGGGTACACGTGGATATAGATATTGGGGTAATTTTTGGTTTTCAAAGACTAAAGGTACTCGATATGAGTTTATTAACCAAACAAATCTGGATGAACTTAACGATTTAAGATTAACTATACGGCGGGAAGAGCACCAACCTTATTGGCCAGGCAAAATAACTGCACTTCGGTTAGGAGCTAATCAGCCGCGAGTACTTAACCATTATACCCCTGTTATTCGCTATTTATGGAAGATTTTAGGAAAAATAAGTCGGGTAGCAGGAAAACAACAGGGATTTTTAACAAATGCTACAGGTATATCACTAGGAAGTGTGGATGAGGGGAGTGATAGTTTTGAGATGGGTACTCCGAGGTGTTTGGGGCAGCCATATTTAATTAGACTACTCAGGACTCTGAACTGCGTTGAGACTGGTGTTTTAAGTGGTGGGTATTCAATAGATGTTCCTATATGGAACCAATCTCGTGGATATAATGCTAACACTTTAAGGTTATATGGGTATATAGAAGGTGATTGTCGAAAAAGTGTACATGTGTATTATTATACTGCAATTGTAGAAAAACGTTATACCTCAGAATATAGAGATATAAATACACGGCATTTATTTTCTTCAGAACAGTTATATGGTAAAGATATGCCGTGTTATCAAAATCTTTTCAAGTTAAATATTGAAGCAGTACATGCAAATATTCCGGCATCTCTTTTGATGATGAAAGAAAAATCAAAGAAACTTGCAGAAATACCATTAGAAAAAGCTTTTAAAGCATATATGTTGTCTTTTGATAAGTATTCGCTAGACAGGGATTTTATTAATGGACCTTATGGTTTCCCGGAATACGCGTTTAAAGACTATTTGATGTATGGCTGTTCCGATGCTGACTTGGGATCATGGCTTACATTGTTAATAACTGGGATTAGATCAGAATATTTATGTTTAGGACTTGCGTGTCAAGGATTTCAGAAATGGGCCATTGAAAACGATTTAGTAAGTGGTAATGAAGATATATTACAGATATTTAATAAAATAGGAGAGGTAGCAGAAAAAATGGCATTACAAAAGATTCCAGCGTACTATTTAAAAATATTGCAGTCATGGGAAGATAATTCAGATGGGTTTTCTTCTCTAAAAGGCTGGGAAGGGAAGCCGATTATATATGAGTTATAAAGGTCAAAAATGGGAACATAAAGTAGCATCACCTGTAGAGACTAGGACACTGAGTTCAGCATTTATAACTGAAAGAAGAGTAGATAGCTCGACTATAGTTGATCGTTTAAGCTTAAAGATAATTCCAGAAACAATAAATATAACAGGTGTATTACCATTTTATTGGGGATTCAAACTCGATGGTATACCCAAAAATATTACATCTAAGAATCTGTGCAAGTATTTTAACCTAGAGGAAGATACTTTAATATTTGACCGGGTTGATATGCTTCAGCACCGTATCCAAGAATTTTTAAATAAGGATCTTTCGTTACCTGAGATTTTTGATATATTAGATGCCTCGCTCAATAAATCTGAACTGGTAGGACTTAATAACAAAATACTGGAATTAGGTGAGTTACTTGACGACGCTGGTGTATACTTGCCTTTGGGAATAACTGAAGTTATAGAAGCATTGAAAACAGAAAATATAGTAATAGAAAGGGATAATGGAGATACCATATTTTTACAGCCAGCGCTTCGTGAAATAATTTTTTGTGATCGCCCAGATTTAAAAGTATATACACTAAATTTGGAATACCTATATAATCGAGATTATTCTGCCTATAACTTTAATCATACTGCTAGAGATGGAAGTTCTGTCTATAATGCAATATTAGATGCCGATGGATGTCAAATGCTGCTAAATGATTTAAGTAGAGGAATAACTGCGGACAATAAACCCCCAGGTATGAATGTAGCTATTTATTGTATTATAGAGGGCCTAATTAGTGTTTGTATTTATGAAAATCTATGTTTAAAATGTTTTAAAAATTGGATTGAATTAATGAAAATAAAAAGCAAAGAAACGTATGCAACTAATGCAGATTTTGCTGTGTTTTTAGAGGTATTTTATGATACGCTTTTTGAAATACTGCATAGTGAAACTACAGGAGTGCGAGGTTGTATCAGTTTTATTAACGGAAACTATACTGCATTATCGTATTTGGGCGACCATGATACCGAATTGGTAGAATCATTACCATTTACCCTGCATGAAAACTTTATTCGTCTTTTCTTTTCAGGGATATCAATTGGGAATGATCAAGGGTTTAGTAAAATCATGGAGGAGTTTAGAAAACTATATAACCATAATAATATGGTTATAACAGGAACTGATAAAAGTGAGGACCTAAAAATACTGGATAAAATAATTGAGGCTGCAGAAGCTTTGCATAACTATTTTATTAAGAAAGAAGTAAATTATATTGATATTTCAGCTTTGCATACCTTTGTTGTATCAAAGTTTGCATGGTATTATTATCATGAGGCTTACACAAGATATGTTACTATAGGGGAACATAGGATGGATAATCAGTATGGAATACAAAAAAACAATTTATACAATTTTGGACCAATTGACTTAATGCGACTAGGTATGCTATAATTACTACAAAAGGAGGAATTTATAATGGCAACGATTAAAGAAACAGGAACAATAATTACAGGTAAATATACAGGAAGAAATTTCGTATTAACAGATTTTGCACCATTCAAGTATGCTCGGGTAATATCAAATACCAATGAAACTAATCTGGACGTAGGAGAAACTCCGCGTACATTTATGCTGAATGTGCATTTACTGAATGGAAGTATTGTGGCAGGATGCACTGACCAAATTTGTTTTTCTGATGTATGCATAACAGACCCGGGGGTAGCGGAGTTTCTCGGTTTACCTGCGTGTAAGTATACAGGCAACAGGCTTGTATGGACGTTTACATATAACAAAGAAAAATCAGTATCAAGCTTTTTAGCAATGACTAACCTGCGTCAGGTTACTGAATGTGTACCAGAGGTATTTAAAACTGATAAGTTTTTGGATGCTATTACTTCGGCTATAAACAACGAGTGTAAAGCAGTTCAGGCTAAGATCGACAGCTTTAAGAACGCTAATGATTTGACGCTTGTGAGTGTCCTGGGTATGACTACGGAACTTTTGGAAGCAGGGGATTTACTTTTAAGAACCTGTAAGGAATATTTACAGGATGTGTACGATGCGTATGAAGCGGCACACTCGATAGACAAAGAAGACAACGATGCTTTGCTGATCCATAAGATGAGTATTTCAAGAGTAAAGTATTTGCTGGAATCCAAGATCATTGTAACAGATGACATGTGTGAGACGCTGAAAAATATCCTGGAATCCTATGCTGCATTGAATACCTCGGCTATCTCTTACCTGCGTAGGATTGGCTGAGAGGTATAAGTAATAGGGTAGTAATTACCTATATTTTATTACTGAAGTTGTATTGGAAGGAGGTGATTATTAAGAATGATGGTAGTTAAGAACGTAGCGTTGTTTGAGGACCGGCATCTATTTCCAGATTATGTGACGGACTATGTATTTGGTAAGGACAAATCATGGTCTCCCCTTGACTTCATTGCTTTCCAGCAAGCGGCAGAGAGACGACTGTTAGCCTGGAAAGCCGAGGGGATCACGGGCATCAATTTATATCTGACAGGCTTGACTTCCGCGACAGTAGCGGTAATCAATGCCTGTTATGTATGTAAGATGTATCTGAAATTATTTTACAATAATTTTCTGGTAAATGAGTGGACTCCTCAACGGATATTATTTTTCGAGGACAAATCGAAACTCAATGATTTAAGTTCTAGAGAGAAAGAGATTTATGAACAGTTTAGACAAAAGGACGCAGAGCTAAGCCTACAGGAAAAGAAGAGTATCATAGAGACGAAAAAGCGGGAGCAAGAATATCTGCGTAATTTAAAATCAGTAGAGAATGTAACACTTGTAACAGATGATACAAAAAAAACAGGGGGATTCAGTATTGCAGATTGCGTAAAGAAGCGTAATAAATAATATTAGGAGATAGTATTGAAATGGAAATGAATGTATATGAGTGTATAGTTTGGTGTGTAATGTTTATTTGTTTTACGTATATAATAAAGTGTGTATATGGAGATAAATAGTTATGAATAAACAGAAAATTAGCAAAAAAGTTCAAAGAAATTCATTAATCAATAATTGGCATAAAGATGAGAAATTTGAAGCATATATTAGGACCATCGATAAAAAGAAAGAGAGGGAACGCAGGGATGCCAGGAGAAAAAGAGCAATGTAAAAATGAAGTGCCTGTAGAAACGGCGTCAGACAATGTAATCTGTGATTTATCGCTTAAAGCGAGTAAAAATAATACGAGCACTAAAGTAGAGGCCAGTAATGATTTAATTGATTTGATTGTCAAAGGAGCGCAGGCAGTAAAGAGTCTGTTCAGGTAAAATGAAATGGTGTAACGACTGCAAGTATAGGGATATAAAAGAACCAGGGACAATAGTGAAATGGAGGTGTCTGTACTGTTGGGAGTATGCAGCAGGCAGGCCTCCAACTTATTATTGCAGGGAGAAGGAGCTGACGGAGCATGAGTGCAACGGTAATATTGAAGAATGCGGACGAGATTAAAGGTTTTTTAGCAAGAGTGGGTAGATTTGCTAATATCTGCAAAAGCAGTGAAGAGAAAACTGATGATGTATATAAACGCATAGGGCTTAGCGTAATAAATGCGGGTCACTTTTCAGCAAGCAGAGACTTTATGTTTAGATTTATGGTAGATGGGTGCAGCCGTGTCTGTTCGCACCAGCTTGTACGGCATAGTGTGGGTGTGGCTATCAATCAGGCATCCGGGGTATTCCAGGTTTTAGATACCAGCCAGGAGTATGTAATGCCCGAGAGTATAGCTCAAAACGAAGACGCCAGGGATCTGTTTATTAGAGCAGAAGCGCATTGCAAGGAGGTTTATAATATACTGATAGAGGAATACAAGATTCCCAGATCAGATGCCCGTTATATTATTGGGCAGGGCTCTCAAACTGCAATGAATATTTCGTTTACCCTGGAGGCACTGATAAACCTGGCAAATGAAAGGTTATGCAGCCATGCCCAGTGGGAGATCCAGGATGTTACACGTAAGATGGTGGCTTTAGTAGCAGAAGCAGAGCCAGAGCTTAGTAAGTTCTTTTATCCTAAATGCGTACGGCATGGTGCGTGTATGGAAGAGAAACCTTGTGCTCAATTTGGACTTATAAAAGAAAGGAGAAGATCGCTCTATGGAGCAAGATGTAGTACAATCGATAGAAAATAGAATCAAGATTGCGAAGTGCAAAAAATGCAATCGCATGATATCATATAAAGAAGATGACCCCAGTAAACCGAAAAACCCGGACGAATTTTTATGCCGGGAATGTAAACGCCTCTCTAAGTAAGATGGGGAGTAGATATGTATCTCTAGCATTCATATTTCACCTCAGAGGAGATTTAGGTCGAGACAGGGTAACTTCTTCGCGAGACGATTTAGACCAATACTGTAGGTCAAGTATGGAGCTAAGAGAGGCATGTCTATAGTTTTCAAAACCGGTTATAACTGGTTGGAGGTTAAGTATGGAAGATACAAAAAATGATATAGTGATAAATGATGACTTGGGCGAAGTTAGCGATGCGGGGCTTTCAGAGGAGCTGGATCTGGATGAAGCGGGGGTCGATCTTGCTGTTGTGCCTGAAAAGACCGAGCATATCGCTGCTGAAACTGCAGCGTTTGATGCACCTGTAATACCTGCGGATAAGGAATTGCGGTGCGCGATATGTCACAATCTATTACGTCAAAAAGATGCAATAGCAGGTACGGTATGCAAGTATTGCGCGTTTAAACAATTTAGGGCTTTGGAAGCAGAGCTCCAGTCAAAGAAAGTGCTGACTACCACTCGTAAATACTGTGTTGCAGAGGATCACAATGAGATTCGTACCAACACGATGTTCCCTGAGTGGAACAGTGAGATTACAATAAACGGAGTAAAATTGTATCCGGTAGAACCATTATGTAATACGTGTATAGACATACTGACCGCGTATCTCATTGAGTATCTTGAGGAACGTGGGATAGTACGGACAGGCAGCGGGCACACGAAGAATGAATTTAGAGATCAGCTTAACAAAGTTCCTCCTACGGAATTGCTTCAAAAGCTTCAGGCGTATATAGCAGCGATAAAAATTGAAGTCCTTGATAAAGCAAATCCAGCCAATGCTGTTTATCGCCACATCAAGGAAACCAAACGTCGCCTTAGCTTGAAGAAAGCGAAGGAAGAGAAGGAGAGAAAACGTATATGGGAAGAAGCAAAAAAACCAGTACCACTACCGACATTGGAATATCAAACACCACAGAAGTCAAGTGTGAAACTGCAGACGTCCGAGTACCTGCTGCAAGACGACGAGCTGGTAATAAGGCTGATACAGTCGTTACCGATGCTGCTGCCGGAGTTCAATCCGTACAGTCCAGAAGTAAGAAAAAATCTGGAGAAAGTAGTGACTCAAATATTTCCATGGTATCCTGCCATATATGTAGAAGAACTTATAAAGCAGGGAGTAAAGGAATACGAGACTTTAGCCTCCAAATCAAAATAGATGAGAGGGCGTGTAAAATTGAAAATCGTAAAATTTGTGAAAGCTGTTTACGACGCATTCCAGACTTTTTGGCTGGAGCCATCCACCTCGCCTGCAACGTCCCAAAAGAAGAATTTGACCGAGGATTCCTCTACCCACCCTTCTCCTATAGTCTCGAATCTAGGAACACTGGAAGCAGCGCAAAAAATGAGAGAAGCGTTAGAACACATACTAGCCGAGAAGGGGATAGTGGGGACTGCGGAGCTTCTACGAGAACAGTTCAATCAAAAAGAATTAAAAGAACTAAAGAAGAATCTGTACTGGGACATAACGAGCAAGATCCCGGAAATAAATCTGAAGATAGTTCTACTCGAGTTAAAGCGAGCAAACCTGGACGAAGATCAAAGGCAGGAACTGGAGAAAGCGAAAAAGCGGCTGACAGTACCAGTACGAAATCGAAAGCAGGTACTGAAGGCAGTGGATCTGGCTTTAAAATTGAAATCCCAAAACCTACCAGACGTAGAAAAACTCTAGAAGAAAAGATAGCAGAGCGTGCAGAGAAAATCAAGGCTGAACGCAGAGCTGTACGAGAATCAAAGAAGAAATAATTAGAGAGCTCCGGCTATCCGGGGCTCTTTCTTTATTAGGGAGGATGATTTTTAAATGACGAGTTTGTTTAGAAAATTGTTTAAAGTTAGAAAATGTAGATACGGCTGTGCTAATTTCTGTGGAGACCATACATGCTGTTATCATTGTATAATTAAGGATTCATGTATACTTTCCTGTAAGCACCCAAATTATAATTATCATTATTCAGATTGTGGAAGTTGTTTGGGGTGGGGGTTTGATGATGTTAAAGTACTTTTGTGCTTAATACTAGGAATATCAACAGCCTGTGTGGTAGATTGGATGGGAATATTTAAATGAAAAAAAGTAAGGGTGGGCTTAGTAATAGCTATATTATTATGTATTACAATGATTACTTTAATTGGATGTAAGGATAATACAGTTTCATCAAGGAATAAATCCGTGGATTTGGATAAACGTGCAGCTAGGGTTGAGGAGTTTGAAAAAACGAAGTTAACCTTTGATAATTATGAGAACCAGATTGTTACACCTAATAAAAGTGTGCAGAAAGTTTTAGTAGAATTAAACGATACAAATAAAACTTCTGAAGTAATTAGACGGAGATATGTACAATTACGGAGTTCTCCTACACCAGAAGAAGTAGATTTAGTTGCACGTGAATTAGCAGAAAGGTTATATCCCCATTATTGTATTAGAAATATTGTATATGTTCCCGAGGATATAGTACTTAATAGTTTTCATATTTATTCTTACGCAGATTTTTCTGTATATATTATAATTGAGAAAAGTATTGGGGAATTATGAGGTGAAGTATGAATAACTTAAAATTTAAATTTAAACGCGCATATTATAATTTTAAATATTTCTTAGACTTTAGTATATCTGATCTATTATTTATATTAGTTTCTACCGTTTTGATCGTAGCAATAATCAATTGTGCTGTTGATATTTCAAGTACGTTAGAGTATGTATTATATTACATACTAGTATTTACTAGTCTAGTAGGTATAGAGATGTTTAGAAAATTAGGTACATCAGATAACTATGTACGTACTCTTGCTTACAGTACACGAACCAACTTAGTTAGTCACATATGCAAGAAATCAAATACAGCGATTATGATACGGGCTACAGGACAGACTTTTGAAACAATTTTAAAAACTATACCTGAGATATACGGGTGTACAATAACAGTAGTGGATAATGAACTTCAAATAGTTGGTGCAGGTATCCATATAGTCAAGGGGGATCTCGTTATAATATCTGATGACGTTGAGGTAATAAAGGAAGCGTCCATAACAAGATCTGTCAAAGACTCTTATTATAAAGTAACAGAGTTTACTGGTTTCTAAAGGAGGTAACATTATGTTAAGTTTTATAGGATTTTTAATCTGTGCGATACTATTATTCTATGCTGTACATGGGATTTCTGATTTAGCCAATACAGCATCTGAGTCACGGAAATTAAAAAGGACGTCTTCTGCAGGTTCGCAGTATACTGCAATGCGTTCAAAAGAAAAATGTGTAGTAATTTTTAATTCTGATCCATTAGTATGGTTAAAGAAATTAAAAATTACATATAGAGCATCTGTAATCTATAAAAATAATAAATATTTTGTAAGGGTATTTATGTCAGATGAATTTATACTGATAGATCCAGAAAAATATGTTATAGTAGAAATGGAAGACGGGACCCAGGAGATCTCGCTTTATGAGGAATTCAATAAAAATTACACAATTATTACCTGATAATAAAATTGGTATAAGTATATTGTAGAAAAATATGTAAAAATATTTGACTACAAAATTTTAGTTAAAATTAGGAAATTTGAAAGGAGAATGCAAAAATGAAAACTTTAGTAACTGAAAAAGAGAGTCCGGGAAATCTGGAAGAAATCTTACGTGTAAAACCAAAAGTAGAAATAGTTTATCAGGCAATAAAATATACTGGGGACAATATACATGATATTTATAGAATATTCAAGGGACGTGAAATAAAATTCAATATTGAAGATGAATGGGATGGGGATCTAATTTTAAGAATTAAAGATCATAATGCGAATTATTATTTAACAGTAGGTAAGTATATAATATTTTCTTATTATGTTAACCGGGATATACCTGATAATGTATGTATACGAGCAGTAGCAGAAAATATAAATGAAATTAAAAATAAGTTTGAAATTATATCGTTTGATAAGCCTATGCATAATCTAAGCATAAAACCCACGGTTATGGAGGGGCTTAGGGCATTGCCATTTAATTGGAAAACCGTAAATATTTTCTTAGACCTGTTTTTCACTGGAAATTACATTGCTAACCTTTCAACATATAGGGGGAATAGACTTGTACTTAACTTATCTGAACTTAGTTGCGATGGGGTTGAGTTACATCAAAATAATTATATAGTATTTAGATTTAGACCAGATAGATCAATTAGTATTATAGAGTACGATTTATCCCCTACAGAATTTCAGGAGAGATATGAAATTGTTGAAGAGGAGGTAAAGTAAGATGAAAGGACTAATAGATGTAAAACCAAAAGTAGAAAGAATTTATCAGGCAATGCAATATACTGGGGAGAATATGTATGATATTTACAGATTATTCAGAAAGTATAGCATAAAATTTAACGTTAATAACGATTCAGATGTGTATCCAACTTTAGATATTACACACCAGGATTCATCTTATATGCTATTGGCAGATCGTTATGTAGTATATTCTTATCCTTTTAATACTGATTTCGAGGATGCTAAATGTGAAAAGTTACGTATACTAAGTATAGGTCTGGAGTTAAGTGAAATTCAAAATGAGTATAAAATCTTAAACTTCAATAGAAGCAGAGCTACTGTAACCTTAGAACCACATAATAGTGGGGATATTAGGGCATTATTATTGAGTCCGGGGAATGTCAATATTTTCGTAGATTTATTTATTAACCATGGTAACCATACTGAAATTTCAAAAGTTTGGGGGCGTCTTTTCTTTCGCATGGGTAGGTATAAATATGAGGTGATTCGTGTATAGGAAGGTAGGTATATAGTACTTGATTTTCAGTCAGATGGCAGCATTAGTATTTTGGATTATAATTTATCCCCTACAGAATTCCAAGAAAAATATGAAATCATTAAATAGGAGGGACTACAATATGGATGATAGTAAATTCTTTAAACTACAGTATAAACCTCAAAGTAATAAAATATATGCATTACACTTTACAGGGGATAATTTGAGTAAACTCATAAAATATTTAAATAAATTTGGTCTAGAGGCACATATTACATGCTCCCATGAGAGTGCAATGAGTATGCATATACACAATGGTAGTCTAGATAATATAGGTAATATAGATGTGCTAGCATGGATTGGCAATTATATAATATTTGTTATAGACAATAAACATAAGATTCAAAAAATAGAGGTAAAAAATAGTCTTTCTCAGATCATTGAGGAGTATTGCATTGTTATGAAGGATGAGGATGAGGAGGATGAGGAGTATGATCAAGATGAAACCTACCTTAACCTACTTTAATAATGTGCCAGGAAGACGAATACAGAGAGTTTAAATCATTTTATGATATTAGAGATGAAATGATATTAGAGATGAAAAGGAGGTATCGGGCAATGAAATTCGATGATAAAACAATTTCAAAATTTAATCTGAGAACAGTGATAGTCGATGGAAAAGAATGGCATTATATGCCGATAACAGAGGAAAAACTGTGGGATATAGTAAAGCTTTTCAGGGAATTAGATTGTGATGTAGCTATATGGATACTCCATGGTGACGCAATTTTAGACATAGATAACTATGTGGTTGATGTCCCTGGTCATATATTGTTTACTATGACTGGGCATGGAATAAAGGTAAAGAAACTTGAAGGAGTTGGTAAAAATGATGCTTGAATATTATTTAGATCGTCAAACTTTTTTCATACCGGGCACACCAGAAAATATGGCAGGCATTGTGGAGTTATTGATGTTGCTGTATGATGTATATGATCAATTAGATGATATTCAAATCGCAGGGCATGTTAAAACAATATCTGAGACGAAAGGGCATATAATAGCGTACAAAGAATCCGATGTTGAATTTGAAGAAATATTAGTACTCAATGACAGATGCGATGAGTATGTAATATCTGATCACTATTTAGTGTTTACACCTGAAGGATTTTATACAACGACTTTTAAAACTGCTAAGGAAGTATTGAATATAGAAGAAAGATTTTGTAAACAAGAGGGATTTGCTAGAGTTCTAGCTAATACTATTAGGAATAATGTATATGATTTTCGTGAAAATTATGAATTTATAGGATCGGGGATGCCTGAATATGTATGAAACTGTAGTATGTCCTAATCATCAAGTGTGGAAGTTGGTACATCTTACTGAAAAGGATCCTTTGAAAGATGTATCTCAGTTAGTAGATATGCTTCCAAATACCGTAACAGTAAGAACTAGTTCGATTGGGAAGGATGCACAGATTTTTATTAAACTTCCAAATAGTATTGCAGAAGTAGAATTAACACCAGATAAATGTATTTTGGTTAATGATTTAGGTGAAGTTAAAATTGTATCTTATGAATTTGCAAGGTGTAATTATGTTAATACTCAGGAAAGTCTGACTCGGGCAGAAGTTGAAAGAGAGTTTACAATTTTAAAAGAAACCGCTCAACGGTATCCATGTCCATATTGTAATGCGATGGAATTGGAACCGTTCCATAAGACAGATCTAAGCGGCCATTACAATGTATTACAATGCATTTCATGTAAAAACATAGTTACACAATTAGAATGTAGGCTGAGTGCGCGGAGAAGTGGAGAATTAGACAGAATGATGAAAGAAAGATATTTAAAGGAGATGAATAATAATGCCTAAAATTATAAAATTACCAAGGTCTAACCCTGCAAAAAATGAAGCAATTCAGTATAGACCAGGTGAAATACTAGATATAATAAATTGGTTTAGAACTAAATTTGATGATATAACAGAGTTAGAAATATGTATGTTAGAAAACAACAAAATTTCATTGAATATAAACGGAGAACATTCAACTATTTATGCTTTTGATTATATTGTGTATGACTGTGAATGGCATAAACCTTATATAGGTAAGATGTCTAAATTCACATTAGAAGAAAGGTATGGTATAAAATGTTAGCATTATACACTATTAAACCTAAGTCCACCCGGTATAAAGCTATTCAAATACGGGAAAAGGACATAGATGAGATCTTAGAATTATTTGTGTCTATTAGGGATAAATATCCAGATATTTACCCGTTTACACTGAGGGTACAAAGAGACTCCATAAGTATATATTGGGGATTGTTACCATCTGATACTCCTGTTGAAGCACGCGAAGGTGACTACATCATTTTTGCAGATGATTCATGGACTATTGTTGAAAAAGAAAATTTTAACAATGAATATGTTATTACAGAAGATATAGAGAAACTGATCTACATTCACAAAGATATGGAGGATTTTGAATTTCTGGGAACTAAGAGTGCAGAGATAACAGTGCAAATCAAAGATAAGTAGAAAGGAGTAACTAAATAATAGGCCCAGGAAGTTAAAAAAATAAAATAATAAAAAAGATGGGAGACACAAACATGAGTGATTATATTGAATTAGAGGCTTTAAACAAATTAAAACGTGATATTAAAAATGCAGGAACAACATTATCCAAAGAGGAAGCAAGGTATCTCGTGGACTTATATTATCAAATGCAGGAATATAGAAAAGCAAGTGATAATCAAGTTCGTCAATTGCAGAAAGAAGACAACAAAGAACCACATGAAACTTTGGCTTTCTTTGCCAACAATTTTAGGACATTGGAACGCAATATCAAATCTGTACTTCAGGTATACGCAGAGAGTAAACCGATTGGGCAATGGATGCTCAGTATTTGTGGTATTGGTCCTGTTATTTCTGCAGGACTCATGGCTAACATTGATATTACTAAAGTACAAACTGCAGGTCAGATCCAGGCTTTTGCAGGCCTTGATCCTACTCGTGAATGGAATAAAGGTGAAAAACGTCCATATAATGCCAGACTTAAAACTCTGTGCTGGAAAATTGGTCAGTGTTTTATCAAAGTACAAAACAACGAGGAAGATGTGTACGGTAAAATCTTTGCTATTCGTAAAGCATATGAAATTGAAAGAAACGAAAAAGGTGAACTGGCAGACCAGGCGAAGGCTAAGCTGGAAAGATTTAATATTAAAAAGACTACGGATGCGTATAAATGGTATAGCCAGGGTAAACTGCCACCGGCTCATATCAATCAAAGGGCATCCAGGTATGCCGTTAAGATTTTCCTGAGCCATTTGTTTAGTGTATGGTATGAAATGGAACATAAGGAGAAACCACCAAAACCCTATGCAATTGCAATTTTGAACCATGCACATGAAATTCCTATCCCCAATTGGCCCAATGAAGATCTGGTATAAGTAATATGTAAATAAAATGCCCTTTAATAGGTCGTAAGAGTAATATCTTGCGGCCTATTATTTTTAAATTATTATTTTAGTAAGTAGAGCAAAAACACAGATAGTATCATTTAATGTGACTGAATCAAAGAGCCTTGATAGCAACATAAAGAATGAATGAATCAAGCTAAAGGATAGTGACAAATCCCCCAAATGAATTATGTAAAATGATAGTAACAGTTTCTGCGAATGAATCATGTAAACTGACAGTACCAACTTTAGCGAATGAGTTAATCAGTTGGATAGTAGCAAATAAGAAGAACGAATCAAGTGCCAAGATAGTATCAAGTGGGAAAGAATGAACCGTATGAAGCGAATTAGTGACGAAAGATATGAGTGAATCAAAGTATTCGATAGTAACAATAAAAGGGAATGAATCAAGTAGAGAGATAATGACAACTCCTCCGAATGAATCAAGTTATTAAATAGTGACAAATCCCCAGAATGAGCCAAATAACTAGGTAGTAACGAAAAAGGAGAATGAATCAAGTTAAAGAATAGTAACATAAAAAATGAGTGGGTTATGATAATGAAGAGTACCATGCCAAATAAACGAATTAAATAAAAGGATAGTAATAAAAAACCAGAGTGAATTATATATTTAGATAGTAACATTGCTGATGAATGAACTAAAATCTTCGATAGTAACATAATATATGAGTGAATCAATGGAGTTGATAGTATCACAGATTTAGAATGAATTAAAATGTACAATTGTAACATTCAGTAAGAATGAATTACGGGTAATGATAGTAACAAATATATGGAATGAATCAAGCGTATTGATAGTAGCAATATACAAGAATGAGTTAAATATACTGATAGTAACATATCATACAAATGAGTTAAATGTACTGATAGTAACAAACAATGGGAATGAGTTAAAAGAACAGATAGTATCACAATACAAGAATGAATTAAAAAATTTGATTGTAACAAACATAGAGAATGAGTCATAAAAATAGATAGTAACATAACACTCGAATGAATTTAAAAAAATGGATAGTAACATAACATCTGAATGAATCAAAAGTTTTAATAGTAACAAACGGAGGGAATGAGCCATATAACGTGATAGTAATATTTTTCAAGAATGAATCAGGAAATCGAAGTGTACCAAACTATAAGAATGATTCACTAAAAAAAGAGTTTATAAGTTTATGCATTGCAGTGCATTTATTGATTGATTTTAATAAGTTTATGCATTGCAATGCATAAATATCATTACTTTAAGATCCATATAAGTGGATAGTAACAATGTGGAAGAGAGATTTATAAGGGCTGATTGTATCACTATGACGGAAAGAACCATGGGTGTAGATAGTAACATTCAATTAGAGAGATCCATGTGATTCGTTTGTAACAGACTGGCTGAGAGATCCATGTAATTTGTTTGTAACAGATTGGCTGAGAGATTCATTTTACTTGATCGTCACAACCCTACTAAAAGAACCACATAAATTGATAGTAACATTTGTAACGCGTGATCCACATTAATAGTTTGTATCATACTGATGAAGATAGTCACATCCTAAGATTGTAACAAATAAAGAGAACGAGTCAAAATATCTAATAGTAACACAAAAGGAGAACGAATCATGGAAGAAGATAGTATCAGAGAGAAAAGAATGAATCATCCCAAACGTTCGTAACATAAAGGTTGAATGAGCCAGCTGTGTCGATAGTAACAAAGAACGTGAGTGAATCAGATATACCGATTGTAACATACATGTTGAATGAGCCAGATACACTGATAGTAATAAAGAACGAGAGTGAATCATATAATTCGCGAGTACCATGTGTAGAGAATGAATTAAAATATTAAAGAGTTCCATAATGCATGAATGAATCAAAAAATTTGATAGTTACAGAATACACGAATGAATCAAAAATTTTGATGGTTACAGAGTACGAGAATGAATCATGTCACCAGATAGTAACGTAAAAGCTGAATGTACTATATATAGTGTTAAAATACAATAGCACAACATATAGTATACAAGAACAAATGTACGCAAAAGCAATACAAAACATAAACTAAAATGAGTTGACAATCAGAGGAAGTCAAGGTACAATATATAGTGTTGGGAGGTCAATGAGACTTCCCAACTTTTAACTCTAATAATTTTTTTAGTTACGAGGTGAGGAAATGGCTCAAGAGTTTGTATTACAAGTACTAAACAAGTATGGTAAGGTCGTGCCATACAATTCCATGAAGATCGTCAGAGCTGCCTGGGCAGCACTAATGGACGCAGGTCATAGCAGGGAAGAGGCTGACGAAATCGCATCCTGTGTAGCAGCAAAGGTACATGAGCAGGTAGTTGATTTTATGACTACCAACACAATGATTTCTTACGAGGCTATCCATCGATTAGTAGAAGAAGCGTTGATGGAACTGGATAAAAACGCTGCCAGAAATTATATCGAATATCGTAATACCCGTAAACAGGGTAAGAAACAGATGGATGATATCCTTAATACTATCGAAGCTATTAGCAGAGAAACAGATAAAAACAACGCTAATACTTTGTGTTCCCCGGCATCCAAGATGGCACAGATCGCAGAGTCGGTCAATAAGTTCTATGCTTTAGAACATGTACTACCGAAAGACATGGCCGAAGCTCATAAACTTGGACAGATCTATATCCACGATTTAGGCTTCTATAAAATCACGTATAACTGTTTAAACTTTGCAGTTAGTGATTTACTGAATGATATGAAAATGCCTCACGGGTATCTACGTAGGCCTAAACATATCGGAACAGCTTTTGCATTGGCTGCCATTGCACTTCAAAGTGCAGCGAACAGCCAGTTCGGTGAACAACCACTGCCGAACTGAAACTCTGTGAACTTATAAATATAAGGTGTCTAATTAACGTTTAGGAACTACAGGAAATGGTAGTTAGTAATTAGGCTAACTGGGAACGTCTTAGTTTATTATTCCGGACTAAGAAAAATCCAGTGCTTAAATTTTTATTTAAGTTAATCGACTATCGAAAGTGTAAGTAATAGGGAAACCTTTTACCCAGTAAATGAGTAGAGTAGGTAGCAAGTGAAACTCTTGCTCCCGAAGCGCAGAGCACGGATTTTATCTGTAAAATGATAAATCCTAATGATATAGTCAGGCCGTGTAGTAATACACTCCGGGTATAGGAATAAACAACATAGATACTGAAATGTCGGAGTTTCTGAGTGATTCAGATTCCTACGACGAGTTATTTCAAGCATGTGAGGGCTTTATTGGAAACCTGAATACCCTTCATGCAAGAGCAGGTCTTGGTGGCCCGTTATTATAGAAATATAATAAATGTACCCAGCAAAATCGGTGGAAAGCTTAATTATTAAACGGGTAATTAAGAGAATACCGAGGTAAGTTATCAGATAGCGAAAGGCTGATAACCACCGTAGAGCGTAGTAAGTGAATAAATATAATCTTACCAAGAGTGTTGGGCATGCTATAATATAGGTATAGCTATTCTTTAACAAGAATACGTAACGTTAAACGACGATGAAAATGTACGCCGAACTTATAGGTGACTATAAGAAGTTAGGATAAAAAGCCTAACGATAACATATTGAATCAGGTACCGTTTACGTCCATTACCTTAGGTATGGATACTTCTCCAAAAGCACGCTTGATCACTAAAGCTATTCTGGAAGCTTATGAAGCAGGATTAGGGCATGGAGAACAACCAATGTTCCCTCGACAAATATGGGGGCGTCTTGTGGTGACACAGGACTGATAACAGTGTGAAGGGGTAAATGCCCCGTGTCTGGTTTGCCAGGCTAACGGTAGAAGTTAAATAAGACTAGTTCTACGACAATTAGAACTCATGGTCCATAGGCGAATACGCTTCAGAAGAGATGCTACGGTCCAGAAATGGATAGCAGCGGATACCGTGCTAAGTCTATATATGAAATAACGTAAGGAGTAAGTGTATGGATAAATATATCGGAAATAATTTTCATAGTTTACACTATGGAGATTTTAAAGTGCTTGGATACGATACTATATCTGGCAAAAGACAACGATATATTGTTAAATTCTCTAAAACTGGTACTATTAAATCAGCAGCTAGGTATGCTATAGCATCTGGTAATGTAAAAGATCCTTATTACCCAGCTATTCTTGGTGTAGGATGCGTTGGGAATGTAATAGTAAAGGGTAATAACTATATATATCAAACATGGCAAAATATGTTACGTAGATGCTATGACCCTCAACGTCATAATTATTCAAGTTATGGCGGACGGGGATGTAGGGTATCAAAACGCTGGTTGTGTTTTGAATATTTTTTAGAAGATATATGCACCTTACCTGGTTATAACTTATCAAATATTTTAAATGGGAAACTTGTATTAGATAAAGATACGTTAAAACCCGGCAATAAAATATATTCTAAAGAAACTACACAGTGGTTATCTGTTAAAGAAAATGCTGAGGCGAGAAATACTAGTACTTATTCTAAAAAATATGATATTTTTGATGCCATCGGTGAATGTATTGCACATGGGGCAACTCTAAATCAAGCAGTTACTATAACAGGGTATGCTAAAGCAACATTACATGCACATATTTATAGAAATAAATGGCTTGGTAAAGGGTATCGGTTATTACGTGTATAGAAAAGTGTAACGACTATTCCGACAGGAAGTAATAGATAGGTGAGATTCCTATTTGAGAAGCGCACTGAGAGTCACTGACTCTATGAGATAGTCTACTCCGTACAAATATCTCGAAAGAGACGGTATAAAGGAATATTTTGTTCAAAATAAAATCTGGTATCAATCGTAATCCAGAAGATCCTAACTACGATCTATACCAGTTAGCACTGAAAGTCACTGGAACACGTATGTTCCCAACGTATATCAATATGGACTCTAGCTTTAATGAGCCCTATGGTACAGAAGTAAGCTACATGGGATGCCGTACCCGTATAGCGTCAAATGTCAATGGTCCCGCAGTAGCAAATGGTCGAGGCAATATTGCATTTGTTACAATAAATCTTCCATGGATCGCACTGGAAGCCAAGGGAAACGTTGATAAATTCTTTGAGATCCTGGAATCCCGCATGAAACTGTGTGAGGACCAGTTGATCCATCGTTATAATATTTTAAAGAAACTGAGAAGAAAAGATGTACCGATGAATATGTCTGGTCTGTGGTTAAACTCTAAAGACCGGCCAGAAGAAGAAACGATTGAAGAATCGTTGAAGAACGGCACACTTTCCTTTGGGTATATTGGGATCTATGAAACCCTGATGGCACTGACCGGCAAGGGGCAGCATGAATCTCAAGAGTCCCAGGAGCTTGGCCTGCGTATCGCCAAGTTCATGTATGACTATTCGGTAGGCTGTACAGAGCGGCATCACTTGAATTTCTCAGTGATTGCAACGCCTGCAGAGTCTGCATGTCATACCTTGCTTAAAGCTACCAGACGTGCATTTGGCGTAGTAGCTAATGTTACAGATAAGGAGTACTTTGTAAACTCCTGCCATGTGGCACCGTTTGCCAGAGTAACTGCTGAGCAGAAGATCAAACTGGAAGGTCCGTATCATAAATATGCAAATGCAGGCCATATCCTGTATATTGAAGCGGGAGCTTCTCCTGTAGGTAATATTGCTTCGATAGAAAAGATCATCAATGAAGCCTGTGATGCAGATGCGGGGTACATTGCGATCAATTTCCCAATTGATTTCTGTAATGGCTGTGGACATCTGGGAGTAATTCCTCTGGAAGGATGCCCGCAATGCGGTTGTACCGACATTCGCCGTGTACGACGCATTACAGGGTATTTCAGTAACTACAGCAACTTCAATGAAGGAAAATTGAAAGAGTTATTTGATCGAACTACTCACCTGGGTATCCCACTGGGACTCAATGATGTAGCCGATGCGATTGTAACAAACGAATAAAACTAAGAGAGCCCTGGGACTATCCTGGGGCTTTTTTGTTTATCCTAAATTGGTATAAGTATTATGGGGGAAGTAAACAATGCCGTCGCTTCTCCTGCTTTTTAGTAAAAGGAGGTGTTAATTATGAATAGTAAAATTCAAAAAGAGAAAGGTGGGAGCCAGGATGATAAAGTATACAAGTTGGTGTTATCATTGTATCCATTTTAAAGATAATTATTATTTTTCACCGACATGTGCGGAATGTTTTTGGGTTACTGCATCCAGTCCGCCAACCAAGTATAACCCAGCGTGTTCTATTAGTTACTCGGATCGTATACTCATTGAAGACCAGAAAAAGAAAGAGAAGTGATTACTATGCAATTGGTAAGTAAAGAAGCTGCCATAGAGTACCTACAGGGTATAGCTAATACTATAAAAGGTGTAGGGGAATGGGAGCGCTATTTTGAAGGTTTGAAATCAGGGTACCTTTCTGCGGCTAACGCATTGGATAGATTACCTACTGAAGAAAACCGTACAACAGCGGTACGACAATATTTCCGGGGCAACAGGTATCCTGAGTATGGAGAATGCAGTGTATGTCATAAACCATTAGTAGAAACAAGTTGTGGAGGAGCGGTCACACGGGATGAAATAAAATTTTGCTGGAACTGTGGCGCAAAATTTGAAAGGAGTATATGTCATGCCTAATAACTCAGAAATTACAAAAGTAGAACAGTTATTAAAAGATTCAGATATTACTAAGCCACTTGTAAACTATGTACACATTGCATTTATGTTGGGCTATGAAAAAGCAAAAGAAAAATTTGAACGCAAGCAGGGGCATTGGATTGAATTAGAACCTGATAAGTATAACAACTTTATTCAATGTAGCGTATGTGGAAGCAAGTTCGGGTTATATAGTAAAGACAATTATTGTCAGACTTGTGGGGCTATTATGGAAGAAAAGAAAGGAGATGTATCAAATGACTAAAAAGAAAGGGTATTGGAAAGAACATTTATTATTATATGGTTGCTGGATTTGTTCAAATTGTAATAAACACATCTATAATAATTTTGGAGTTAACAACTTGGAAAATTACTGTCCTAAATGTGGATCTAGAATGGAAGAAAAGGGGAATAAATAAAATGGATGAACCTATTATTAGTCCGTGGCTTATTTATCTTATTGGAAGCGTAGATGGGGTGCTTGCTTGGGTAATCACTATTGGATTGTGTTCTTTAGCTCTTGCTGTAGCTTGTTTTATAGAAAGCACAACAAGTTATTACGAGAAAAATGAAAAATCTAAATGGTATAGAAGATCTAAAATCTTCATGATAGTGAGTATTATATTCATTTCTCTTTTTACTTTGATCCCAAACAGTAGAACACTAACATCCCTGATACTTATACAGTATATAACTCCTAATAATATTAAAGCTACCAACGAATTATCTTCTGAAGTAGTTAAAAATGGCTTGGATTATTTAAATGATAAAGTTATTGAGATAATTAGGGAGATAAAGAAATGACTAAGTTAATAGCAATTAAAGGAATGACTGCTCTGCCCAGGAATTGTTTCGAGTGCAATTTCATAGATGACAGTGGGCAGTATTGTTACGTTAGTGGTGACACATTAGTACCTAATATTTGGTGTACAGATATTGAGGGTATAGAAGAGAATATGAGGGTTTTAGAAAGTGGTAGACATAAAGATTGTCCATTAATTGAGATCGAGGACGGTGAGAAAAATGGATGACCCTATTATTAGTCCCTGGGTTATCTATCTTATTGATAAGATAGATATAGTAGTTATAGCATTCTTTATCTTATGGATAGTGGTGTGTCTAGGGGGCATGCTGTGTTTAGTAGAAGGTTCATCATTTATATATACACAAGAAGAACGGAAGATATGGAATAAAAGAGCAGGGAAGACACTTTTAGTATCTGTTATACTATTTATAGTTGCAATGCTTATGCCTAGCAGTACAACCCTAACAAAAATGATTATCGCACAGCAAATAACACCGAATAATATTACAACTACTAAAGAATTAACTACGGAAGTAATGAAAGATACTGTAAATTTTATTGCAGATAAAGCTATTGAAGTCATTAAGGAGATAAAGAAATGAAGCGCATACAACAATTTAAAAAGGTCTTCAAGTTATATCATCGTCAGGGCTATGATGTATCTGATCGTTGGGTAGAGTTCTTGAAAAGAAATAAGTATATCGTAGAAATCGAAGGAGATTTAAAATTATGAATATCAACTTAAATAACTTCCTATATAGAGGACAGGATATTCATAATAGAAGGTGGGTATATGGATACTTGGTAATCCAGGAAGAGGAAGCCTTTATTGTTGAATACTCAAACTGGATAGGTGATGATTATTCAGAAATGGTTGCAAAAGAAGTAGATATTGAAACTGTAGGGCAATGTACTGGTTATTTGGATACAAAAGATAACCGTATATTTAAAGGTGATATTCTTTATATGCCTAGTTGGAATAGTAAGTATATGCAGGTATGCTATGCCCAGGCTGCGTTTTACTTAGCGTCAATTAAACCACCAAATAACTATTTAGCGGATATATATTATGTTATGCATGGTGGCTTACCTCAAGCAACAGTTGTTACTAATGTGTATGGCAAAGATATAGAAATTATTAAAAGAGAATTAAAAGAGCATGAGAAAGGAATTGATAAAAATGAGAATAATTGATGGCGATGCATTGAAAAATTTACCTGAATTCAGCATAGGGGTAACTACAGGAACACAAATACAAGCCCTTATTGATAACGCTCCAGAGTTGGATCTGGGAAAACTAGGGTATGAACAGGTAAAAAGTCCCCTGAAAAAGTACATGGTAGCAATTAGAAATAAAAAGTTATATGTCCAAGACGTAAGAGTAAAATTTCAATATGCCCATCATGTTGGGTATGCTACACTTTATTTCGCAGGAAGTGACCCTGGACTGAGGGTATTGTCACGTATTGAAGACGCAGATATATCGTATTTTAAAAACTGTACTGGCATAACAATTAAGTCCCGTATAAACGACGATGAACTTTTTGATATAACGTTTAGTACAATGTCAAAAGACTGTGGTCTGAGTCTGAGTAGAGCAGCACTTAATAATTTAATTGTGGGAGCGGAAATAGTAGAAGTACGTGAAATACATTTGGATTAAGTACCCTGATGCAACTGATTTTACGGGTATTTATATTCGAGTAACCCGGGAGGGTAAATCTGTCAATGTAGATATCTTTGATGCTACGAAAGAAGAACTAGCACATTGGATCAGTGAAAGCTATGCTAAGGACCCTGAATTTCTAGTAAGGCTAATTTCTTATGTAGAAGATCAATTCAATCGAGTATTTTGTGGTAAAAATCCAACTAAAGAACAAGCAGAAGTAATAGCGACTGTAGGTTTGGAATTCATTTTAAGCCTGCGTCATATATTAGATTCAAATGAGGTACAGATAGTACATAAAGATACAATTTAGAGTATTCTAGAGGAGGATTGACTAGTATGAGTGCTGAAAGAGAAAATTCTAAGTTATGGGACCGCGTTATGGATGAAATTGTTCCATCAGTTGGTTCAGTATTTAAAATTCAAGGTGACCCCAATTTTTATAAAATGGGACCTAAGGGAGTAGAGTATGCATTTCCTATACCTTTAGAGGCTAAGTCTGATATTGTTTTAGATTCTATTTTCACAAAGATATTAAAGGATGAAGTAGACTGGAGAATTGTTAATAAAATCACAGATAATGGGTATGGATATATCAATAGATTTTTCCCTAACACTGGTGAGATTATTACTCAAAGGCTTGACTTTGATAATAACTATGCATCAAATTATTTATATTATACTCAAGGTCTGATCTATGACACAATGGAGGCAGCAAAGGAAAACCTGGAACACGATAAGATATTCTGGGAAAATATTATGAATCAGGCTGTCCGTAAAGAGTATACAAGATTATGTAAGAGATATCCAGAACCAAAGGAGGAATAACGTATGGGAAAGAGTTGTATAAGAAACCCCTGTATTAAAGAAAGCAAAAAATATAATCTATATTACAACCATTGGGTACCGCTGACTAACGGTATATGTAAATACACAACAGTACTACAACGTAAACAAATTAAACATTCTTTACTCAATAATTTAGAAGCGTTGTAATGAAAGGACGATTAAAATGACAAACACAAAAACTATAAAAACCACAGAAGGCAGCGAAAGAAAAGTTATAGCTACTGCAGAGGAATGGAAACTAATTAGAGACTTTACTCGTTATATCAAAGCAACTAAAAATAAAGCAGCTATACAGGCTGTTTTAGGAGAGGTACAAACACATTCAAGTTGTTCTCATGTAATTCAGGATACTTGGATTACTGAATGTCCTGTATGTGATGGTACAAAATTTCACTTCATAATGAGTTTTGAAGGTGATGCAGCTCCTGGAGTATTTGGTGGAATAAAATGCTGCACCTGTGGTTTTGGTGCAGGGACAGTGATGAAGAAAACACCCAGATTTTTCTCACATCAACTTCTACTGGATGCTATAGATGCTTGGTCAAGTAAAGTAGATGATATAATGTTTGGCGGGAAAGAATATATTTTAAAAGCTTGGAAAGCAGATCTTTTAAGCGGGGTGGAAAAGGCTCCGCCTACAATTGAAAAAGAAAAATTATTGGAGTATATTGATCGGACAATAACCTCAATAGAAGAAGACAACTAATAACTACGAACAAATAAAATTCATTTTAAGACTAGTATATCGTACTAATATATGGTATACTAGTCTTACCAATAAATATAACGAGGTGGTATAATGTTTACTGAGAAAGACTTTGAAAAAATCTATGAAGAACTTCCTGAGATGCTGGATAACGTTAGTATTCCTCAAGAACTTTTCAAGTATCTTCCAGAGGAACTTATAAAGAATTGTACATCAGGAAGAGATTTTATTATTAAGGAAATCAAAGAAAATGAAGCTCTTAAAGTATTAAACCGAATTGATCCTGCATATCTCTGGGTACTAATACTTTATAAAATAGTGTTGCATGCACAACAGATAGAAAAAGCGTTTATAGATTATCCTAGTAGACATGACATGAAAATGGTTGATTTACTAGAGGTTTTTAATAATTTAAAAGAAAAAGAAGAAAAGTTTAATGCACAGCTCACTGAATTTCATTCTACTCTTATTATTTATGCAACTGCTCAGTTTAGAAAAGAAATGGATAAACGGTTTAAGAGATATGCAAATAAATATCTGGTTCAACGTAGAGGATGGGGAAGGAGACGCTTATGATTTGGATAACTACAGATACTCATTTCGGGCATAGAAATATAATAAAATTAGCTAATAGGCCTGAAAATTACGAGGAGTTAATTATCACTAATTGGAAAGCAGTGGTATCTCCGGAAGATACTGTTATTCATTTAGGGGATGTAGCCTGGGGCGGCAAGTATCTTTCGATAATCAAAGAATTGCCAGGACAAAAGATATTAGTTAGGGGAAACCATGATCCGTGTTCTTTGGATTATTATATGCAGCGTGGATTTAACTTTGCATGTGATTCCTTGACAATGAGGCGTTATGGTATTGATATGTTGTTTACTCATGCACCTCGAATCTTCCATGAAGCAGATGTAAATATCCATGGGCATTTACATAGCTTAGCAACTATTAAGAGCTGCTGTTTGCATTATCCGATAGCTTTGGAATGTAATGGGTATAAAATGATTGACCTTGACGTACTGGTAAGAAAAGAATTACGCGCTTTAGTTACGAAAACCAAACAAGAGGGTGTTGAAGAATGGGAACCATTAGACTAAATACAGTAATCCAGGACAGTATAACAGACGGACCAGGGATAAACCTTGTACTGGTAACCCAAGGCTGTCTGGCTAATTGCAAAGGCTGTCATAATCCTGATACTCATCCGTTGGACGGAGGCAGGGAGATGAGGATTGAGCCTTTGTTTAATCATATTACTGAAAGTACAACTGGGGTTACAGTATCTGGCGGCGAACCATTGCTTCAACTTGAAGCCGTAAAAGAAGTATACAGAATCGCTAAAGAAAAAAACTTGAAACGCATTTTGTATACAGGTTTTTCGTGTCTTAAGTTTTTAGATACGTTCCCTGACTTTGCAGACTATCTGGATTATGTAAAGATAGGACCATATATAGAAAGTATGCGTAGCAGCGCAGTCCCGTATTATGGCAGTACAAATCAGGAAATATATGAAGTTAAAAATGGGAAGTTAGTTGTATGGCGTGAACAAATGGGGTGATAAAATGTGGTTTGATAAAGTAGCGGGAATGCCTATCTGGTTTTGGGCAACATTATTTATAATGTCAATAATATTTATGCTTCTGGCAAAAACTTTATTAGTAGCAATTTTTTCAGGTGGATTAGCATTATTATCTTGGCTTGCATTGGCTAGCTATTTCAGCATTGGCCCTGATGATTTTAATTTTTGATACATAGAAAGGAAAGTATATGGATACTACAATAAAATATATGTGGTACGGATTGGCATTCTTTGCAGTCATTGTAATAGATATGATAATTCCGCATTTTATAATAGTTACACTGGCAGCCCTTGCCCTGGGCGGATTAACTGGTGCATTTAAAAGCAGTAAAGGAGAATAACTATGATATTTGTATGTGGTGATGTACATGGTGAATATGATATAGATAAGCTTTATTATCTACAAAAACTTGATGTACATTTAAAGCTGTCCCGTAACGATTATCTTATCATAGCTGGGGATTTTGGCGGCATCTGGGGAAGAAACGCTCCTAACACGGATGAAAAATTAATTAAAAGGTTATATGAAGATACCTTTCCGTGGACGACGTTATGGGTCGATGGAAACCATGAAAACTTTAATAAAATTGAGGGCTACCCTGTAACAGAAATGTTTGGCGGTAGAGTTCAAAAAATAAGCCCTCATTGTATTCATTTAATGCGTGGGGAAGTTTATACCATTGAAGATAAAAAGGTATTTACAATGGGCGGTGGGTTGTCTGTTGATCAAAACCACCGTATTCCTCAGATAAGCTGGTGGCCCCAGGAATATCCCAGTCAGGCAGAGAAAGACAATGCAATTAAGAATCTGGAAGCTAATAACTGGGAAGTAGACTATGTAATCACCCATACTTGTCCTTTATCTGCAATGCCCAGCCTGGAACCCTTAATGCCGCCATGGAGTCCTAGTTTTGACGATAAAAAAGATGATGAACTAAGTGTATGGTTCGATGCTGAGATATGTCCAAAGCTTAAATATAAAAAATGGTATTTCGGACACTTTCATGTAGATCATAAATTTGATAAATATTCCGCATTGTTTAATAATGTGGTAGAATTAGGAGAGGAGAAACTATATAGTGAAGATTAAGGAATCTTGTTTTCTAGCACTGTTACTCGCTGCAATCCTTGTTTTATCTGTGGTAGTATGGGAATTAGATACGCAGCATAAACAGAATGAAGTTGTCGCAATGCCGGTAGAGGATGCCCTTAAACCTGATACGAAAAAAGAAGAGCCTCAGGGAGTAGCAGTTATACCAGAAGAAAAGCCAGATTATTATGTACTGGACGTGGTAGCTACGGCGTACTGGACAATGGATCCGGTAGATGCTTCTGGTACGGGACTTGCTGCGGACGGCAAACCTGCTGTCCCGTATAAAACGATTGCAGTAGATCCCAATGTTATCCCAATGCAAAGCGAGGTTTATGTGCCGGATATTGGATGGTGTATAGCACATGATACTGGTGGGGCAATAAAAGGAAATAAAATAGATATCGCTATGGACTCGGAGGAAGCAGCGTATCAATGGGGTCGGCGTATTGTAAGGGTTAAGATTAAACATAGCTGACTATTAAAATAATCTTAAAAGAAAGTAGGGAGTATATATGAATGATGATTTTCTCTATGAACCTAAGCCTAAGAAAAATCCAGTAAAAGTGTTTGCCGGGCTTGGGGCAGTAATTACTGGAGTTATTATTTTCGCAGTTCTAGTGTTCTCCAGTTTTACGATTATTGATACTGGAGAACGTGGTGTAGTACTCCGGCTAGGTAGATTCGCCAACATTATGAATGAGGGCTTGAATTTCAAAGTACCATTTGTGGATACTGTTATTAAAATGAATGTACGTGATGTAAATTATGCAATTCAAACTGAAGTATCCAGTAAAGATATGCAGGGTATTCAGGTAGATGTAAGCCTGTTGTATGCGTTGGACCCTGCTAGTGTAGGTACGATCTATCAAACTTACGGTGTGAACTACGAAGCTACCCTTATCAAACCTACGTTGCTCGAGATTACAAATTCAGTTATTGCGAATTATCCAATTGAAGAATTTGTAGAAAAGAGAGCTGAGATCTCCAATAAAATCAATGCAGCTTTTATTGATAAAACCGCAAATAGTGGTATTGCTGTAAAAAGCTTATTGATTACAAATCACGATTTTTCTGATGAATATAATAAAGCTATTGAGAGTAAAAAAGTAGCAGAGCAGGGAGCTTTAAAAGCTAAATATGATTTAGAACGTGTAACCTTGGAGGCAGAAGCTCAATTGCAGAAACAGAAATCTCTTAGCCCAATGGTACTTCAAGAAAAAGCAATTGATAAATGGGATGGTAAGCTCCCAACCTATATGGGTAACGGAGGCCAGCTTCCTTTTATCTTGACTGACAAATAGGAGGAAAGTGATGGATAAAAATCAAATTGATCAAATAGCATATCCAGTGATTCTTACTGAATCTATTGATAAAACATATGTATATATTCCAGGCTTTGATAAAAGTACAGAAGGCAGGAATATTAAAGATGCATTGGATTCTGCTACTGACTTGCTTAAAGCACTAATAGCAGAGTATAAAAAAGAAGGTAAACCTATTCCGAAAGATGTAGATCTCAATGTAGAAAACGGTGCCTTTGTAAGATGGGTTACTGTAAAATAGGGGAAATATATTATGGAACTTGTTAAACGTCAAGATACCATAATATTCAAGACACGGATAGAAGAGCGGGGGATATTCAAAGGTAAACTGAGATATATCCAATATAGCCCACGGATAAAAGCGTGGACTGCACCCGCTACTTACTCCGTGTTTATTGATATTATGTTATTTTTTAAACAGAATATTAGAATGGATGACGCAGAAACCGCTCAATGGGTAACTGATTGTAAAGTGGTATTACGTAGACTTAATGAACTGCAGCGGGGTACCCAAAGAGAAGGTATACGTGACGTAGTGCTTCCGGATGTAATAGATTATAAAAAAGTACCCTATCAGCATCAGAAAGAAGCTATTGCATTTGCTCTAAATATGAAGCGCTGTGCACTCTGGCTCGATATGGGACTTGGGAAAACATTTACATCTATTACACTTGCAAGGTTACGCCATGCTATTCCAGCGTTAGGCAATGTACAAAAGGTACTTGTGATTGCCCCTAGATCTTTGATGTACCAATGGGATACAGAAGTCAGGGATATCGCAGATGAAGCGCAGAGTATTATTATAGCGGGTACACCTAGGCAAAAAGAAAAGGCCCTGTATAGTATACCAGATACTGGGCTCTCGTTTTCCATGATAACATATGAAGGTATTTTTAATCTGGAAGAAGATCTAAAGCTGCAGGAATTTGATATGTTTATTATGGATGAAGCTACGAAGATCAAGAACCCCAAAGCCAAACGTACATTAGCTACTGCAGAGTTATGCCAGACTATTCCTTACGGTGTAGAACTGACCGGTATGGCATATGTAAATAATCCGTTAGACTTATTTGCACAGTTCCTGGCATTAGATCCCAGTGTTTACGGTACAAATCAGTGGATATTTTCAGAACGTTATATAAATTATGGTAAGGCGGCGTTTGGCAAGTATATCAAGGGCTATAAAAATATGGACGAGCTTAAACAGCGCGCTTACTTTCTAGCGTTTTCCAGAACCAAGGAACAATGCCTTGATCTACCGCCACGTGTATATGAGACACGCAAGCTTCCCCTCTACGACTCTCAAGCAGCGTGGTATGATAACTTGGTCTCGCAGATAGACTCAGTGGTCTCAGAAGAGAACCTCGTGGACGAGGCGGGTACATCTGAAGTTACGGTTAAGTATGTTGTGGCCATGATCCAAAAGTTGCAACAGGTAACAGCAGGGTTCTTAAAAACTGATATTGGAGAGTATCTATGGCTTGATAGCCCTAAATATGAAGAAATGTATTCTATTATATCTAACAGTACAGATTCCTTTATTATCTGGGCAAGTCATACTTACGTACTGAAAAAGCTGCAGGAATACTTACTGGCTCGAAAAGTTTCGGTAGAAGTACTGGACCGCAGGGTATCTAACAGTAAGCGCAAAATAGTTAAGGAACGCTTTAAAAAGGGTAAATTAAAGGTAGTTATTTTACAGATAGCATCAGAATGCAGAGGCAACGACTTTACATGTGAAACCAATTCTGTCAGTGCTATTTTCTTTGAAAATACGAGCAGTATTGAAGAACGAAGCCAGGCAGAAGATAGACAGCATCGCATTGGTATGACAGGTACAGCAGTATATATTGATCTTATCTGTGAGGATACCTATGACGAAGGTATTCAGTTATTACTTCAGAATAAAAAGACTATTGCTCAGTATATCCGTGAACAGGATCTGCAGCTCCTATTAGGTAAAGGTGGATCTATAACTGTAAAGAAAACGAAAAGCAAGAAACGTCCAAAGATGCCGGAAGAAGTTGAGGCGGAGCTGGAAGAACGTAAAGCAATAGAAGCTGAGTATTTAACTGAAATCGATGGGTTTGAGTCGCTTGGAATGGGTTAAATGGTATAAGTATAACATAGGGATAACTTAACAGTTATTCCTGACAAAAATACAAAGTTTTTTTAATTAAAGAAAAGAGGTGAAGAAAATGTAGCGTGTATACTGCAAAATAAACAAATGTTTGCAAGATATTGACAAACTGTGAAAACTATGATATCATTGCCATTAGGGAGCTAATCTTAATAAACGAGGTTTAGCAAATGGCAGAAAGAGAATCCAGAGGCAGGAGCAGAAGAACTGATGTTCTCCCGAATGATGTTCCACTCGTGCCTCCTCATATGATGCGGAATGAAGATTCTGGTGACACAGATAGTTACAGTAGCAGAGGTCGTCGAGTAAAAGGTTTACATAGCAGCATTTTAAAGCAGCTTAAGGATCTAGATGTTACCGATGTAGATGATGCTCGCATTATACAGATGATGCGAGAAGGTAACCGTGAAGGAAACTATTTGCTGTTCTGTAAACATTACCGGTATATCTTGCATAAGATCATTGAGATAACCCAGGGTAACTGGTATTCTGATGATATTTTACAAGCAGGTGCAGTAGGGCTTTATGAAGCTGCGAAGCGATGGGATGAAAGTAAAAAATGTACATTTCTTACTTACGCACACTACTGGATCTTAAAATTTATTTATATTGAAATCCGTAATGAACTTCTTCCTTTAGGAGGACTCGGATTAGGCAGAGATGCCAAAGAGCGTTTATTTAATTTCATTAAGTATATAATGATGGGCTATTCAGATGAAGAAATTATGGAACGCTTAAGGATCAATGAGAAAACGTTAAAAGAACTGAAGATCTTGAATTCCATTGCATCAAGAACTAAAAGCTTAGATAACGTGGTAGACTCAGATAATGAGGAAGAGGAAGCTTATAATCAAATAGGAGTCCCTTCACATCCTAGTGCAGAGACGGAATACCTAAACGAAGAGTTTCTTTCGTATGTAGAAAAGCAAGTTAATGATTTACGAAAGACTGAACCTAAGCTTGCCGAGTTTTTAGATTTAGAGCTCGGTTTAAATGGCCAGTACCAGCTAGAAAAACCTGAGATCTGCGCTGCACTGAATATTACTAAACGTGAATATTCGCAGATGAAGCGTGCTGGTAACCGTTACCTCCGTATCCAGATGATTGGTGACGGTTGGTATGATGCCCCACCGGAGAATGAAACTGAAGGAGAAATAGAATGCCGCGCACAAGAAAAGCTAGAACAGTTACAGTCGAATATTTAGATGAAAATACAGACGTAAATATAGATAATATTCTATACTTCGTAGGTATTGATCCTTCCTATTCTTCGACTGGACTTGTTATTCTTGACAACAAGAATAATGAACCTGTTGTAGCTATGACAATCAAGGCAGGCGTTCCTACTGAAAGATTTCATGATCGTATCAAAAAACTACTTGACAAACTAGCTGAATGTATATTAAAATACAATCTAGAGGATGTCTATGTAGTAATGGAAGGAGCTTCGTTCGCCTCTGAGTTTAATGCTTTTAAACTTGGAAAGCTTAGCGGAGTAGTAGAATTTTTCTTAGGCGAGAACAAAGTTTCGTACAGTTTAGTAGCCCCGACTTATGTTAAAAAAGTAGCTTCAGGTAGCGGAAACGCAAACAAAGAGCAAGTTATCAAGGGTGTTCGTGAACGCTGGGGGTATCGTCACTCTAACAGTGACATAAACGATGCCTATACGATGGCCCAAATTGCTCGAGGGGCAAAGCCGCTCCCTAGGCCAGCTAAAAAACTGGGGGGGCGTAAGGATGGAAAATGAAATCCCTGATAGTCGGGTACGACACCCATATCTGATTTCAAAAGAGGTCTTCATCAATGATTTCCTGCAAGGGTATCCTGAAAAAGGATATGAAGAAGTAGAGTGGTGGTATGATAATATGCTTACTCACTTTTATGAATATCTAAATGAAGACGTCCGAAACAGAGTTTATTTGCCAAGAGTCGGTGTAATTTTTACGGGTACTGTGCCAGCCAATCCTGAAAAAGGATTACCTGAACGGTATCGATATCGACTGAGCTGCAAAACATTCTCTAAACCTAAATGATAGAAAAGAGGAATTTTTAATGAAAGCACTTACACAAGCAGAAACAATTGAAAAACTGGCGGAAGTCAATAACACCTCTAAAGCAGAAGCTGCAAATGCCTGGAAAGGTTTTATTGCATTTCTGAAAGGTCAACTGGATGAAGGTAATAACATTCGTCTGGGTGAACTTGGTGTTCTGACTAAAAAAATCCGCCCGGCTGGTGTAGCTCGTGTACCTGGTACCGGTGAAACTGTAGAAGTACCGGCTCGTTACACTTACAAGCTGAAAAAACGCCCGCAAGACATGTAATCAATAATTTGCTATTCTCTCTGAATTCCCTGTGGAGTATCCAGCTACTTCATGGGGAATTCTTTTTGTGTATTGACATTAAAATTCCTCTGTGGTATAATTAGCCCATCAGTAAATAAGCAATTAAAACAAGAAAGAAGGTTTCTACAATGGCAAAAATTACCGTAGCAAGAGCTCTCACAAAATTGAAAATCATTCTCATTAAATTGAATGATCTTAACCGTAGCCTTAAAAGATATGGCTATGTAACCAGTAAAACAACTAGTCAACTGTCTAGTCATAAAGATATCAATGCTAATCATTTAGAAGCTAAGAAAGAGTATGCAAAACTTTTAGCCAGTTTCGATGATTTGATTACTGATTATACTCAAATCAGCTTAGCTATTTCTAAATCGAATTTAGAAACTACGATCCACACCGATGAACTGGGGACTATTAGTATTGCAGAGGCCATGCTCTTGACCCAGAAATTAGATAAAACCTTGTCAGATAAATTATCAGCGTTAAGTAGTGCCCGGGAAGAAGCTGAGAAACTTGCTAATGCTACTAATAAGTCTATAAATGCTGTAAGCAGTGGCATGTCTGCAGAAGATATAGAGAAATTAAGATCATTACCTGTAACTCTATTTGACCAGGAAGTTTTAGAAAATGCAGCTAAGAAATCTATGTTCTGTGGCTACGAGCTGAATCAGTTAATAAATGAAAGCAATGCAATAACTATGATAGAGATCCCCGATTGATTTAAACTTATAATGTCTGTTTAGCGAAGTAACTCTCGAAATTTACCTACTTATTTTTATACAATAAAAATTTTAAGATCAGGTGTGTGCATTATAACATAATGTGCCATTTGACCAAAATGTAGCAAATTAGTATGTGAGATCAAACGTCTATCAGTACCTCAGCGTTCTCAGCATCCTAGTTTAAAGTGTATAAGTTCAAATTCAAATCCTAATTGTGACTTAGGTGGCCCCGGCCACTGGAGTGACTTGGTGATACTCTGAGAGTGGAGCGTTAGGCTGTTACGCAGACATTTATATATGATACGCCTTGGTTTAATTACCAGGGCGTATTTTATTTAGGCTGAAAATCATTTGACATGGATGAGAAATTTATGGTATAATGAGTATGCCTAAGGTTAACAAGGTAAACAATGGTAATCAAAGGTAAACAAAGATTAAGTGAGGTATTGAGAAATGGCTAAAAAGAATGAAGATGCTCAAGTATTGAAAGATGCGACTACTGAAACTGGTGCTCCTGTAACTGAATTCTTAAAAGACGAAAAAGCGGATAACTTTGGGTCAGAATTTGGAACTTCTCTGACTGCTGGATTAGACGGAGAATCGGGAGACGATATGGACTTCGGCTTAGAAGGCGGAGAAATGAATTTGAGCCAGATCCCTATCTTGAAATTAACTCAGGCAATGACTCCTGAAGTTCAAGACCGTGAATACAAAGATATTTACGCTGGCATGTTTATGAACGACTCTACTAAGACTCCTGTAGGTGAATCGCTGGTTGTACGTGTAATGCGTGCATGGCGCTGCAGAGCTAAATTTGCACCGAGAGGTGAGGGCAATAATAGTATCGAGTGCACTTGCCCGACTTATAATAGCCCTGAAGGGGATATTGGTAGTGAACATGGTGCATGTGCTAAATGTATCTACAATAATTTCGATGCACCAGAACGTTGTCAATTACAGTATCATATGGTCGTTGCTACTGAAAATGATCCGCATGAACTTTTCCGTATCATCTTATCTAAAACCAGTTATAAAGCATCCAAGAAACTTGAAAATGGCTTAAGAGCATTAGGTAGCAGATTCCGTAATACTCCGTCCTTTGCATTTAAAGTCAAAATTTCCGTTGGTGAGGAAACTAATACCAAAATAAACAGTAAATACTATGTTTATAAAGTAGATGTTGTTCCGCCAGTACCAGGTGAAGCTTTGATTCCTGATGAATTAAAAGACGAGTTTATGGAAAGCTTCAAGGAAGTTAAACGGCTGAGGGATAATTCTGTGGATTATCATAAGCGTATGCTGGCTAATAAAGCTGCATCCGAAAACCCGGAAATTTCCAATGACAGCTTCAGTGGTATGACTACTGACGTGCTGAATTCTTTCGGTATTGAAGATGTAGATGCAGACCACTCTGATCCTAAGGGAGAAAATATTCCATTCTGATAGTCTGAGGGAGGCTTCGGCCTCCCCTCTCTTATAACTTTTACTTTTTTAACCAACTAAAGGAGAATACTCATTATGAATAATGAAGAAACTCGTGATCAAATAACTGAAGAACTAATGGAATCCCATAAAAAACTTAGTGAAAGTTTTATCCGTGAAGGGGATATTATGGTTCCGGTGGAGCTAACTGCAATTCCACGAGTACAAACTCAGGAAGAATTTATTCGTGAATACCTGGATACTAAAATCCTTCCTTTATTCGCTACTAAATCCGGAGCGTACAATGTAAACGGGGATGAATTCGGTACTATCCGAAGCATTGCTGCCAAGCATTTGCCTGAGATGTATGAAGATAATCAGTGGGAGGCAATGATTAAAGTTGTTGATATTCTGCTGGAAAAACATCTTTCCGCGATTGCTAAAGGACCGTCTGTATTTGAGTACGAAGAACGCCTGCGTGATCTTTTGATTTATACTTTCTTCAAATGTAGGTTTGTTGCTGAAATGAACAATAGACCTATGAGTGGGGAAATCAGAACCGAAATGGAAATCTGTCATGGCTGATAAGGTACAAGAGAATAAGGACTGGGTGACTCTTCTTAACTTAGCAGGCAAAATTAAACACCCGGAACTTAGGGACTTTACTTTAGCATTTCTAGAAGATGTAGTACCCGACTACTTCGCACGTATAGCAGCCAGTGCCAGCGGTAAATATCATCCCCAGTATTCTCTGGGGTATGGCGGACTACTCCGACATACAATAGCAGCAGCACTGTTAGCAAAGGAACTCGCGGCATTAGAATACTGGCAATTCTCCCCGGGTGAACAGGAGCTTATCTTTGCAGCAACGATTCTCCATGATACCTTTAAGCAAGGCAAAGAAGAAAGTGGTAAAACCGAACGGTCCCATCCTAACATTGCTGCAATAGAGATCCGTAAATTCGCTGAAAAACGTGGAGATCAGAAGTTTGGTAATCTTCTGGCAGGGCTTGTCGTTGCTCACATGGGGCAATGGGGCAACCAGAAACCTGGTAATAAAGGACAGTTCTGTGTACACCTTGCAGACTTTATTGCAAGCAGACGAAACGTTGAAGTACACTGGGACGAGGAATTTTTGAGTTCCATAAAATAAATATTCAAAGAGGAGAAGCGATATGGCTACAAATACCCATGTTATCTCCGGCGACTTTGACATGTTACTGGGGGAGGCTAAATACCTCCCCTGGTCTAGTTCTAGGGCCGATACAGCAAACGCGTGTTTATACAAGTTTAAGAAAGTGTATTTAGAGGGAATAAAAGAAAGCAGCCCTGCATTAACACTGGGAGGCCTTGCCCATGAGATAATCGCAGAACTGTTAAAAGATAAAAACCCCTCAGTAAGCAAGGCCGAGTTATTTCTGGGGAATGTTTACCCGTTGTATAAAGTGGCAGACCCGCAAGGAGCAGCGTTAGCAGAAGTAAAAACAATGTTTCCTTATATGGTCTCTTTTGTAGATAAGTGGTTAACATTTTGCAGTAACAGAAATATCAAGAAATTTAGAGTAGAACATCCCTATGGTTGGACACGTGAATTAACTCGAGCAAGTTATAATCCAAGTCCAATACGAGAAACATACTTCAGAGGCATAATAGATCTTTGGGCGTATGATCCCGTTGCAAAAGAGATATTTATTATTGACCATAAAACCAACAAATCCGCAGCATCTAAAAACAAGGTTAAGGAGAGTAAACAACTTAATCTTTATGTATCAATGATTTCCAAGATTTACAATCTGGAATGGACTCGGGCATATATTGGCTTAAATTTCCTACGAAAAAATCGTATCGTATGGAACAGTGTAACACCAGTTGAAACCGCGTACTTTACCCAGATATATATGAATACCCTTGCGTATCTTGAAACCCGGTTGTACGAGTGTGATAATTCTACTATATGGCCAGCAAATAAATCTTTTCAATGTAGTTGGTGCACCTTTAAAGACACTTGTAAAACCTATCTGAATGAGGTATAATTCTTATACGGATAAAATTTAGAGAACTGGAGTGTTACCGCTATGTTAGTTGAAGCTTTTGAAACAGCGTTTCCAAATCACAATTTTAATTGGCGTAACTCTGGCTCTTGTGCACAGGGCTTTTGCCCGTTCCATACTGATAAACACCAGCGGTCTCTTGGTATCTATACAGATGCCAGGGGACGCGAACGCTGGCACTGTTTTGCAGAGGGTATCGGCGGGGGCTTGATTGACCTTGTGTTACGGTCGAAGATCCCTAATACCGAGACAAGAGCAGGAGCTAATTACTGGCTAGTACAAAAAGGTTATTTACAAGAAACAGAACAGCAGGTGAAAGATAGACTGCGTAATGACGGGCTGACAAAGTTCTTGGCCTGGACTAATAGTTTGTTAGAAACATCAGATGACGCTGCTGGGCTTCGTGCTTATCTGGCAGGCAGACGAATAGATATTCGTACTATCCCTAATTCACCTATTGGGTATTATCCCAAGGTCGAAGAAGTTGAAGCATGGCTCGCTGAAAATGAACTGCTCGAATTGCTGGGCAGTGAACTTATTCCTACTCACAGATGTGAGGGGATAGTTGTAGGCAGTATACTTTTTTTTTACCGAACTTCCTATGAAGAATACAGCCGCATTAAAGTCCGCAATGTTTTAAAAGAACGTGACGGTAATAAAATGACAATGTATCTGGGTAAAAAATTACGCAGAGGTGAACGCATTGGTTATTTTAGCTGGACTAAAGAGGGCTGTTATGATAGAGATGACGCTATACTGGTAGAAGGTGAATTCGATGTCGGTGCACTGTTCAGTATGTGTGCCCGAGAGTCGGATGAAGATATCGTAGAACCTATCTACTGCTTCAGTGGTGGTACAAATTTATCCAGTGGGGTCAGTGCACTGTTAGATATGGGTAAAACTCATATTTATTTATTCCCGGATAATGATGATGTTGGTATCGACTACTCTTATACAGTAGCAGAACAGCATACCCAAACGTATGTAATAATGCCGGTAGACTATCAACAGGGTGATGACCCGGCTACGTGGGCCGCGTCTCACAATGTTACTCAATTTAATGAGGCTTATACTTCTCGTAGACCTGCGTTTGCATGGATTGGTCAAAAGCTGGCAAATATGGCCCAGGAAGCCACAATGGAAGATCAGGCTGCTATTAAGGTAAAGCTTATTGAGTATGCTAAAAAACTCCCAGCTACTGATAGAGAAATGTTCCTTAAAAATTATGGAACTGTAGCAGGTGTATCTTTTGAAGCATTGATGGAAGAAGTTGATGACCGGTCACAGATAAAATATCGTAAGGTTTTAAATCCTGCCCATTTTGGTATATTGATGAACGTTATCAATAAAAATACATCAGAATGGGAACCAATTTCTAATGTTATTTTAGAAACTGAACGGGATCTTATCCTGGATGCGGGTGATGATAATGTAGAACGTAAAATTGTACTCCGAGTATCCATGGCTTATAAGAGTACTAAAATAGAACTTACTCCTGAAGAATATGCTGATGATAAACGTTTATACTCTGCAATTATTACTGCCCTGGGTTCCAGTGTCTGGATAAAACCCCGTACAGTATCGTATTTACGGGAGGCGTGCAATTTGTTGACACCAATAAAAGAAACAGGTGGGGAAGAGAATATCTATACCCATACTGGTTGGCGAGAAGATAAATTTTTAGCACCTAATGGATATGTAGATGCTGATGGTTTCCACCCATTAGATGATATAAAAGTGGAATTACCAGCAAACCCAGGCTACATGAAAAATTATCGTTTAGATGAACCTCCTGCAGATTTAACACTGATTAGGGATGTAATCAGGAACGATATGTTAAAAGTTTTTTCCTATGACATAACACTGCCTTATCTGGCTCATGTATTCTGGTCCCCACTTGCACACTTTATCCCGATGGCTAAACCTGTATGCCTGTGGGTTGTTGGTCTGACCGGTTCTTATAAAACATCATATACAGGGTTAATGGCAAGTTTCTTTGGAGATTTCAAAACAGGTGATTTTGAGACCTGGCGATCTACGACAAATTCCATTGAGAAGAACGGTTATTACCTTAAAGATATGTTATATGTAGTCGATGACTATAAGGGCATAGACGTAAATCCTAAAGCTCTGACAGGGTGTATCCAGAGCTATGGCGACAGGCATGGTCGGGGTCGTATGAATACTGACCTGTCTGCTCGTAAAACATGGTTTATCCGTGGTAATATGGTTTCTACAGCAGAGGATATTCCTACTGGCGAAGCGTCTGTTATCTCTCGTATTTTATTACTTAAAATACCAGGCAGAGGTAATTCTGACCATTTGACAAAAGCGCAAGCTCATGCTAAATTATTACCAGGGGTGATGGCTAAGTTCATCCAGTTCCTGTGTAATAAAAAAATACGGGAACATGATTATGAAAAACTGCTGGCCGAACGTAGAAATAAATTTAAAGCAGTACATGGCCGTGTATGCGAATCGTTGGCAGCGAATTCCATTGCCTGGGATTTGGTTGCAGAGTTCTTAGAACTAGAAGATTTGACCGAAGACTATTACCGCGGTGTATCAAATATCTTGGCTACCATGAATTTAACCACTAAGCAGGAACAGGCAGGCTATGTATTCCAGGAGACCCTGGCAGACTTGATTGACTCTGGTAACTTCCATTTAGAGGGATTAGGCTGTAATGGTACAGAACACCTGGAAACTTCCCAGCGGTTGGGCTGGATAAATTCTCAGCACGTATATATCCTTGGAAGTAAGGCGCTTGCGGAAGTAAATAAATTGCGGATGCAGCTTACTGGTAGCCCCATTAAATACACTGCCAATACTATTTATGAACAGTTAGTTGCTGCAGGTACAGTAATACCAGATGCGAATGGTAAACCAACCAAAGTAATTAAAGTTAATAATCGGTCCAGTGCACGTGTATTAGAATTTAGGAGAGGAGTAGTTGAAAAATTAGGCGATGAAGCATTTAACGATAACTCCAAACTTACATCAGGAGTCCTTCGGGACGCGCCGGAGTGTAACGGGCTCGAACTCTCGTAAGCCTTATGGCTGTGACCGCTGCACTTTAAAGCATGCCAATTCTCCTGATTTCACACCTGAAATAATGGAACTAAAAGGTAAACGCCGAACCTCTGATACAGAACGGATAATAATGGTTTTAGTAGGTGCTCCGGAAAGCCCGGAGTGCTTGCTAAACAGAGATGTACGGACGCTTATCACAAAATGGATGAAGAACCATATCACAGCAAATAAAGTGTATATGACTTCGGTAGTAAAATGCTGCAGAGAAGGCAATCCTACAAAAGTAATGGTAAAATGCTGTGAAGATAGGTTACGGCAAGAGCTGACTGATATTCAGCCGGATGTCATTGTTTGCCTTGGTAAAGCAGCAGCTACCCCGTTTAATATTACAGGTAAAGCTAAAGAACTGTACAACAGAGTTTTTACCATTAAACCTATCGCAATACCACGTAAAGCAGGCGAAGATCCTAACGAACCCTTAAAACATACCCGTGAATCTAAACTGATTATTACTCACTCGCCTTCTGATATCGCAGATGATATCAAGGTATGGAGTTCTGTAGAATCAGCGTTTAGACAAGCAGAAAGATTCTCCAAGGATAGTGAAATAAAACTACCTGAGAATTATTATTTATGTGAATCCCCAGCAGAGTTTGAAGAATGGGCCGAAAGGCACATGACAAACCCTACTTTAAAAAAGATTATCCATGCATTCGATATCGAGACCAATGGTCGCGAACTGCATCCTAAAACTGAATTTGATGCACAGTTCCCACCGAAATTACGTTGTCTAAGCTTCTCCTGGGCAAAGGGAATGGCACTGTGTGTACCTTTTGAGGATGATCCTGAAGGGTACTACCCTATACTTAAAAAGTTAATGGAGTCAGATATTAACTGGTGTGGACATAACGTTGCATTTGATATTTTCTTTTTGAAGATAGTAAATGATATCCATGTAAAACGCCTTGTTGGGGATACAATGCTAATGGCTAGTATGCTTAATCCAGGAAAAGGAAAGTTCGGTTATGGTCTCAAACCCTTATCAGCAGAGTTTACTGATTTAGGTGGATACGAAACTGATATGAAAGGCACAGAGGACCAGCTTGATGATAAAGGCAGAAAGCTAAAAACCAAATGGGAAATAGCTGATATGGCTACGATTGCTCCGTATAACTGTGCAGACTCAGATGCTACCCTACAAATATTCCATATCTTCTTTAATACACTAAAAGAGCGGAATATGCTTGTAGGACACTGGGTAATGACGAATGCACTGTTCCCCCTGGCAAAAATGGAACATCATGGTTTTCTGGTCAATACAGAATGGGTAGATGATGCACGTAAAAAATTGGAAGAACTAGTAGTTTTTTTTGATAAGGAACTGACCAGACTTTGTGGGAATAGACATTTTGACTGGAATTCCCCTGTTGAACTAGCTCATGTTTTATATACGGTGCTTGGATATAAACCTCCGTCCTTAAATGCATTCCAAAAATTCAGTGCGTCTAAAGACGAAGATAATGCTGATACCGAACATCCAACAAATGATGACGCATTGTCTATCTTAAATACTGAGTTTACTCAGACAATGCGTAAATACAGAAAAACTGAAAAACTTCTGTCTACTTACTTTAACGGCTATTTAAAAAATATAGGACTAGATAAGCGGCTTCGAGCAGATTTTGTACTGGTAGGTACAGTAACTGGCAGGTTATCCTCGTCAGGTGATGCCAACTTGCAAAATATACCATCTGCAATGAGTAAGACAGCCCCGGGATACCAGGAACTGCATGAGTTTAAGGTGAAAAAAGCTTTTGTAGCACGCCCTGGCTGGTGTATTGTAAACGCGGACCAATCACAACTAGAACTGCGTATTGCAGGTGCCTGCTCAGGTGAGGAACGGTTTATTAAGTCCTATAAGAATAAAATAGATATGCACAGTCGTAATGCGAATGTTTCATTTTCACTTGACATTTCAGTTAAAGTATGGGAAAATGAAGCTAAGGAACTTGGGCTTGTGCCTGGATCTGAAGAATTCCAAGTCTACGTAGAACGTAAACTATGTCAGTACATCAAACATAATTTCCCTGACGAACGCCAGGCTGCTAAGAGTGTATCTTTCGGTATCCTGTACGGCATGAGTCAATGGGGGTTAGCTAAGGACCTTAATGATAAAGGTCGAGATGCTGGCAGTAGACGTATATGGACTCCTGAAGAATGTAAGGGGCTTATCTCCAGATTTAAAGAGGGCTATCCTACATTAATTGCCTGGCAAACGGATTTAATTCGGTTTGCTAGAAAGCACGGATACACATATACTTGCTTCGGTAGACGCAGGTATTTACCGGGTATTAAATCTGATAAATGGAAACTCAAAAGTGATGCGGAACGACAAGCTATAAATACCCCTGTACAATCGGCCGGATCGGATTTCATGATGGCAGGCGTTGTAAACATGGACCAGAATTTAGACCATGATAAATTTAGATTCTGTGCTACAGTACATGACTCTGTTGTGTGTGAAGTTCGAGAAGGGTACCTAGACGAGTTCGTACAGATAGCAAAGGGGTGCTTGGAAGAGCCGCGTATCAATGGGAGAGTAATCCCATTATGTGAGGTAATGCCATTTGTTGCAGAATTTGAAGCTGGTGATACCTATGGAACTCTTAACGAATACAAAATATGAAAGAAGGTAACATTAATGGTAAATACTAATATCGAAGACGCTGAAATCGTTTCCGAAACTACAAACGAAGAAACAACTGCAGCACCTGAAAAGAAAGAACCGTATACCCTGATTGTAACACTGAAATGCCCTGGACGTAATTTGACTGATAATTTTATCGGAATGGAATTTGAAATGCCTGAAGATAAAGTTACACCTGAATTATGTGAACGTATGATCCTTAACTATAAAGCAGTAACTCTTGCAGATAAACGTACTACGTTAGTCACTGCACGTTTACGTAATAACTTTATTATTACAGAAACCTCTACCTGCCTGCGCCCAGAGGACTATGATCCGGAGATGGGTACTCAAATCTGTATCCAAAAAATCAGAGATAAAATCTGGGGCTTTATGAGCTTTATGCTTGCCAGTGCAACTGTAACAAATACTAGATTAACAAAAGAATTGGTAGCATCGGGTGAATTAACGGCTGAAGACCTGCAAAAAGCTGAAGCTGAAGTACGTGCTGAATTAGCTGCAAAAGAAAACGCCGAAGAAACCCCAACATGTAACGGTGAATGTGCTGGATGTACCTGCCAACATGAAGAAGTAGTGGAAGATATTAAAGTCTCCGAACCTGAGAAACCAGAAATGGATAAGTAATTCGGTATAAGTAATATAGAGGAATAGATTGCAAAGTCTATCCTCTATATTTTTTTAGGAGGTGGTTTTTATTGAGTACTTTATTTGTAACCCAATCTGTAACCTATCTGTAATACTAATTTTTAAGGGGTGGAACTCAAAATGTATATTAGAGATGCAGTAAATTATCTGCAACGGAAAAACGTATTTATTGTAAGAAAATTGAAAGAATATGGTCACTCAGGAGACCAGCTACATGTAATTAATATCCATGCAACTATTTTGGTAACCATGATTTACCAAGCAAGAGAAAGTGGTATTATTTGGCAAAAGTCATTTGCTGAAATTGTCAATTTGTTAAATGCTCCAGGGAACAACAGGTATCGTAATTTCTTGAGTTATCTGGTAGATTTAAAATTATTAGAAGTTATTAAATCGGGTACAGCAAATGTATACCAACCTGTAATGGGAGACAAAGAAGAATCTGAGCCATTGTATATCCATAGTGATACAGGCAGCGAAATTGATATTTCTAATTTAAGTATGATGCAATCTCCTTGTTTCCCTATTACACTAGAAAATCATGCTAATAGTGAAGCTTATCAGCGTACATTAGATGATTGGGGCTTTACCTTAATTTCTTTTGATACAAATGATTTTATTGCAAATAAAACATTAAATATTATTAACTTCTTTGCATTGTCAAGAGATAATCATTTACTAAAGGGAACCTGGCTTGTTATTAACAAAGTACGGAAAATACCGTATGAATGGTTACGCAATTTCTGGCGGGATACAACTCCGGTTAATATTAACAACCATAAATTAAGCTATGCTACAAATAGAACTCTGCCAGATTTTAGACAACTTAGTGAAGCATTTTATGATCCGGCTACCCCTGATAGAGAACGCGGATTTGAATATGCTCAATTACTCAAAGACCTCTTTGCTAAAGAAGGAAAAGAATATGTAGATTTTCGGAAGAGATATCCACAGAATTTCATGGATGAAGATGAAACTGAAACTGTGTCAAAACTTCAATCAATTACGGTTCCGAGTCTTCCTGAAGAAATAGCTAAGCCACCTGCGGGAACAATTCAGCTTGTCGAAACTCCAACTAAACATCTAACATTTAAAACTCCAGTATTACAAGAAGTATACGAATTACTAATTTCGGATTTAAATGAGGATTTAAAATTAAAATTAATTAAAGCTTTGGTATAACAAAAAGAGGGCGTGGATATTTCCACGTCCTCACTCTTTTTATCTTTATTTTTTTTACTTAACTAACTGTAGTTTTATGGTTCGTTGCACTCACTGTAGCCCCACAGCTTACCCCTGCGCCAGACCCAGCAACTTTTTTTCCGCCTACAGTAGTTTTACCTGATGCAGCAGGGCTTACAATTGTTTTACCTGAATGTCCGGGTAATGGATCAGGAGATACAGAGGAGCCTACATGTGCAACAGGTATTCCGTTAACTGTAGTTCGAGAAGAGCCCGAAGTAACTGCCCCGCCATGGGAATCCGGATCCCCTATAACTAATACTGCAGCCATAGTATTTCTCCTCTCTTACGGTAATTTAACACTATCTACACTCATACAGTTGAACTCACTGGCTGTAAAAGAAATTGTAGATGCAACTAATTTTACATTACGAGCTGCGTCCACATGCAAGAAATCATTACCATTTATTTTAAGATTGATAATACCTGCACGTTGACCAATTTGTAAGTCTACTACTGATGTACCAGCACGTTCACCAACTGTTCGCCTAAACCGAATAGTTGTATTTGTATTATTAGCACCGTCAACTTCGGCTTCAACATCCATTCCTCCGGCCTTTAGACGGAAGATACTACACACATTTTCCCATACACAGTTTAGTAGATTCCAAACGGAAGATAATTTACCTGGTGACATGATAATTTTTTTCATCATATCAGTTAATGATTCTTCTGATCCCATAGAATTAGTAGCTGAAGAATTACCAGGTAAGGTAGCCTTATTAGCCATATCTGACGGACATCTATTTGCGGTTGCCCCTAGTGGACTCTTGAGATCCGTATTAGCATCACTATTGATATTAAGCGGAGGAAACAATGAGATAATAGAAACCTCACCATTGTATTCGGTGTACCAGCAGGGAGAACCTATACTTGGCGGTGTGATCGCGTAGGCTCCGTTTACAGGGTCGCAACGATTCATCGGGCATGATACGTTGGAAAGGTTCCCAGACCCGTCATAGGGGGAGATTGTGGCTGTCATAGTATTAGGATCGTATCCAGTTACTACTGCCGGACGAAGATTACCATTTAAAGACCGTGCCATATACTGTTCAACTCACTTTCTATCCTAGGATACTATAACTAAATCTTTATCTATCGTATTACCGCCAACAGTTATAGTTTCTTTACCTGTTGGGGAATTTTGAGCAGCATCTTGGGTACGAGTATTCTCTGTAGTACCAGAAGACTCTATATTAGATGAGATCTCACCAACACCAATACACCGACCATATACGATATTTAAGTTATCTAATATTTGGAAATTACCTGCACTCACGCCTACATTAAAAGACGAGATTGCACATCTTTCAAAGTATAAAGTGCTAATTGTTTTATTTCTACTGGGATTTAAAAACATCGCCATTAAGCCAAACAGTGGTTTGTATAATGTAGATTGTGTGCTAAAATTCCAATTTGGAGAGATATGTAATCTATTGGAAAGACTTGAATAATCACCACATAATCTACTTATAGTCATTGATCCTGCAAGTGATTTGCCTGGGATTACAATAGTTTCTTCACATCTAAGTTCTTTAAATGTGGAAACATTGACCCCAGATGAAAAGCTGAATTGCTGGCATAATCCTATAGGGACTAGTTCAGCACCTATGTCTATATTAGCATAAATGGGATCCCCTGCGAACAGCAGCATAGAATCTGCTGTCGCAAAAGAATCCGGAGTAGTTTCCATTTCTACCCATCTAAACGAACCTGTTTCAACACCATTGCTAGATACCTGGGTATGGCTTGCATTACCTGCTACACCGTCACCTGTAAGTCCTAATACCTGCAAAATAGTATTTACTGACTGTCCAGCTTTAAATATACGATTTAAAGAACTAGGCAACTGTGGTAGATTTACAAGTCCCAAGGTACTGGAACTGATGCCGCTGCGTAACTGGTTGTAGCTTTTTTTTAATGAGCTAGCATCAGATACTACCTTTGATGCACCAGTTAAAAATGTATTAACTTGGGAAGTAAATGACATTACAGGCCTCCATACTTTTTAAATTATAAACCGATCAAAGTGTCGTCACTCAAGGTAAACGGACCAATACCCTTTAACGGACGCTGGCGTTCAAAGTTTAAACTCATGCTGTCAATTACCTGGAACTGACCAGCACTTAATCCATTCTGATTACCTAAGAGAACACATTGTTCTAAGAAATTAATAGATGTTACACGCTGACGGGGATCTCGTTTAATTTCAATCAACCCAAAGGGAATCTTGAATAACAGAGAATTCATACCACCAGCAGAGATAACCCGATCAACATAATCATCCAAATCTGCATCAAAAACATCCATAGATTGAGCGTTAAGGCCCTGGATCCATTGTTTATCAGTACCAGCAATACGATCTGTGATATCAGATAAACTATCGGTAGATTTAATCCAAATAAGGGTCGGGCGATATAATGCTGCTACAAGAGAGTTACCATGTACAGCAAGACGACTGATCATACCGCTGCCCATTGCAGTACCAGATGCACCGATTTTACGACTGGAACCAACCTCGCCAATAAACTGACCTGCAAGGCCTTCATTGTATGAGAACTGTTGGGCAATGCCCACCGGGTATAACGGGATGTCAGTAAAGGAATCCCCTACAGGAAGGAACGGAACAGTAGAGAGTAAAAGAGAGCTATCCGCTGTGACAAAATCGGTAGCGTCTGTATTCATCTCTACAAACTGTTTTCTATAATCGCTCCCATCTAACTGTTCAGGAGATAAAATGTTATTTGAAATTTGTGCCATTATTATTACTCCTTATTAGTACGAATCAATATGAGAGCCGAGAACGTCATCGTTTTCCCAGATAGGAACGATTTGCTCATAAATAAAACTAAAATTATCTACAACCAAGAAACTGCCTGCCTGGTATGCCCTGGAAATACCTTGACACAAACATTGCTCAAACATGTGACAAGAGAAAGAACGACCAGCAGGGTCACCTTCAAGAACGATGATGCCCTGGGGTGTACGTAATTTATCCAAGTTCAAACCGACAGCAGCGCCCCATTCTTTTTCTGTCCAATAGTTACGGTCAATACCAAAGGTCTTACCATACTTAGACAAAATATGTATTGGACTGTTACCATGTACTAACATCTTTGAAATACTGATGTTACCACCGCCAGAAGAGCCTACCATTGCACGTTTACGTCGAGAACCAATCTCTGCTTGTAACGCACTGGGTAAACTTTCTTGATAGCCAAAACTCTGCGTAAGACCAATAGGAGTAACTTTAGTTACCTGGTCATGAAGCCAAGAGTCTGCAACACAGATAAGTGTATTATCTGGTGTAATAAAATCTGTTGCAAGGCGTAACTGTTCAACCCAATTATAATGAGGTGCACCGTCATTGCTCAGGATTTCGTTAAGGGTCTGTTCCTTAACAACGCCACCCATAGATTTTAATGGGTTAATATTATAATCCGACAAGATTTTCACCTACCTATTAGTTATTCTTCAGGTTAATCATTTTATGAAGTTTACCAAACTCAGCTTCATTAGGTTTATTATTTTTTAACATAATTTCTCTGGCTTTAGCAAGCGCAGAACTTTGGCCTTTAGTTCCCTGCATTTTAGCTGCTTCCTGTAAACTAGGAAGAGCTTTTTTTAACCCCCGGGCAGTTGTCATAGGAAGATAGGCCGCTTCTTTCTTCTTGAAATGTTTGTATGCTAGTACCGCAGCGGGAGCTGCCGCAGCAAATCCGATTGCTACATTGCGTTGATGTTTAGCAGCATTAAAAGCTTTTTGTGCAGATTTCATATCTCTGGCATGAAGTACTTCGTCCACTCTATTTTTAAGAAAATGACCTTCAGCTTTAAGTCCTTCAAGTGCTGATTTAGCTGCTGTATATTTTCGTGCAGCAGTATTTGCAGCTAATGCACTGGACAAAATACCGACAGTAGCGGCAGAACGTTCAGTTTCATTTAAATCTGCAGCAGTTTTATTCCGATCGTCACTGGATAAAGCTTTATAGCCGCCATATGCTGCCATAGTACCAACGGTACCTTTACCTATATTAGAAGCAGTGTTTCTAACTGCGTTGCCACTGATCTGATGTTTGCCTACTGTAAGACCGTGTTGACCTACATCTTTGACAGTTTGTTTAGCCATACCACCTACTGCTTTAAAAATGCGACCTACATTTCCTACAATACTGGCTTCTTTTAATTTATTTAAAGTTTCAGACACGGTAGTTCCTCCTCTATTTTTACGATTCCGCCTATTTTCTACTCGAGAATAAAGATCGGCAGCTTGATTGTAAGTATCAAAAATTTCATCGCCAGGAGTATGCGGACTATTACTATCTGTAAAGTCATGTAAATGCTTGTTTGCACGCCGAAGCATACGATGATATCGGGCGGCAGTTTTTACTGCAGTTACATTTTTAACATCACTATTAACCTGGTTTTTATTTATTGTTGTAGATACCGCAGGAGTATTACTTTTAGAAGTCAACGGCTTAGGCATTTTGGGAGTTGTACTAAGGGTTGGAACTCCTTTAGGACGTGCAATGCCTGACGCTGCTCTAAATGTATCTACAGTACCAGCTAGTTTTTCATAAAACATAAGTGTACTCCTGTCTATATCACGAACCAATTAAAGATTCGAGAATTTCTAAATTAGTATCAAACAACCCCAGGGGCATAAGGCCCCCAGGTTGCTTAATGTATTACGTTTAAACTTGCAGGTATACATCCACGCCATTGACCGGATACGGGATCTCAATCTTAATAGTCGGAATGATTTTATCTGCTTTCTTTTCAATAGAAGTCAGGGTAGCAGCAGTTAGGATAGGACCAATATACTGATAAGAAGTGCTCATCATTTGGTCACTGCAGCTATTAATAACCGTTGTACAATATTTCAAAGAAATTGTATTAACATTATATTTACCCAGAACATCTTTCAAGTTATCTTTGTAGAATTTAGATGCATAGTCAACAACGGCTACACAACTATCTTCTGCAGTTTCTAACTGAGTAGTATCAGTTGTAGTCTGATAGAGGACATATGGTAATTCCTCAGGTTCATCCTGACAAACCCAGAATACACCATTGCCAGCCATTTCAGCTAATTGATCGTCAGTAAACATTTTATTTGCTTTGAACACACGTTTGATGCCACTGAGACCCATTGTAGAAAAACCTTGATGAGGTGGGAACCCAGCACGCATAGCACCCAAAGTTACACACAGGTAATAACCAGGCATCATTTCATCTACAGAGTTAATATTAAGCATAATGCTGTCAGGCATTACATAACGTAAACGTTTGTTAGAGAAAGATTCGGCTACACCGGAAATTGCGTCAGCAACACCCTGTGTATCCAGTACACGAACTACTTCGTAACGAACGTTAGTATTAGTAGCTACAGTTACTTTTTCTTCAGTTTCTACGTAACCTTCTGAAGTTCTATTCCATTTCAAGGTAGAAAATTCAGCTACACTATCATTAAGAACTTCCAGTAATTGTAAGGAATACTGATAAACATTCTGATCACTGTAAACATCCATGAAATCAGTTACACGTGCACGGTTAGTAATAAACATTCCATTAGCGGTATCTTTAAGATAACAATGATCATCATCGCCACCCTTTGCAAGTACACCATCATTTAATTCGATCATTACTTTCGTGGTGGGCATTGGCATATTCGCATACATAACACGCCATCTGCTCTTTTCCGGCTCACTCATTGTTTTACAGTGACTAGCATAGGAACTAATTACATCTTTGTCATCTGTAAGAGGAATAATTACATACACCTTTTCTGTGGTAGACAAGATATCCAATGCTTTTAAATATCCGTTTTTGTCGTCTGTATCAATTGGCAAGACTTTATAAGTCATATCACTTACTGCGGATGCAACAAGGCTGGCAGCTACAGACAGCGGGTTCTGCACATTGATTTTACCAAGCTGAGCTTCTGCTACAGACTGGCTGGTAATGGTCAAGAAATCATTAGCAATATCTTTACGCAGAGCACGGTAAGCAACTGCTACATCGGCAGTTACTACAACACCTGCAGTATCCAGTACAGAGGTGGAAATAGATGCACCAGTTTTAATAGTGAATTTATCACTTTTTGCAGTAACATACTGGCTTTCAAGCATTGTATCTTCTGGAGATACACGTTTTACTACTGCAGTAATAGTTGCACTTTCTTCGGGTTCAGGTAAGTTTTTCTTCAAAGTCAAAGTATTACCGTCAGAGCTTACTTCTTGTACTACTGCACTATAAGTCAATTCCCCGCTGGTTTCTTTATAGGTAATATCAATATAGTCCCCGGCTTTAATTACCGATTCAGAAAATGGATTTGTAGTAGCAGTAAGTGTAGTAATCGGACCACTATTATTTACAGTTACTGCACTGTATAATGTGGATGCTAATTGCGGCCATACTTTAACATAGATATTAGATAAGTTTACAACTACAGAATCTGTATCAATTACAGACCCTAATGCTTGATTTACATATGTACTAGTATAATCTGTATCAGACAATGTATAACTGCTGCAGGCTACATTAGTTTCTACCTGATAACACGGACCAACTATACACAGCTCGAAGAATGGAGTGGTAAGTTGCGGATTTACAGTTAACAATTCCTGATATACACGCACGCTTGGAGTACGAAAAGCCATTGAGTACACCTTCCTTATATAAAAATATTAAAAAGTATTTTATCTTTCTTAGGTATATTATACCTGTTTAGTGTTTGGCATCGGTTGCCCAGGTTGGTATCCTTCAATAGTATCTTCTCGTGCACGGAATCGCAATGTTACTACATTGTCATCAATACCATCTGCGTTGGGATCATCAGAGATACCACCTTTGCCTCCCCAGTTACCATTTTCGCCACCGGTGTTAGTGCCACCGACTTCACCGATATTTATATCATTACCGTGTTCATCTTTATCACCTGGTTTGGGAGGTATTCTATCTGGGTTAACAGGTTTCATTATAGTCTCAACAGACCTTAACAAAATACCTGCATCCACAGGATTCCAGTGCCTACATAAGATAAAGGTATACGGAACAGTTACACTAGCCATATACTTGCCGGACCAACCAACCTGAGTCATCTGTTGAGCTGGAGATTGCTGAGGATTACCAAGGTTCTGAAGCTGAAGAATATTACCAACATCAGATTTTAGCATCGCCATAAACATTGCAACTTCAAATGCCAGTTCGTCACTATCATCTTTACTAAATGAAATAACACTTATCTCTGTATAACTGTTAATAGTGAAGTCCATTTTATAATCCCAGATAGCTTTCTGTGTAACTTTTCGACCTTCAATGATTGCCTGACGTTCTCTTGCAGAATATACACCACTGCCAAATCCAGATGCGTCTATTGTACATGGACCATTGCGAATTACGATATTAGGAACTGAATCCTGAACACGAGGATCTTCAGTGAAATCCGTTGCAATACTCAGCTTGGAGATCGAGTCGTCCGGATGCCATGGGTGTTCTGGGTGATTTGTGAAAAAATGCTGTAATGCAAGTAAAAAAAATGTATTTGCAATACGAGGAGTTAGTTTAGAAAAGGATTTCCCCATGACGTATATCTTCCTTCCTTGTATTAATTGGAATTCGTTGTAATAAATCAAAAAGATGAGAATCGTCATCTTGATGCTGTAATACTAATTCCTGCTTAGTTACTACTCGTTTATGTGTAGTAAGTGCAGATTGTGAAACATGCCATATATTACGGGTTGCACTATCCACAATAGCGTCACCTACGTTGATCCTGGGATATCCCGCTGTCCAGCCCTGTAATTGACCTGTAATAGCAGTGCCATCAAAAGGCTGAATAACAGCTACGTTCTCAGGAGATAGAGACATATAAATACCTATTGGATTAAAATAACCCCCAATAAACCCAGTGCTCAGACAGGTAGGACATGATGACCGAGTTCTTTGACCTCGAATCGAATCCCAACAGGTAGGGCATCTTTCCGAAGTCCGTTTCCTAATACACAAGTACATCAAGTTACCCGCATGACCTTCCTTTAACTGAATAAGATGCCGCCTAATAATTTCAGCGGCATAAAAGTTAGGCAGCTTTTCACTGGAGAATACTAGTGAGACTTTATCTATTTCTGGGAAATAAAATCTATAGTACACTACAGGAGTACGATAGAATGTTGTAATGGTATGGTTGTCTGTATAGAATGGAGGGTGATTTACACCTACCCGGGTTAATTCAGTAAAACCCTCTCGTGGTGAATCAGACCACTCCAGTAATGCATACGAATCAGTAGTTGGGAAATATTCTCGAGGCAACTCGTTCCAACTGATACCCATTATACGTGGAGAAAACATATGAGCTTCTATTTTTATAGACGTATCTACACGAGTTTCTGCTGTATAAATAGTATTATCCAAGCTCATAGTTATTCATCTCCTGTATTAAGCCACAGCGGTAAACACGGTCCGTCATAGCATCCCAGTGCCATATACGTAGAAGTATAATAGGATTGGATATCTTCTATAGAAGCTTCTGTACCGTTATAACGAGCATTGATTTTATATGTGGCTTTAATATAAGTTGTCTGAAGGCCTGCAATGGGGATATAGGTATCCAAGATCGTCTGCTTATGAATAAATCCTTCCTGGCCATATAACGGTTCACCATAAGGACCATGACCATAAGGTCTACCTGCAGGACTGCCTTCTGGAATAGGATCTCCTGGATATTTTAAAACTGGAGGACTCGGAACATATGTAGAAGGAGTTCCCTCACGGTCAGCTCCTGGTAATGTATAGTACTCTATTGAAAAGTTTATTAACCCGGACATCGCAGATGTCTTTCGAGGTATTAAACTATGGAAAGTAATCAAAACAACTTCATCAGGCGCAATATCCCCAATTTTAGCAGAAGTTTCTGCATAGACTGCAAGTGGAGTAGATACCTTAAAATAGTTGTTCAAGTCACTAGTTTCTCTAATAAGTGTACCCTGAGCAAGTTCATCACCAACGTTCTTTAAATAAACATCCTGATTCATTACTTCCCCAGTATCACCATTTAGGCCAGTCCGTAACCCTAAAGACATTGAATATGAAATCGTTTCAAAAAACAATTCCTCAGTACACTCGGGATCCCAGTAGCATTTGATATTTGCACTCATTCTGCCACCTCCCGAGTATCAGTATACGGATTATAGAATACAGTATCTATATCTGGCAATGTATAATAATCAACAATAATCGTTAAACTATAATTAATATTAGACGTCCACCGAGGTACTGAAACCTTAAATGTTACTGGAATAATTTCCTGTTCCTTTAAGTCCCCCAATTTTAAACCATTAGATACTTCTTCTGAACCTTCTATACTAAATGATACATAATCTCGTATATCAGATTCCTTATAGATATAAGTGTTCAGGGATGCACGGGTACCTGTGTTCTTCAGGTATAACACTGTAGACCAGTCTGCACCTGTATTCCCGTTTATACCCTCAAAAGGAGCTAATCGTAGCAAATATGTACCTACAGATGCAAACGATAATTCTTTTGTACATTCTGGATCAGTAAAACATTGAATATTTGCCGTCATAGGTAACTCCTTTCTATCGCTTTGATGCTCCCTGAGTTAATATAGATCTATCTTTTGCATTATACTCTTTTGTTTTTGATGCAATATCTGAACCTATAAAAGCAGTAGTAGCAGTAGGACCTATGGCTTTCTTTGCTGCCGACATAGCTAAAGAACCAATAGATGCACGTTTTTCAGCGTACACATTTGCTGCTACTAATTTCATAGCAACTTTCTGCATACCAGGTTCTACTGCGTCATACATTGCTAAAACAGTTGATACTCTATTATCTGCAGGCAAGCTATTGTAAAGATCATATGCTTCATGTGCTAATTTTTTAGGAACGAGATACGCCTCATTACCCATTGTTTCTGATGCAGTCTTTACAAAATCATTTAAACCTACAGAATCGAAATATGATGACGTTTTTGCCATTATATAGTCCTCTTTTTGTTTCTGTAATTTTTCATAAGATTCTTTGGAAGCTCTACGTAATCCATATCTAAATCCCTGAAGTGTTCCAATAGTACCTGTAGCAGCTAATCCGGCACGTGCTAAAGATTTAGATACAGTTGTAGGATTTTTAAAATAACGGTGCCCAATGCCTTCAAGTGCAAGAGTGCCAAACCCCGCAGCAGCACCGCTAGTAAACATAACTTTTTTGTTTTTTTCGTCTAAAGTTTGTAATGACATTTTAGCACAATGCTCCATAACAATTATTAATGTTTAACGCACGTTTAGATGATTGGACTGCTGCTTCAAAACGCTGCTGGGCTTCTTGTCTTAAAGCAATAAACTGAGGGCTTTTATAATAAACAGTGGATTGTACACCACCATCGCTATAACTCATTTCACCCCGTAATTCTACAAGTGCGGTTAACTTTAGAGCTTCTACTACTGCACCGTCAAGCAATAATTTCCGTTTAGGAAAATTAGCCAAAGTATATACCTGACCAACATCTGGAGGTGTTTCGTTAAAATATGCCAGTGCCCAGTCTAAACATTTCCAAAGCATTTCGTCAGTCAGATGCTCCATGTATAACGGAATATTCTTATCTGGATAATCCATCAAAGCTAATCGAACATCCATGGGAGTAACTATTGCTTTGCGTTCTAATGTTTCACTGATCGCAAGTGTTGTACTATCAACATCTTTTTTTTTGATCTTAGTCATAATAGTTCTCCTTATTTACTAACTAAATTAACTGCTGGAAATTCAATAGGTCTAACTGGTGATATTTTATTTGCTACATTGGGTATATACTTTTTAGGTTTTATAGTATTTGCTGCTGTCATCATATCTTTTTTAACTTTAGAGACCGCTGACCCTAATGGCCAACTACGTATTACATTGGTTTGCAGTGCCATATACGAATCTCCTTAATTTATAAATAAGAAAAAGCCGCCGCCGAAAATAGCGACGGCCTTATCTGGCCTAGGAGCAAATGTTACAATAACTCCCTATGTTTTATTGTTAGCGTACGCTAGCAGCGAAATGTTGCAAAGCGGACGGAACAGCGCCACCTACAGCAGCACCCAGAGCAGCACCGCCTACAGCAGCTTTAGCAGCATTACCAGGAGCTAAATACTTACCTGCAGCAAGCAAACCTGCAGTAGCACCCAACGCGCCACCAATAGTGGAACCCGCGATAGGAGCATATTCAGCAGCTTCTTTTTCCAATGCTTCTAAAGTATTAAAGTACGCATCAGATTCATTCCACAGATCTTCAGCAAAAGCAATTTTTTCCATTGCATCATTGTAAACATTTATTGCATATTCAGCAGCAGCATAAGCTTCATCAGGAGTAACTCCAGTCTCTTCAACAGATGCCAGTTTGTTTACATAATCCATGTCAAAACCATGTTCTTCAGCGCTTGCTTCTTTTTTGCGATTATAAGCATATAAAGCAGCACTTGCAGCCGCAGCAGCCCCTGCGCCACCAAGAGATTTTTTATGTTTCTTCAAGAATTCCATAGCAGCTTGGCGACCACCTTTGCTTGCAGGAAGCATTTTGGCTTCTTCAGCAGCAGTTTTAGCCTGTACACACTGAGCTTTCATTTTAGCTTTAGCAAGAGCAGCGGCATCTACAGAACTTCCATAAACCTGCATACCCGGGGAAGCCGGATTAGCAGTTACATTGTTAGTCATACCAGGAACAGGTTCAGACCCTGCTTCAGGAACGGGTTTCTTCTCTAAAGGAATTGTCATGTCTGCCGCTTTCTTTACTAATTGACAAACATCATTTAATTCTTTATTAATCATTGTATGTTCAATCTCCTTATCATGTTCAAGATTCGGGGTAATAGCTGCTTCTTTCTTAGGTATAAAGCTACCAACTAATCCACCAACTAACCCGCCGTAAGTTGCAGATGCAAGAGCTGATACTACACGGTTGTTTTTAGGCAATCTCTTTGTAAGAAGCGGTTGCATAAGATTTGCACCTGTAAAAAGAAGCGCTCCAGCTTTAGCCCCAGTCCCTATATGGGTACTCTTGTTAGCGGGTTCTAGTAGTTGAGGTTGATGTTGTTCCATTTATTATTCCTTAACCGTAGTTTTAGCCTTGGTGTTTTTTTCAACTTTAGTGGAAGCAGCTTTAGGTTCAACTTCTACTTCAGCCGCTTTAGCTTTAGCAGCTTTCTGCGGAGCAGGAGTTTCTACAGGTTTCGCTTCAGCAGCTTTTTCTGTACGAGGACCTGTAGAGAGGGCACCTGTATCTACACCTACAGTCTTAACGATTTTACCCGGGATATCCGTTTTAGTCTTACCATTCTCGCGTACAACCGATACAAGCTGTGCTCGCTCTAAGTTGCCAACACGAGAAATAAGATCAGGAGTATCAGGGATATAACGGTTAACTTCTTCAGGTGCCAAGTTGATAATACCATTAATACCCAACCGGCTTTTTGTTAAATTCGTTACGTACATTGTATTCCCTCACAATCGTGTTTAAATTTAGTAAAAATGCACAAGGCCGCCCCTCTAAACCAGGATCATTTAAGTTAGTCCAGCCGATCTAACACCTGTGCAACATGCGTTAAAATATAAGATTAAGTAGTTAACTCGATCTTAGCAATACCGTTGTCATTGCCGATAGCAATACCGATGGTTTCCCACAGATACATAGAGAATTTATTGCCTTTGGTTTCCATGAATGCTTGAACGTCTCTCAGGATATCGAATACGCCAAGGTATTCCGGAGTGGAGAACAGATAGATATGACCAGGTTTAACAACATCCTGTTTGATAGTACGGATGAAGTTATGACCCATCAGTTTAGTATAGCTGTAACCGTTGTGAATGATATCTTCCATTACAGCAGAACCAGCGGCACCCTGTTGCAATTGCAGGAGGCTCATCCAGTCAACTTCATTGATAAGAATAGTTCCGATCGGCACTTCGCGTTTAGCCAGGATTTTCAGACCTTCTGCCAAGATAGCCGGAGTGAACGGACCAGCAACTTTATACAAGGCACTGCCCTTTGCTTCAGCTTCTTTCTTGGTAACGATATTGTCTGCTGCAGTTACAAACAGACTATCCTCTACACGTTGCAGATCTTTCAGATAGTTCTCTTGAATGATTTGTTTAATAGGAACGCGATAGGTTTGAAGCTCTTCAATAACTTTGGTGAATTCTTCAGACTGAATAGTGGTATAGAATACCTGGAATTTAGAACCAGTATAATATCTCTGTTGGGTCTGTTCACGGAAAGTAACAGGATAAGCTTCAGATACTTTATCTTTGTGGATGATACGCATCGGGGAATCGGAATCAACAGCCTGATCCAGATCTGCAGAGGTAATCATCTTAGGCGGTAAAATTTTGCGGGCAAAAGAACCCTCACGGATTTTAACACGACAGAAGTCGGTTGCGATGCCTGCCATTTTTTCAAGGCCTTCATTGGTAACAACTTTTTGTACAAAAGCGGTATTGTCTAATACAGCTTGATCAGCATTTTGAACGATCATGTAAATTTACACCTTCCTTGTTATACTGTGTGTAACAATTAGTTTAAAACGAATTGCACAAGTTTCTTGGCAGCATCATATTTAACAACAAAGCCAATAACCGGACTAGCAGCAGCGCTTTCAGTTGCAGCGGTAGCCAGAGCAAGAACGCCGTCTTTAATAGTAAGTGCTTTACCCGGGGTAAAAGATACTGCAGCAAATTTATTAGTTTCCAATACACCGCTATTAGCAGTTACAACGTCTACTCGACCCAGAACACGGTTATCATATGCAGTTACATTGTTTTGGTATACCGGGAAAGTAACACCCTGAGTTACCATATCATATGCACCAGTTTGTTTAATCAAGGTACCATCAGTATCGAATACTACCCAATCACCAGGCTCCAGTTGAACACCTGCTTTAAATTCATAGGATTTGATATTAGCGGTTGTATATCCGCTCAAAACGTTAAGCATTAGGAATTCTCCTCCTTAGTTTCTTATGTGTTTTTTACTCGTAGAGTGCTCTATCGAATGCGTCACCAGCAATATTACTGTTAAACATTTCGCTAGAAACCTCACCCAGTTCACCAGAAGAGTGACGGGCAGGGAGTTCAAGTGCGGCAGTTTTTAACGTCGCAATCTTGTGAGGATTTTCCATTAAAGATTCTGTAAATGTTTCACGTTGATCTTCTGCAAGTAACCCTCTATCAATTAGTTCATCTGCAGTTGCTGCAGCTTCTTTTTTTAAATTAACATTATATTCAAGCATACTAGCTGCTTTTGTTAATAAGGAGGCTGCATGCAGAAGTTGATCTCTTACTTCAGGATTCATTATGCGTTTGTACCTCCTTGAGATTTGTTTGAACGATTTCTCTGTAGGATCTCGTCTGCTTTTGTGAAAGCTAAGCCTGTTACCAGGGGAGCCGACACAGCTTTTACTGGAGCACTTACGCTTGCACGATCCAATTGCTGGGTAAGACCCTGACCAGATTTATTATGTAAATCATGCATTATCTTACCACTAGAAGTCTGTTTGACCGGGATCGTACTTCCTCTGATATCTGTAAATATTTTATATCGTAATGAGTTTTTATCAGCATTGCCTCTAAGCACCGCGCCTAGACCTGTGTCTACCTGACTCATTCGATATTTTAATTTTTGCAGACCTTTTTGAGTAGCACGTGCACCAAAAGCACCTTTATCTGCTAATGCACCTATAACCCAATTATGCATTGTAAACCCAGGATCTTTCGCTGCCAATACATGATGGGGACGTGTGCGTTTTATTTCATCTACCACAAGGTTCTTTTGCGATTTAGCAAAATTAGCAAGGGTATTTAGAAATGCGGCAGATTTTTCTTTACTCATTTTAGCCTTCTAAACCCAGGCCTGCAATCACGCCGTCCATATATTCAGAGCGAGAGCTGGAAGCCGGAGCAGAAATGCTAGCAGTCTTATCCAGTAACAGAGATTCATCATTTGCACACTTCTCAAGGATTTCAGCAGTTTCACGCATTTCTTGGATCAATTGCTCATCCATTGTGCAGTTGTTAGGCATATGACGTTATCTCCTTTCTTATGTTAGCCCTGGGCTTGAATAGCAGATGCAGCTTGGCTTACGATAGCAGCAGCTTCAGCGACCTGAGCATGCAATTCTGGGTCTTCGATGTGTTCTGCAGCTTGGCGTGCAAGCTCGATGTTTTCACCTGCAGTACGCAGAGATTGGATACCAGTGTTAGCATCACCCATGTCAATGGAAGCCAAAGCATCGTTAGCAGACTGTACAGCCAGTACTGCATGAGATTTACCAGCTTCACGTACTTGGTCAGCACCAGCATCTACAGTAGATTGCAAGTTGGCACCACCGGTTTGCGGGGAATACTCTTCAGCAACTTTAACAAAAGCATCAGTAACAGCAGCATCGATCAAGTCTTTCAAAGATGCTTCTTTTACTACTTCGTCCTCCGGGTTAAAACCAAGGGATTGAGCCATGCGGCTAGCGAACGTATCGAACATTTGGTTACCAGCAATATCACCAGTATAGCCAGCTACTTTCACCAAACGTTCAGCATCTTGAATGCCTTGCTCGTGAGCGGTTTTCATTAAAGCCTCATTTCCAGAGTCTACACCAGCGCGTGCGGATTTAACCAACTCATTAAGTGTTAATTTCTTAGACATACTTATGTGCACCATCCTTACAAAAATTTAACTTATCAATAATTTGAATCTTTTCTTTAGTTCTGTAACATATTATACCTGGACTGTCTATTTCAGGAAGACGTAAATTGATTTATTATTTTTTGATCAATTACCTGGTCTACTATGCTACTCAGGATCGAATGTCTCCTTCCACGCAATATTATACCTGGAACGGCGGCATTTGCGAAATCAGAAACTTTATCCGAAAATTCCGCTATTTTTTCAACGTCTTCCTCTGGGATATCATAATCTATATCATCAGGCAACTCAATAGCCGCATGTTTCTTTAACGCATAGTTTATAGCTACCGGAGCTATCAGTGATAACATATCGGGATTCTCTGCCACATACTGCTCTGCAAAGTTTAGATCTTTACCATGATTGTATTGATTACGATAGTGCCCGGCAAGTAAATGTACCCCAACGAAAGGCAGTGCAATCTTGCCACCAAAACTTTTTACGAAACCTGCAGTCTTTACTCTGCCATTTTCTTTCCCGCCAGGTTTTCTGGAATCAAATTTTTGAGCGACAAGACCTGCAAGCAATGCTACCAGTGCCATATTCTTAGGATCTTTTAAAATAGTATCCAATGCACCATGAGTTTTATATGCAGCATATAAGGCACCTAAAGTTAATCCAGTTTTAACGGGTCCCATATGAGGTTCTTTGAGCTTAGGTCTTAATTTCTGCTCTTCAACCTGAGCAGGACTCATCATAACTGGCGTTTGAGCATATGAATTTCGATATACTGGAATAGCATCAATAGATTGATTGATCTCTGTATAAGGCGCCGGACGACGTACATGACCGAAATTCAAGTTAGGATTTAAGTCATAATATGCCATTGGCACATTCATATTTAATGCTGCAGAAGTTTTTACCTTATCCATACGGTGCATAACTGCAGGTAAAAACGAAGATCGATCCATCAAGAATTTTTCAAGTAAAGAACCAATCTCTTTCTGGTAATGACCATGAGGAATTTGGTTAGCAGGTCTAGCTGCTCTAACCCCTGCAAGTACATCGTCGAACTTCTCAAGCGGGATACCGTTCTGTACTATAATAATACGGGTAAATTCTCTTGGCTTCATTGGAATCGCGTTTAAAAAGAAACTATGCAATATATCTTCAATAGAATGACGGCGTGCCATTCTATCTAATAATGCTGCTGGAAGATCAGGTTCTACCTTTTCTAAAGCAGGTAGAGCTTCCTCTATACCTTTCTGCAGTACACGTACAGCCTGCGCCCGGATCCGCTTTACCATTGCAAGCTTTTCCTGTTCTTCCCGATCATTTAATGTTGCAGCTATCTTTTGCATGTCATCGTTATCCGGGATAGCAAAGATTGCTTCGTCAGGAGTAGGAGCTAATGGTATCAGACTTGTTTCAAGCTCACTGCCTAAGTGCTCAAACAGTTCTGCATTTTTCTCCATGAGAGACACTGCGGAATCAGTACTTGCAACTTTATTCAGTACATAAGCAATTTTATCTGCCCGTCTGCGTACAATACTAATATCAAAGAACGTTGGATTTACATTTATCATGTATGCTTGTTTACCATCAGGGTACACTTCACGTTTATGATACTTGATATGTTCACAATAGGGGTTCTTGGCAGTTGCTTTATTCCCACAGATACTGCATACATCAAAGCGAACCCTACAATTATGCACTGCTACGTTTTCCGCAACAAAGGATTCGTCTTCCTCGACAGACAGATTATATACTGGGGTATCTGCGATATCTTCTACTGCAATGTTAGTAACTTCGCCGCACTCAAACACCGTATATGAAGATTCTTCGTAAGGATTTTGAATAACACGGTCTCCCAGTTTAATATTTTGAGCATCTACCCAATCAAGGCTAGCCTCAGCCTGATCTATGGCGGTATTTAAATCCAAATACACTAGAATAGGGTGTTCCTGAGTTGCAGTAATAGTATGTTCTGGAATATTTGGTGTAGCAGCTATTGTAAAAGTATACATTTTACCTGTATACCGATGAGTCATAGCCGTTACAACTTTACGGGGTCTACCCATATGTGTTCTAACACTCTCGCCGGGTGCAACAGTTTCAATTGGCTTCTGGCTTCCATCTGCCATGGTAATCAGTGTACCTGCAGGGAAACACCCCATCGACACTTCTAGTTGTTCACCTGCATCTTGACGGCGAATAAATTCCTCACCTTTGATTTTATCTAAAGCCAGGATCAGCTCTACCCGATGCATTTTAGGATTATACCAGGAGAACACTACATTACCAAAGCTAGGACTGGTAGGCTTATTATCATGCTCTTTAAATACTTTCGCCTGTTCTACAAAGGTATGATGCCTGGCGATCAAATCTTTTTCAGGAAAATAATCACCATTAACATTACAACCATAGTATTCGCCAGCACCCATTGCAATTACATGTAAATAAGTGAAACCTGGATTCGGCTTGAAAGACTCTAAGAAGGAGGCTATGTCTGCACCTTGGCTTTTAAGTTCGTCAAAGTTGGCTAACTTAATACGTTGTTCGCCTGTAGATTCAAACGTACTGCCAAGTGAATATTTTTTACCTAACATAGGTCGTGCCTCCTTGATATTATTTGTTTAACAATGCTTTTGCTACAAACTCACCCATAAGTTCTCGACCTAAGAACTGAGATGCGACTTTGGTATGATTTGCTAATCCGTCCGGAACACCAAGTCCAGACTCAAAGCCTGCAAGATAAGCATCTAAATATAATTCTTCACCAGCTTTTTCAGCGGCTGTCTTTTCATAAGTGCCAGCAATCATCATGCCAAGACCCTGATATACATTAACATCTTCCATTACACTTGGCCTCCTTGCATTTTTTGCCGTTTAGCTTCTCTGGCGTATATATCTGCCATAACTTTACCGAAGCTTTTACCCGTGCTCTCAGCTACACCTTTTACAGCAGTGTTAACCAGTGAATCCGAGAATACACGTTTAGCCTGGTTATTACGCAACATCGAGCCTTCAAGGTCAGTCAAGCTTGAGAAAATGCTTGCGTTCATATGACCCTGTGCATCAATCATAGTTTCCAGATAGTTAGCTAAAAGCAATGGTTCACCTGCAACAGTAGGAGAAGATTTAATAACTAGGGGCATATATTTTTTTAGTGTTTCATAGCCGTGCATCTGCAGTGATGGTGACATTGCAATTGCGTCTTTCAACGCTTTATCATATTTAGTCTGTGCAAGTAAGCCTTTAGCGGCATCAATACCTGCACCTACACCATACGCAACTGCACCTACTGCGGAGGCACCTACACCACTCCAGAATGCTTGACGTGCGGGTTCAGGAACTTTAGATAAGAAATTAAATGCTGCTGCTGTCTTTTCTGTTTCCTCATCTGCATGTGCAAACTCTACCGGAGCGGAGGCAATCTTTACAGGTTTTACATTTTTCACAGGTGCTACCCTCCCTAAAATCTTGGTATTCATACCTGGGACATTAGACTTGGGAATTGTAATTTTTGAAATCATAGTCTACTCCTGGATAATATCAAGAATCTTTTGAAATTTATTTGTTAACTGAGACTCATGTGCAAACTTGGTTTTAATAACATCCTTTGCACGTTCAAGGATTCGAGCATCTTCTACTTCATGAGCCATTTTGATCGTAACTTCATCGTAGATATTACGAATCAGGTTCGATTCCTCTGGATACATATTAAGCAGTTCAGCTTCGGAGCTTGCAATAGATTGAGTCCCTGCAAGCGATGCTTGTTTGATATGATCCATAAAGCCTGTGATAGCCTCAGAGAACCGCATCTCTCTATCCAGGTTTTCACGTGCAAGTTCAGATGCAGTCTTTGTAACAGTCTCAAATGCCCGATGCATCATACGTACATCTTTGTCAATTGCACTGTCATACGCTGTTTCAGCAGCGACTTTCAAGAACTCTTCATCCATACCAAAGATATCTTCAGCAGAAATGTTATCTACGCGACTTCTATGCTTGCGTGGTGCACTAGCTTCCTTTTGAACACTGGCTGCTTTGAATAAACCTTCGTCAGCACCGCAATCATCTGCATGCTTTGCTACCCTTGCTGTTTTTACAGAAGCAGTTTTAATACCAAGTACGACCTCAGGGCTTGCTACCTCGAACTCTGTCGATTCCGGGAATACCCTGAGAAAAGCTTCGGTATTTGTACGTTCTATTAAACGTGCTGTTTGATCTTGGTTCAACCCTATCTCACTTGCTTTCTTTGTAACACCTTCGTTCAAGGATACCCCGTTCTCAAGATATTCTGAAACGATATCCTGTGCTGCAGCACGCAAGGAGCTATCAGTTACACTTGCCAAATCAATTCAACTCCTCTCTTTTCTATTCTAAGTCATCAATGGATCTCTGCGGAGCTTTAGAAGTTTGAAGAGCAATCGTAAGCTCTCTAATACCACCTGTACCTTTTGCAGAACTTTTAAGCTCTCTGTAAATATCCAATGTATATTTTGCCCAACCCTGTGCGATCTTGTGATCTTCGTTATCTCCGGATTTTATTTTCTCCAGGATAACCTGATATGCGTCACCAAATATTGTTTGAAGCGCAGAATCAAGTCTAATCCGGCTAGGCATATTAAATTCTTTTACACGAACATATTCAAAGCCGCGTTCAAAGATCAAACGCTTGATCCTTGCATCGTCACCTGTTGTTCCCCGTGTAATATACGCAAGCCTATCTGCGTCACTTCTCCAGACAGAGATATCAAAGAATACCTGTGCATAAGTTTGAACAATCGACAGGTCATATTTGAGTTCCTGGGCAATGTCTTGGGGAATATCCCCGCACATCAACATACCTTCAATAAGCTGTCGGGCCTTTACATCACAAAATATACTTAAACATGACGCTATTTTAAACTCATTATCTTTGTAGTTCTCATGAGTCAATGCTATAATAATCTCGTCAGTAAGTTCATCGTTGACAGGATAGGGGATATAAACGTCTATTTTCTCAGATAGCCCAAACGCTGGTAACGTAATCTCACTAACTGTATCAAGAGAGGCCGTCTTAGACTCTCGGATATCTGCTATAGCTTTATACATACGCCATGATGGATGCCGAATTTTACTAGATTTATACTGATCTAATATTGACATGTACGGACCTCACCTCCTTTGCGGTTAGTGTAGTCTATTTAAGCTACCTGGACATTGTTTATGCCTAACCGATCAGCTACATCTGTCATTTTATTCATTGCGACCTGTAAATCACTTTCGGATAAGTAATCAAGAGAACCTTGACGAACCAGGAACAATAACTGACTTAAATGACTGATCGCATTCAAAATACTATCACTGGCTTTCATTAAAGTTTCCTGACCAGACAAGTTAGACAGTGCTAAGTTACCTGTTAAATACGCATCCATAACCTGTGGGTCATTGACTTGAATGATATTCTCTAAATCCTTAGACGATACAGGATTATTCACTGACGGACCGGGAATAGACATTTGATCTCTTGGATCAAGAAACGGATTCGGAAGCGCCATCTGATCCTCACCATAAGTATCATCTGTACCAGATTTAGTACCTTTGGTATTTGTGGCCTTATCAGTTTTGGTATCCTTAACCTGGCTTTTATCTGGATTATCATTTCTGGCTGCGATTTTCACATCTGTAAATACTGTAGTAAATTCGCATCGACCAGTTTCAAACGCAACTTTACAAACTTCTTTTGCATCTTCATAATTCGATGCATATTTAGTCATAAGGGCATACGGGCAATTTACAATAGTATGAGAAGTGCCATCCACAATCAGGTCACCCATTTCATTTCTGGTAACAACACCGTTTACACCCGTAGTCATAATACTTCGGTCGATCTCTTCCGGATACATAACTCCCAGGATATTATCAGTTACTTCATATAATTGCTCACTGTTATTCAGAGTTATACTTTTGCTGGTATGTGCAACCAGGTCATAAACTGTAAGCGCAATTTTATTACCTAAAGAAAATACTTCCTGGACTTTATAAAAACCATTAACATATCCGTTATCATCGATACACAATGCTACCATATCAATAGCAGGATCAGAGGGTTCAGACGCCATAACTAATGCTTTTCCTGAGATAGGAACACGCACTGTGGTTTTTATCCCTGTTTGGATAGCATAACCCTCAGTCGATACAAAGAGTTCATATTTACCGCGGAACGAATTGGAAGCCAGGTCCGGCTTGTTAAACGAAGATGGGCTAGTATACGGTGGATAAAAAGTACTTGATCCATTATTATCATATGGAGATAAGTTTCTAATAGCATTATTATCAAATAATAAACCATGAACTGTACGGCCATCTTTAAGGATTGCAGAAGTCAAAGATATATCGCGCGGAGCTACTGTAGGTGAAACATTATCTGCATCTTCAGTATCTGCGAAAGGATTACGGTCTACCACTAAATCTTTGGGAGACTTGGGAATAATAAGTGATGCTACTTTCTCCCGAGTATCGCGTACGATTGGAATACCCGCGAATAAATTACTGCGTTCTTCGTCGGTTACATTAGCCAACTTGCAGAACTCACTTACCTGGGCTGCAGTAACTTCATCACCATTAGCATAGAAGCTATCACGATCTTTCCATACAACAGTTAATTCTGGAATCTCTGGAGCAGTCGCAACTTTTTCTACTACTTCATTTGCTTTATCATAGATAGCTGTTAAGCCCTCTGGTAAATTCTCTACCATCCAATTAACTACTGAAGCACTTTTACTAATTTCTTCAAGCAATTCTTTGGCTGCTTCAACACTTGCATACTTAGTAGCATCAACTGTTTTAAAACGTTTTACTTTACGTGACGGACCTTCATAGTCATCTTCAGATTCTGTAGTACGCTGTGCAGGTTCACCGAGAACATTATCAGCATAGATTTTATCTAAAAACAAGGGGGACAATGGATAAAATTTAACAACATTGGTATTGCCTTTAACTGCTACTATATCAACAGGGGCAAGTTTATTACCCTTAACGATAATTGGTGCGGACGCAACTCCGTTGAGTAAATCTATCATACCTTCTGCATCGCCTGTGGCAGGATCAAGCCTTGACCAGGTAATCGAACTAATAAAACTAGGAATATCGGGGATTTTCCTTGCTATATTCTCAAGTACCGCATTATTCCACATGGACATATCAGGAGGTAACTCATACCATAATTCAGAATTCATATTTCAGCCTCCATAAGAGTACAATTTCTTTATGTAGTATATTATACCTGTTAATTAAAACCGCCAGCGCGACGAACACCTTCAATCACACCTGTTAAAAACTGCCCAGAACGATTGGCTGCTACTAGCGCAGTTGCTCCGGATTTACTTTCAGGAGTTAATTCTCGAATATTAAGTGTGGGATATTTATCCTCAATGCGTTTAGCCAGTGCCTTATAGGTAATAAAAAATCCAGGAGTACCCTTGAGGATCTGTGCAAATGCACGAGCTTTAGACTCTACACCCGGTGCAGCTACCAACCTGCCGATGTTAGTAATCTTAGTCGGGGCACCTGCCAAGTTACTAACTATAATAGGAATTGCAGATTTACGGATCATAAGTTCTGATGCAGAAAGTTCCTCACCCTTTTCTACCTCGTCTTTTGTCATTACTGCATGGTCTGGGACCAAATACATAGCAGCAACTGCCTCGGCCAGACTAATGCCAACAGATTTAAGAATAGGTGCAATAGTAGGCCATGCGGCTATCGCTTTTTGCATGAGTTTGTTTAACAGACCACCAGATGCGGCTTGCTCAGCCATCATTGGTGTAAACATTGTGGGATTTGCCATTGTTAATAAGCCTCCTTCCTTTAATATTTACCAGATTCACCCTTACCAAACGTAGCACCTCTTGCATACGCAGGGATCGGATGATAAGAATGAAGCGGGCTACTAGATCGTGTGGCCGCATTTTCAATGAGTTCACCTTTAAGGTATTTGAACCCAAAGTTTGCAAGCCAATCACGTTTATAGGTCGGGGACTTATTAGTGCCCTTCTGGAACGGAACATATTTAGGTGCTTTCTTACGGGGATTCTTACGAATATCTGCTACTAACTGATTATACTCGACTACATCGCCTTCAATGTAGTCATCGAAATCACCTGGGTCTGTGATCTGGACATAGTTTACTAAACCACGGGCAATGACCTCAAAGTTTTTCTTTACAGAATCGATTCCTGCGCGGTCATATAAGTTAGATACATTGTTAATAAATGCGGAACGACCATAGTCAATGCCTTTATAAGGTACGATCTTACCTAAATTCAAGATACCGTCAGTCAATGGGTCACCTGCCGTTATATTATCGCCAAGTTTAACCTTGAGCTGACGCGTTGGAGGAATGTAATACTTCTTCCTGCCAATAAATACGTTCATACCACCGGCGGCTGCATTTTCTATCTTGGTAACTGTACCAGTCACTTCTGAAATAACTGCAGCGCCGCTGAACTTAGTACTCATATTAAAGAACGACTTAACAGTATTCAAACCTACTGCATCGCCTGCTGCAGTACCCGCGGTATGCTTGGCGGACAAACCTAACTGAGTAAATGGTTCGGAAATCGCATGGGCACTAACTACACCTACGTTCTCTCCAATATCGGGGAACTTCAGCTTCTCGTTATACCCATAACACATCTGACAAACACCTTCACGTGCCTCACAGGTAGCCGGGCTGCGTACTGTGATCTCCTTGATACCCCGTTTCTTTAACTGTTCATAATAGTTAGCATCAATAAACTTGTTAGTCCTAGCCTCTACACGGTTAATAACATTTACAGTATCATCTATATTTCGAGTAATACCTCTGCGAGTACCACAATCTCTCTGGGATATTACCACATCAAGCACGTTGCCGATCAATTCTTTCGCCAAAGCACCTGCAGGAGCTACAGATAACTTTGCACCTACTGTGCCTTTACGGGTGCCATAACTGGAGATCCAATAGTCAGAAGGACTCAGACCTTCATTGTAAGACTTGTGGATCAGTGATGGGATAAGTTTATTCTTTGGATCTGCTACTACAGTAGGAGATGCAATGATCTGCAATATCTGACCTTTAGAACCTTTGGAACCCGTATAGGCCCATTGCTGGAATGTATTGTCCTTAGCCTCATCGGTAAGCTTCTGAGTGAAAGCCTGTGCCTTTCTAAGGATCTTAGCTTTCTCTGCTTCTTCTTCCTGTGGACTCAGTTTCTTCTTATCTACCTCAGCCAGTTCCTTGTCTATCTTCTTAAAATACGCATCCCGTTTCTTTTTAAGGTCCTTTAAGTTAAAATCGCTGGCTTTATATGATACACCCATTTTATACGCAAACAAAGCACCTAGCTCTTTCAACCCATCAGCTACATCAGTATAGCGTTTAGGTTCTGAACGTCCAATCTGGCTTAACACTCTGCTCATTACCTGCTTGTTCCATACCTCGTTATACTTACGGAGCTGCATAGGTAATAAATCGTTTATCAGTACCAATCCTGCAGTAGTTTTATTGCCTTTATAAATTACCGGGGTATTAGGCTTTATAACGCTCATTCGGATATCCTGGAATACCTGATCTACATCCATTACAGATTTAAACTTGGTATCCTTAGTAAAGTCCTTGACATTATTGCTGGCAACGAATAACCCGAAAACTGATTCCTGCTGAGGCAGCATGTTTGGACCCATAGTTCTTGCAGAAAACAAGTTCTTACTGGGCAGCATTTTCTCCAGCGCTTCTACACGTGCTTCTTCGGTAGCAGGGACATGCAGTTGCATCGTATCATACACCAGGATCCCATTACCGATAAATAGCGGGAACTTAGGTACTGTAAAGTCATAAGTGATTTCCTCTCTGGGAACCTCGATGACCTCTACAACTTCATCCCAGGCATATGGTAATCTAAGATACGGATTAGCCGGATTGCTTTTCTCTACCTCATCCTCTGGCAAAAGCTTTTCATCTTCAGGCAAAAGTCTCTTAGCATCTAATTGTATAATTATTCTAAATCCTTCTATCTTTATACATACACCTATACGTGCAATGACCAGCTTTGCCAGTTCCAGTTCCTCTGTGTCCTTGCATGAATATACATAGGTATTCGGGTCTTCCTGAATAAACATTGCCCAAACCAAAGGGACTAAATAGGAAACCGGGATCTCCATCATATAATCCTTGAATTTATCACATTTCTGTGATATGATATCTGCAGCAGCATCCTGGATAGCACTCATTTCTACCCCGGTATCTACAGAGTAATTCAATTTAGTCATAATGGGGACAAAGGCTCCCTTTGCTTTCTTAGGCTCCAAAGGACTGAAAAAGGTATCTGTGCCTACCGTGGCTAAGGAATGGTCGTCTGTAACTGTTATATGATACCCGTTTTTCGTTTCTATATAGTACATCTGACCATGCTTTGTATGAACACTGCATTCAGTGTAATCTAAAAAGATATTTGAATTTGATTCGGGGTCATAAGTAAGTACAGATCCTACCACTTCCGTCTTGTTACTTTTGGTAGTCATGTATAAGGGCCTCCTAACTTTCACGTTTTTATATTTTTATGTTTTTTGCTTTTTGCTTGATCTTTATTATACCTAAGAGCATTGCATAAAAATTCAAGAATCTGCGGTATAAGTATATTGTAGAGGAATTTAACGCATTCTTCTACCGTAAAAATCGAATCGATTTTTTACGTACACAGTTTTCAGGAGAAAGGAAGTGGATGATTATAATATCTCAACTTCCACTCAGCCAGTTTCCATTGGGCGAGACCCTGACCAGACTGACAATTAAAAATAGCAAAGGACTGGAAAAACGACTTCGGTTAGGCGCTTCCGAATACGTTGCTCAAAGCTTTGTTATTAAAATGAATCAGTTTGATCCTGGTAATACATTCGTATTACAGCCGGAAACTCCTGGGAAAATCATTTTCTCCCAATCACCTGATGGGAATATTATGTTGGACGTCTCCCGACATATAACAATCCCGTTTGTGACCTCAGAACCTACAGGTGATTATCTATATTTCTCTCGAAGAAAATACATAGGTAAAAAAAGGGTTCTAGAACGAGGTTACATCCCACTACAAATAATAGAAAGAAGGAATTTATAATGAGAAACGAATTAGAACGTAGAGTTTATGTTAGCGGACACGAACATCCGTTTATTTTCCAAGCACAACGTGATGCAAATGGTAACTATGTTCCCATTTCTGACGATGTAATTAAAGCCGCTGTAGCTGCAGTAAATCCGAATATTGATACCAATACTCAGATTGCATGGAATTTGACCCGTGATATTAATGGGGAAGAATATTACAAAGCTCAATTCCTGCCGCGTGCACAAAACAAAGGCTGCTAATACCTTGCTCTCGAGTAATAATATTACTCTCTAATAATACTGTCTAAACTGTTAAAAATTTTTACACTATCAATGAAAATTTTTAATCTTTTTTATTACCCTCTCTATTTGTCCTCCTCGTTTAAAGGACTATAAAAAAAACTTAACATGTTAAGCGCCAAGTTTACCTCCCTCTGATTTGATTATAGGATTAAGTTCCAGTAATTGATGTCAGAGGGAGGTATCTTTTTATTACTTTTTCTTTAATTATAAAATAGGAGGTGAATATTATGAGCACAACTTCATCTGAGGAATTCCCCGTGACTGAGTTATGCAATAGTTTAACTAAGCTATCAGAGGTTTTAAATGATGCGGAAATTCAAGATATTCTAACTAACCTGCTTGCTGATAAAGAGTTAAATGAAGTATTCGCATCGCCATTTCCAATGGATTTACTTACAAGTCTAGTTAACTCCATGCCGGAAACTAATAATAGAGCAATTGCTAGTATAACCGACAAGATAAGAACAGTATTTTCCAATATTCCGGCAAGTAAAAAGAAAGGAGTAATAATAGTATGAGTAAATGTGGACATTCTGTTGCACAAATATTCGGAAACATGCTCTGGAAGAAAATACGTGAAAATAAAAGCAACATTTTACAGTCCAGTGAACTAAAAGACATATCTTTCAGGTGGAACTGTCTTACAGATCTAAAACGTTTTCTCCCGGAATATGATATTAATGAAACTACTGTGAAATTAATAATTACTAATACTGGAAATCCACAAAGCTTTAACAGACAGCTATTACCTATGCTTCTCGCTGCTATTTTCCCTACTGCAGCAGTATCAACATCCTCTGTTAAAGATGGAGATTCAATATCAGAGCTGATTATATTACGGTTGCCATCGTATGTTTATGATATCCTAAGACTTCTGTTATATATCGGATATTCTTATGGACATAAAAATACATTATCAGCTTCCAGTGATCTAAATGCATATAATGAACCAAACGTAAAAGAATTTAGTAAACATACACATAACGTTGTTGCACGAGTATTAAATGCAATAGCTATCTTAAATCCAGACCTCTGGAAAGAATTAAATGAGTTCTATCTCGATATCCGTACTACACCATCCCTTGCACAGTTTTATGAAAAAATCTTTCTGACCGGGAATGATAACATTGCTGAATTTGAAACTATGCAGCCCAATATTTATATAAATGTGAATGGTCTTACTACTCCTGGCCCTGGGATGTATGATTTCCTACCCATTGTTGTAAATAATTTAAATATGGTAAAAGAAATGTCTGCAAAAATCCTGTCAGAACTTAAAGCCCCAGTATGGAGTGTTATTACTGCGAATGTCAAAAATGCAGAAACTATAAGGAGAGAACAATATATGCAACAATCTACTGCAACAATCGCTGCATTGGAATCTATTCTTAGATCCAGTGTCGTTGTAACCGACCAAGGAGAAGTTCTACATATCGACTGCGATAATGAACATAATAATCTCCAAATTACTTCACAGAATCCCAATGAAATACCTCGAAACACTACACGGCCAATCGTTACTAAAATGACGATATTAGATACCCGTGGAGAAAGCAAAGAAATCGTGGTTCTTAATGATGAAGTCGTCCAATCCCTGATTATGGCAATCAGAGATACAAACTTCATTAACTCGGGAATCTATCGCGTACCCAATAATACAGCTATTCCTACACCAGTAAACAATCCTGCAAGTAACCCAGCAGATATGCAGCCTACTCCCGACCGGATTGTTATGGGAAATATTATAGGGACACGTAGTCAACGTGGCAACCAAACGTATATCTGGCAAGAATTGGCACCCGGAATAGCAGCATGGGTCCCTGAAAATACTGGCCAGGAAATTAGGGAAAATACAGATGAAGATACGATAGATATGATACCGCGTGATAGAGTCATGGCGGGCCTGATGCCTGATGACGATGATGATGATGACGATGATTATTATGAAGACGCAGATGATACTCCAGTTCCAGTTCCAGCTCCAGCTCCAGAAAGAGTTATGATGGAGACTGATAGTGGATACTTTACTCAAGATGCCTCGGGTAGAATGGTGTTCCATCCCCGCGTCTGAAATCTAACTGCTGGATAAAGGAGGAAACTTTATGGATAATGAATTTACAATCAAAATTAACGGGGCGTCGTCCGTATTGACTTATAAAGATCACCTTGGAACCAATAAAAAGAAAACAGTAAAAACTGAAGAACTGTGCAGGCAACTTGGTTCATTTACACAAACTACAGATGTAATAGTTCCTCATGGCTGCAGACAAATAAAAGAAACCAACGAGTATATGGTACTAGCATTTATTAATCCAGAATTTGTTGGGGATCATCTGTTAAAATGGGGCAGCCGAGAACGTGAAGAGTATGGCGATCCCCCAGACTTTATTGAAAATTTGGGCGACAGTATTAAAAAGTTTTCTGTACCCTATCCTCCAAGTTGCTCTATTGTTGTGGTAGCTAAACAGAAAGATAATCGCTTTAATTTCGTAAACCTCTACCAATATGCACTCGATTCTTATCCATTGGATATGACCAAAGTAAAGTTATATAGATGGCCATTCAGTAATATGTATGAAAATGGAAGATGCTGTATTGGTAATATTGTAAGGTCATATACAACGATCGAAAGTCTTGCTTCTATTCCTACTACTATTTTCCATGGTGTAGGAAATACCGATCTTAGTTCCGTACGTACAAGTAAAGTTGCAGGATATCGAAACGGGTATGAAGTAGTAAAGTCAATCGCAGGAAAAACTTCATTCCCGAAAGAAGTTTTGTATTATTATGCGGATCTTCAAGGTACACTCAGTGCTTTAGCTAATAAAAATATATATTAAATAATAATAACAAAGCAAATAAGGAAGTAATTGAAAGGAAGTGCCTAATATGTCTAATGCAACAAAAATCGAAACCTCTGAACTCCCTGCTGAATCTAAAGCAGGAGTTGTAACTTATGGCGGTACACGGGGCTTTTCTAGAGTAACCCCGCTTGCTCCCCCGGTTACTACCTCTGACCCCAAAACTGACGAGATTGCCAAATCCATAGCAGAACAGGCGGTAAAAGCGTTTATGCAAGCAAATGCCCAGGTTGTAGGTAGCCTGGAAGAAGCTATGGCACTGGAAAATCCTAAGCCAGATGTATATTTTATGACCCGTAAAGGTCTTGCCTGCAGAAAAACCAGAGTACTTAATGGTAATACTTTTACATTCACGGATATCGTTACTGAATGTCCCTTGCTCGATACTTTAACTCCTACGGTAGGATATTCAATTAAAAATAAAATTCCTAAAGAGTTGTTGATTGAAATAATCGGCAGCTTCTATCGAATCGTTAAACGTTCAGGTGATGAAGCTGCAGCCCAGATCTATCGGAAAGATGCTACCGGAGAATACTTCATTTATTATCCGAAACAACGTATTTCCAGTGCTCACGTTGCGTATGATGCTGATGAAAATTTGCTCGAACTAAGAAAAGAAAACCATCTCATTATGGAACTCCATTCCCATAATACCATGGCTGCATTCTGGTCCGGTACTGACGACAATAATGAAACTGAATGTGGACTTTATATGGTAATCGGTACCTTCGGACAAGACAGTGCAACCTATAAATGCAGAGTAAAAGAAGATAAAACTTATATCAACTTCCCTGCATATACAGTATTTGATATGACTCCTGAAGAAGAAATCGAGATCTTCAAGAAAGAAAACTTCTCTGAGGGAAATCCTGAGATCGAAACTAAATTGACTGCCCCTGTAATTGCTCGTAGCGCAAGCTATACCTTTGGTCGTTATTCCGGGGATATCGATTACTCCGAGTATTACAGCGGAAGATATGGCGACCTGTATGGCGATTATGACTGGAGAAGAACTCGCCGGAACACCTCATCTACAGTATCTTCCCGTTCCAACACGGCGTCCTACCTGTCTTCTTTTCGCTGGGATAACTCGTATAGAGACAGCAAAACTAATAAGTATTATTCTATTGATGGTTACATGTGGTCTGCTGCTGGTAGTGGTTGGGTTAAAGATCCTCGGCCATTAGAAGAACAGATAGATGGGTATAAAGCCTATATCTCCGAGATCTATTCTGATGAAAACTTGACCGGAAAAAAGTTCGCAGACAGAAAAAAGCTCGCCGCAAGAAAGCTTCTGGCGTACATAACAGCGAGCGAGAGTGCGGAAAAGGAAGAAAAGATAGAAAGACCAGGAGAAAACATTCCAACAAGTATAGATCCCAAAGACTTTTCTAACACGGAAGAGTTTGAGACTATGCTTAAAACCCATGTGGAATCCCGTGTCTTTATCACTAATGCTATAACTAAAAATATGAATAGACCTGAATACTACGATCTTGAAATTGACGCCAATATACAAGATATCAAAGACGTTGAGTTCTTTGCTGATAGCGCCATTATGTATGAGCTGTTCACCGATAACGAAAAAATCCGCCTTGCTCAATTCTTTGATCTCACTGTTCCCGAATTTGCAAAAGCATTCTGTGCAAACAAAGAATATACAGCAGAAGCTACCAGCGCGTTCTACTCTATTCTTTGTGTACCCAAAGAATGCTGGCCTGCAATGATCAAATATGCAGATGAATCTATGGCATCTCTCGGTTTTACTAAGGAAACAATCAGTGAATTCTTCGAGATCCTGGATTTTGAAAATGTTGACTGGCAATATAATGCATCGGTCTCTATTGACTTAAAATAATAATATGGGAGGTATTATTTAATGTTAGACCTTACTAAACTTTTCCCGGTAGCAATACCTAAGGGGTTTTCCGAAAGCTCTCTGGAACATATACTTAACCATCCGCTTGTCCAGGCAGCTTCTACCCAAGATGTAATATCCCAAATATTTAAAAGTATGGATACTATCCATATTGTTCAAATCGGTGCAGGTGGTACCGGTGGATATGTAGCATCTAATCTTCTTCGACAATTAGGCAGTATGCACCCTCTGCTCCAAGATCGAATCTACTACTGGCTCATGGATGGTGATGAATTTGAAGCCAAAAATATGGGTCGGCAATTATGTACTGAAGATGACCTCGGAGAAAATAAAGCAGAAGTATTGATAAATAAATATGGTGAGTTCTATGGCTGTAATATGGATCATCTCTTTGCTATTCCAGAATATCTCACTGATATATCCCAGCTTATTGCTGCTAATGCTATCCCAAGGTATACCCCGGATCCTACAGCCTATACCAAGCGCGGACTATCTGATCTATGGAGCGGTACGCTATATAACTGTGAATTTACGCCATATGCAAGTAGAGAAAACGCTGATAACTGTAAAAAGATACGTGAAGCCTTGCAGCTTGAAACTGTTATCCCGTGCCATTCATCCACCTATCCAACAATCATCTTTATTGATTGCGTAGATAAAAATGCTCCTAGAAAAATAATCCATGATTATATGCAGCAATATAAAACATGTAAATCCTGTTATCAAAGCAATTCGGTTTTCTGCAACCGACTGAAAAACATACTGCACTTTGACGATTTACCAGCGGCCTTTGCTACATTTGTTAATAATGGAGACGCGTATAAAATTATGAATAGCGAGCTGCGAAGTCTACGTCGGTGTATCGGGTCTAATATCTATCTTATAAGTTCAGGTAACTCTCAATATACTGGCCAGGTATATTGGGGAAGAATATCACAGTTCTTTCCAGATCAACCTGCCGCAACTTATTCCGATATCATGACTCAGGGAGATCCAAAAGAATATTCTCTGGCCAATCTCTTAACTGCTATGGCTAAGTATAATGGTTCCTCAGAGAAAAATACGGGTATGAGGTCTCTGTATGAAAACAACCGGGTACTGGAAATAGTTCCTAATTTAACTGTACGTAAATGGGAATCCATCCCGGATGTAATCACTGAGAATCCTAACTATTTCAAATCACTCTTCATGTCTGTACCAACTCCTTATGAGAGGTTCCCTGAGCTCCTTGATCTCGAGGTGGACAAGGCAGAAGAAGCAATGAGCTGTGCTGAACGTGCTGCCCAAAATGTACAGAATATCACAGCGAATCAAACTGCCGCTACATTGGTAAATAATTATCTGACTTCTATTCTCAGAGGTATGCTGCCAATGAAAGATACTGACAGAACAATCCTTACTACTGCAGGAATTAATTTTAATGTTAATACCAATGTATTCACATCTGAATATTTAACCTCTGATTACCTGCAGTTAAAATAATCCACAGAAGATATGAGAGGCCAGACTACGCTGGCCTCCGTATCCTTTTAAAAGAAGGTGAGTTATTAAGTGGCACCCACAGAAACACCAGATACTTATATTTTTAACCCTCTGAAGTACGCCCAAGTAATAAGTTATTCTAATATATTAAATATGGATAATACGCTCAATGACGAGTTGCCAATATTCCTATCTTGTAATTTTAGTAACCGATCATATATAGGGAAATTGGATTTGGGTAATCCGGTTATTACATCTTTATGCAAGCTGCCACCACTGGGAACCAAAGAAAACACTCATGGATTTATAGAAAAAATTCTCGTTCGGCAAAAATGGGTCAGACAGGGATATGCATTTTTATTCAATGAGGAATATTTAAGACTCAGAGACTCTAAGCGTAATAGTGTTTATGCCATTAATAATTATGGTACACTGGCAGAAATACATGCGCTGCAAGCTGCAATCCCTTTCTTTACGTCTTCAGGATTCTTTCAGTTCAAAGGAACACCTGAACAATATATCATAAGTATGATAGTAAATTATCTTGAAGAACTACTGTTTGATCCCTATGAACAGGAATTTGGACCCTTCTGCAGTAAAGGAATAAAATCCAAAATTGAAGAATTAAGTGCTGAACAATATATATAT